TGCAGCTCTGCGCCGCCAGCCCTGGGATAGAGAAAGGAACCAGAGCATTGTTCTCATACGAGACAGTCTGGCTCACTTGGCAGGTCTTCGATTCTACTGTGATAGTGCCCCTGTAGTAGCCCTGAACTTGGAAGTTCACGGTCTGCAGAGGCTCGCCCTTCTTCAGTGCGCAGGTGCCTAACCCGTGCCAGCGTTTTCCGCAGGCTTGCATTTCTGCAGTCGGGTAGTTGGCCTTAATAGCTGGGATGCTAGGATCTTGCACGAGCTTCGCGCTTGAACAACCAGTGAGGCTGATCATCACGACGACTGTGAGCGCGAATCCTAGCAAGAAATACAAGCTATTGCGGGTGCACCTACAATACACTAGGCCACCTTACCTGCGGCCTCTTTGGCAGCAGCAAGTTTCTCTTCAGCCTCGGACAATTTCTTCTTGAAAACTTTTCCAACTAAGTCCACTGCCCACTTCCACTTGTCGCCAATGAAGGGTGCGGCTTTCAGTCCGTCTAAGAATTCGTGGAAGTAAACTGCCAGAACCCCGGTACTAGCCGCAGCCAGGAAGGCGGCGAAGCTGAAGTCTTTCCCCATTGCCAACCCAAAGGCGGCAATCGACAGCGCGGGCGCTACTAGAATTTTCGCCCAGTCAGGAACTTTGCTCCAAACGAATTGTCGAAGTGCGGTGTTCTTTAGAGTAGAGACGAGGGCCATGAGTAGTGCCGCCAACCCGGCCTGCCATCCGATCTTCTTCCAATCCTCGAATGCCTTGATGAGGGCTTGGAAAATTTCAGGCACGCTAGGTTCCTTCACCTGTTCGGCGGGTGCTACCGCAGCGGCGGGCTGTTCTACAGTCACCACGGGCGCAGCGGCTGCGCTCTCCGGTGCCTTCTCTTGTGCGTAGGCCGTATTCAATCCACTCATTACCACAAACGTGGTAGGTGCCGCCAGGGTGCAAAGCACCAAGGCTAAGCCAGTCAGGAACAATTTACTCTTTCTCATGCGATCCTCCTCTTTCTTGTTTACTTAATCATTTATGGCGCAGCTGTGTCTACTAGCCACCTGAGTCCTTCTTTTCGGAAGTTATCAGCGTAGCATTAGGACCTAATTTAACGATGAGCGTCTTCAGCAGATCGGTATTGTTGCGGATCGTTTCCGCGCCTGTCTTCAGCTGCTTACTGTGACCTTCGACCGTGTCGTACAGGGTGTCCAGTTGGCCCTTTGTACTGGTCAGTTTCTCGCTCACTGCCTGGGCGGTGGCCTTCGTTTCAACTACGAAGCCGCGAATATCCTGCACGTCTTTCCGTACCGCCAGCAGTTCAGTATTCATTTTCCCCTGATGCTCAACCACAGTCTTGTGGAAATCTAGGGATGTACTCTTCATCTCTCCGGCCAACTTCGTTATCTTTTCGGTGTGCTCCAGCGCCTTGCTATCGTGGTCGGTCAACTTCTTCAGCACACCCTCATCTAGCTTGTCCTTGCTATCGATGTAGCGTTTGAGCAAGTACACCGCCAGGCCGAACACAAGCGCGAGACAACCTGACAACGCCCAGAAGGCGAGTTGGTAAGCTGGCGGCAACGTGGTCAATCCTGGCAACATTCAATCTCCTATTTGTTACGCCTCGATGGCGGCCTTCTCGTCTTGGAATTGTTTGATGCGCTCCATGCGCCACACGCCATAGGCTTCAACCGCCGCCAGGCAGGCATCAGCGTAGTCTTCCACTTTCTGGATTGTGTCCAGTGCGGCACCCGCTGCGAAGGAACCGATGGCCTTGTGGGCTTTCAATCCGCTCTCGTGGAACAGTAGTGGTTTCTCTTTCATCAGCTTCCAAGTTTCGTGGTAGGCCTGCGCAGAATCCGACTTGCTGGTTCCGAACAGTGCCGTCATCGCTGCATACACGTCAGCGTTCATGTCGTTGTAACGCTCAGTGATTTCCGTCACCTTCTGTGCTGCCGCCGCTGCCGCTGCTTTAGCCGCCACCTTGTCTTCGTTGACTTCAAACGTGACCGACCTATCCTCTGCCACCACGACATCAACAATGTCTTTGTCGAAGTCATCTGCGACTTCTACCTCTGCCAAAGTTCCAGAGAGCAGTGCTCCCGGATGATTCTCTGGAGAGAACACATCATGGATGTCGCCGATCTGTCCCCCTGTGTACTGCCCTACAAATACTCTTGCTATCTTCATGTGTGTTCTCCTTCTTAATTAAAATTAAAATTCTGCATCCGCTATGGCATGAATGCGATGGAAAGCAGTGTTCGTCGCGCTTTGGTTTGATATCGCAGTTCCTCTCTCCGAGACGTTACCTGCGTGTACCACGGCTCCTGTAAAGTCCCCAGAGTCTCGCCGCCATTGGTTCTGGTTCCCTTGTGGGGCGAACAAACTAACTGAAGGGATTGCGCGCATAACAACGGCGAAGCTCCACTCGGCCAGCATATCGTTGTTTGATGTGGTTCCCGCGATTATCCTTGCAGTTAGTTCGCCTCTTCCGTTGCCGATGTTCGTGCCATAGATGTCATCCATGAAATAAGTTTTTTGGAAGTACCGCTGGCAGAGCGCAAGCTCCTCAGTGAGAGAAGAGGTTCGGCGATAGTAGTTGTTTCGCAGGGGATAAACCTTGCCAGCGAAGACCGATAGGTTCGTCAGCCGCGTAGTCAATCCGTTTGTGTACAGGTTAACGATCCCGCTTGAAGGCGTGGAAATATCTCCAGCGAGCCACGTGTTTAGTGATGCCGTTTGAAACGTGGAACCTGAGTGCTCAATGTAGAATCCAAAATGATAAGGGGTGCCCGCCGCCTCCAGAGGAACCTGGATCACTATCTGCTCCCACACGTTGGGCGTCGTGTAGGCGAAGGTGCTCACATAAGAACGGTTGGAGGTAAAGTTGTAGCCGCGCCATGGGTAGTTCCCTGCGGTTGTTGCGAAGAACTCAAACGCTATCGTCAGATAGCCAAGCTGAATCGCCTCTCTCATGTCGACATCTTCTACTGTGTAGCGGTAAGCGAACCAGCGGTCGGCGGCTGCCGGAGATGCGACAGTCGTGGTGCAATTCGTTTGGCAAGAATAAGCAGGAGGCGTTCCCACGAGTGCGGCAGGCGGTACGCTAGTCGAGCGTTGTGCCGAGAAGTTCTTCGCAGTTGGTCCCGCCGTTAGCTGCACTATGCGATCAGCTGAGAAGAATGCTCCCGAAGCTGCCGTGAAGTTATTTGCGGCACCAACGATTCGTTGCCAGAAATCCATGGCACCATTGACTGCAAGGTTTGTTGGTCGTGCTCCCGAAGGGCTTAGTATTTGTGTTCTCATCGTCTCTCCTTATAGTTCTGCATCGGCTGCCCAGTGCCACATTAGTTGGAAGCTTGGCCCCGTTGCCGTAATTGCGCCGCCGCTTAGGTTTCTCACCATGAAGTTATTTTCAGAGATCGACAAAGGCTGTGCAGTAGTCGCGGCCAAGTCCACGCCCGCATTAAAGTTGTGTGATCTGTCTGCTACGCCAAGCACAGACCAGACGTTCACAACGGGCACAGCTCTCTTCCTAGTTCTGAACCTGCCGCCCTGCCACCGACCATCATTGTTGATTGTAAGGCCGCCCATGATACTGAAGAACTCTGCGCCGCCGTTTGCGCTGCCGCCTAAGTTCGTACCTGGAACGACATCGATGTCGTAACTCTTCTCGTAGTAGCGTTGGCAAAGTCTCAACTCGTCGGCGTAGTTTCTGCCCGCCGGAGTGAACTCAGTCTCGACTTCGCCTTCCACCAATTGGATCTGCGCAATTCTCCAAGTAGCGGCTGCGGTATCGAACAAATTAAGATTGCCGGTGAAGTGATATTTAGCGAAGGGAGTCGGCGCACTGATCCACTGGTTGGCGGTCCCTGTGGCGTATTGATTTGTAAGAGATGTTGCCAGCGACCAGGACACATTCAAGCCGTAGCCGTTGCCGACGCCCCACGTTCCAGATGTATCCATCAAGATCGTGATTACTTTCTTCTCCCAAGTGTTCGCCGCATTGATCGTGTAAGTGGCGACATAGGAAACAAAGCCAGGGCCGCCTGTGCCGTTGCCGTTATTGAAGGCCACACTCTGAGTTCCGGTCTTGCTGCACTTAACCCAGAATGAGAGCGTCACTTTCTTGCCCAGCAGTCTCTGAAGATTGAAGCCCTCGATGACGTGGGAATAGAAGGCCCGCTCATCTCCTGCTAGGGAGGCATCAGCGGTGCCCACAGTTATCAGGTCACTATACGAACTGCGGTAACCAGATTCGGCGACCGAGGGAACATCAGTTGATCGTGTGCGGGTGAAAGTTCCGGCACTAGTTACGTTTTGAAAAAGAAAACGATCAGCCAGAAACCCACTCACTGTGCCTGAGACACCCCTCTGCCAGAAATCCATTCCGCCATTGATGATGTAGTTCTTTTCTAATCTATCTATTCTAGGTGCGCCCATTCAATTCTCCTTTATAAATCCACTAGCTGAGTGTTAGACAAACCAACCGTTGGCACCCTACAACTGAAACGCCAGTGATCGTTCGTTGTCCAAGTGAAGGGTACTGTAGGGGAAACAAAGGACACGTTGTTCTGCTGAAGCCAAGACAACACCAAACCATTTGACGACCAGTCGTATGCGCCCATCGGCCAGTTCGTGTTGGCCGATGAATCGTAAAGCTGTCCTTCTAGCTCATAAGCTTCTTCTGAAACCAAATTGTTTCTTGCGCCAATCGGATTAAAAATTGGACTACTGCCGCCCAGAGAAGTGGTTGAGCCAAACGATAGCTTGTTCTTGTAGAGGAAGCACTGGCCCGCTCTTGCGTAGACGCCAGCATTGGTTCCGTTGCCGAGAACAAATAAGTTACCATTGGCGATGGAGTTGTACGCAGGAACATAAGTCATGTAGTCGGTTGCTGGCGGCCCGATGATATTACAGAAGGCACCGAAGGCCGGTGTGCCGTTTGAATAAAATGCGCCAACCAGAGTCCATGTTGTGAACCCAGCAGGACCCACGCTGTTCACATTGGCTGAGATCCGCAGTGCGGCTGTGCCCCCACTCGCCACAAGGTAAACCATGTAGAGGGTAGTCGCGACGAGAGTCACATCACTTGAGATCACCCGCGAGACGCCCGCACCGTTCTGAAATGTGGCTGTGATCGTGCCGCCCGAGTGAGACATCACTGGTAAAACAAACTTTGGATTCTTAAGTGCGCCCATTCATATCCCCCTTAGACCTGTATCTCAGTTACTTTAACTGAGCTGATGTAACTGTTGCCCATGTTGAACTGTGCGCCAGTGTGGTTGAAGTGTCGGTTCAGACTCCAAGCCTGAGCTGCTACGTTATCCCACCCGCCGCGAACCTGAAGATTGACGGATAACCCACTCGTTAAAACCAAAGTTCGCATCTGAATGTGAGCTTCATTGACCGAAGCGTTGGCCGTGCCCGCAGTATGTGGGTGCCCATCATTGCCTACGGCAACCGCATTCGCCCCACCGTCAACAAAGAGTGCTGCATGGAATTCATCGGCCCAGTTGGTATCCTCAGAGGCATTTATTTCTAGTTCCACGAGCAGCTTATTTTCAGCCCGAGTCTTCGTGAAGTTGATATTAAAAATCTGTGCGCCCTCTGTGATTTGAGGGACGGTGTTATCCATTGGGATGATCGGAGATGCGGCTGCAAATGATACTGGCCCCTTGATCTCATATAGTTCGGTTTTTCTAACAACGCCCGGAGCATACAAAGCCGTGAGTAGATCACCAAAAGTCTTGCGCTCAATCTCACTCGTGCTCGCTGTCAGGTATCGAGTTAGGTCATTGTCGCCATGGAATCCAGCGGACGCATCTTCGGCCAGTTTAGTGACGATAGTTCCTAGTCGATCAAGGGCACTGAACACTTTCACATCAGCACTGGCTAGAGCAAGGCCGCCCTCGAAGATCATGAAGCCATCGGCTGCAATCGGATTGTTGAGTCTGATCGCTGTCGAGTATCCAGATCCTGTAGGGTCGTACTCCTCGTAGTTACCATCGGCCAAAGGGGCTGCTGTCACGTTGCCCACGTTGCGAAGAAGTCTTGAGAGGCCATTCAGATTTACTTTTACATCACCCACTTGCTGAGTCGGGTTGTCGTTTACTTTGTACTCGAAGCCCACGTTCACAATCGTTTGACCGGCTGTGACCGCGACTGTTTTCTTGTAGTCCTTCACATCGCCAACCAAGATGTTTGCAACCGGCAGATTGAACCGGCCCACAAATATCTCTCCGGGGAGGGGGCTGTAGCCGTTGATGAAGGCAAGGGTTGAGTTCGAGGTGACAACAAAGTCCACCCCTTCAAATAACTCTGCACCCGTTGAACTCTTGACGATCAGGTTTGCAGAAGTCGACATGAGGTTTGCGGCTGCAATGTCTGAGCTACTTGGATTGCTCCATGTGCTGATCTCACTCGGCATCGTGAGCGAGAGAAGATTGAGTGCTGTCTCACCGCCTACGAACTTGTGGGCGAACCTCAGAGTCTTTGCGTTCACGTTCAGCGAACGAGACTTGTTGTTCGTATCCTCGCCGCCTATTGAAATGTCTTCGCTACCTGTAATCATTTAAGTCTCCCTTACAAATCTTTGAATGGCGTGTTCGTAAATCCCTCGATTGGGATGCGCGCATCGACCGAGTACGGGTTGTTGCCGGGGATGTTCCCGTTTACCACCTGTAATTTGCCGCTGAAAGCAGCTCCAGAAAATGTTGGGTACATAACGGTTGGAGTCGTTGTCTGGACTGTTAGCCCTCCATCACTTGCGGATACTGCTTGAAAGGCGTGTTGCCCAAGACAAACTGGCGAGGCGGACGGCAGTCTCGATGATACCGACAAGTTTGTCGGCAGCGAGATTGAGCAAACCGCTGCGACGCCAGCGGATTTAACATACCTGCCGAGAAAAATTGCAAATTCCCCATCAAGATTCCAATTAAAAAAATCAACCGTAACAGTCATGTTGGTGAATACTGGGGTGTAGTCGATCACTGAGTTACCAAGGAATCGCGGCTTCCCAAAGACATCAACAAAAGCCCCCCATGCCGAGGAGTTGTTTGAATAGAATGCCCCGATAATTTCTGAAGTTGGATTTGCAAGTTTGTAAACGCTTGGGGCACTTGCAGAGATCCTCAATACAACTGTACCACCCGAGACAAGTGCGTAGACGAAGTATCGAGTGCCTGCCGCCATCGTCACATCGGCAGAGATCGTTCTGCTGATGGCGCTGAAGTCGTACTGCTGCCCTCTGATCGTGTAGCGATTGACCAGCGAGAGCGCGGGCAAGCTAAGTGTGATCACTCCTGCCGAGTGGGAGAGTGATCCTATTCTATCTGGTCCTCTAAAAAATCCCATAGTCTCTCCTTATAGTTCCGCGTCCATAGTTATGTGACCAGCGGCATACCGCGCCTGATTCATAGAACTGGTGTTGATGGCCCAGAGATTTTTCAAGCCAATAGATTGGATTCCAATCGTTATGTCTGCGCCCCCAGTATCCCGCCAAGTATTCAACGCCCCAGTGCTGCTGTTATAAATAGTACAAGCAGGTGCTACCCGCATTTCTTCATAATAAGTGTGATTTATGTTCGCGGTCTGTGCCCCAGTTACTACGGCATAGCCAGTGACAACCCCATCATTCGCGCCCGCACTGCCCGGAACGCCATCTGGCCGATATGTTTTTTGATAGTACCGCTGACAGAGCTGAAGCTCGTCTTCTATGGTCACTCCCCGCCGTCTGAAGGGGGCGATACTTGATCCCTCATTTAGCATAACTTCAGCAAGCCAAGTGTCTGCGGCACCCGAGAACGCAACACTTTGAATTTGGATATCAAGACGGAGTCCGTTTTCACAGTTTGCGTTAAGGGGGATATTTTCAAACTTATAGTAAGTCATCGTACCGTTTGGTAGGGCCGCATTTGCTGTGTAGAACTCTGTGCTCGACGCCCAGTTATCAAAGGCAGTTGGATAAGACAATCCAACTCGAACTCTCTCTGGCCCTGACCCCTGTAACCAAAACCCAAAGCTAACCGATTTACTCGTTCTAGCCAATTCTCGAACAATGCTTGCCTCAATCCTTTGACGGTGAATCAATTCGCCGCCTACAGAAAAAGTACCACTTGCAGAACACTGTCTTTGTGACGTGTTTGGTCCTACAAAATTGTTAGCAGTTCTTTGACAGGTTGGACTTGTCACTGAAGAAAACCCGTGAAGCCAGCGGTCAAGGGTCAGATAGTTCCCGCCCGTAGACGTTAGGGCTGAGTTACCTGACGGGCGTCTTTGAGCAAAGTCAAAGCCACCATTGATGAGTAGGTTTTTTCGTTCAAACTGTCCGATTGTATTTACTGGTGATCCCATTCATCTCTCCTTATGGTACCGACTCGATTACAATGTTGTCTGAGTTATCGAGTCTCAGCATTCTCAAAACACCGTCAGGTCTCTTGAGCAAAATCCCCTTACCCGCGACACTTAAATCGTATTGAGGATCAGTCGATCCCAAAGCGTTTGCAGCCAAGATCGCAAGAGCCCGATCATTACCTTGCCCAAAACCCATTCTCTGATCGAACACGACGTTCTTCACGTCTCCAGGGAACAAGAAAGTTCCACTCGGGAAGATCACGTCACGTCCGTTTACTTGGAAGTCACCGTGAATCAGTGTTTGACCTGTGAACCCATTGATTACTCTTAAAGTCGTCGGGTCTGGAATAAATGTTGTGACTTGGAACGTGGTCTGATCGTTGTTACCCGTGACCAAGAATCTTTGGAACTCAGGGAGTGGTGTATCTTTGGTGAAGGCTCCCGTCTCTGAGAACAGAACTCCCAAACCATTGAGCGCCACACTTGCCGTTGCAGAGGTGATGCGCACGCGCAGGTCGTATGCGAATCCATTGAGTTGGAAGGTAGCGTCCTCGCCTGCAACGGCTGACCATGTGGTGCCGTCGTAGATGTTGAGGGTGCCCGCTGCGTAGCTTGGCGATGATGTGTCTGTGCGCCAGCGTAACTCATCCACGCCCGCCGAGAATCCCGTCGTGCGGTAGTAGTCAGTCGGCACCAGTACCAACCAGTAGGTTCCAGCAGGCAGTCGCGCCGACAAAGACACAGGCACGACGTTATCGCCAGCGGTTAAGCCGCCGATGCTGATAGGGCTTGCTTCTGCCAGGATGTCCGCCGCCAGCACACTAGGAACTCCGGCACTGTCTTTCACCAAGCGAACCAAGAGATCCCCTGTAGGGGTTCCTAGTTTGTTCAGGTACACGTTGCCAGTTATGGTCTTGTGCTTCAGTCCTGCGCCTACAACGATGGGCATGGCTTGCAGCTGTTGTGTGGTGGCATTGAATGTTTTAGTTGAATCTGCGTTGGCTACCGCGTTCTCGTGGAGTGCGGCCGTCGCAGGATTGAACGCAAGGATTTCTCCGATGTACTTCTTGGAAGCCGCGATCTGGTTCATCACAATGGTTTCCCATGTGGTGCCGCCGTTCAAGCTCATCTCATAGACGGCGATAGGGTCTGGAGTATTCCACAACACGTGGAGTTCCGCGCCCGCAGCCTCTACGTCGGAGGCCTTGAACTGCGTGCCTAATAGATTTTTCGTCACCAGTACGTTGCCAATGGTGGCCAGATCGTACTCAGTGTTGGCGATATCATAGGCGCCTGTCGACGATGGATCGACCAGCGTAGATTCCTGCTGTGAAAATATATTAGGTGTGAGCCATTTCCAGAACGAGTCGCGCAGTCTGGCTTTCAGGTCTTCTAGGAAGCTGTTTGCATCCCCGGTTCCCTCGCCAGATCCACCGCCGCCCGTGCCTTGTTGGGTGATGTCGTCTTGGAGAATGTCGGCGATAGAGCCAGTGTCCTCTTGGACCACTACTTGGCCTACCTTAGTTCCCGAAGCGAATGGAGCACGTGCCGCCAGCAGTTTACTCGCGCCATCACTGGCACCTGCCAACACGATAAGCTGCCCATTGATTGTATTGTTCACGTTCGCAGTGGACGGCAAGAGTGTGATGGAGAACCATCGGAATAGTCCTGCCCCTGGAACGATTGGCGTGAAGTCGTTAAGCCCGCCGTTGAAAGGCGTGGTGCCATCTGGCTCAAAGATTTCCCCAGTAGAGAAATCAATCACGGCGCCGTCAAACTTAAGGATCAAATTCTTGATCTGCTGTTCGAGTACGGTGCCCGTGCTGAGCGTGACCGATGAACCACTGAGTACCACGCGATTCTTGTCAGACGGATGTTCTTTAAGGCGTAGCTGCTGGAAGTGTTTATCGAAAGTCTCCAGCGCCTTCTGTACTTCGATGTCGTCAGGGCTTAAGGCGCCAAGGAAATTCGTGAGCACAGTCTGGATAGACGAAGCAGGGTGGGCATTGGCCGCGTTACGTGCTGACAAAAGGTTGTGGGCGCTAGGCGTGTAGGCACCAAGGCTTACATCTGTTGCCTTCCGCAGATCGCGAACATCTGCCAGGAAAGATTTGTTCGTGTTGGCGAATGTGGCATCGGTCTTGAAAATGAGTCGGTACAGGACCTTCATTTCCAGCGATGGCAAGTTTCCAAACGAGAGAGATTCATAAAGGTTATTAGCCAAGGCATCGTTCAACACAGAGTCGAAACGCTGGCCCATGATGGCGATGATCGGGTGCCGGATATCATTCGTGGCAAACAACCACACAGCCACGTAGTCGCCGTCGGCTGGCGCATCCACTAGCGTCCACGGTCCCGCCGGGTCGTTGTATTGCAAGCGGGCCGCACCCAGGTGGGCCGGATAAACTGTGGCGGCAAACTTCCGCCAGTCACCACTAGCACCATCGCGGTACAGGATTGGAACTTCTGCGATTGGATCAAGGATCTGTTCAAAAATATCTGAAGGTGCCGGATCATCTGTAGGCGTGATCGAAATATCTTCGTCGTAGAGCAAGCCATCGCCGACCGCGATCTGCGAATCAGAGTTGGCTGCGCCTGCGCCCGGCGTGTAGGTAACGCCCAAGCCGTTAACCCATCGCATACCCACTGTGTTGTGCAGGTACTCGTGAGTCTTTCCATCCATGGTGAGCGCGTGGCGTTCTTCCGAGAGGAAGATGGCCTCGTTGTTCACAGCATCCCAGTAGATGGTGGCGACAAAAGTGTAGAGCTTGATGATGTCGTCGCTGAAGGTTTGCGTGGACTGAAGAGTTACGCCATCGAAGTAGATGTAGTGCACGCCCTCTGTGTCAGGGATGACCACAGTCTGTGCGGCCTCAACCTTGAACACGCGCCCCTTCTGGAAATAATAGAACTCAGTGGCAGGCGCCTTGGGTTGAATAGAGAAAGTGCGTGTGCCGTCCACGAAAGAGATTTCTGAATCCGTGCGGTTCGGGAAACCCGTAGGCTCACTCATCACTTCAGTCAGATTGTAGGGCTTCCATCCAACAGCACTGGTGTACTGCCAAATGTTTCGCATGAACTCGTTGGCGGAATCTTGCACGCCCACCAAGCTCATGTTGCCCGGAACTGCGACACCACCGAAGACCGGCATCTGCACCCACACAACGGAAACCCCGATGTTGGTAGCCTTGTAGACTTTGTTCAGTGCAGGGTTGGCGAAGAGAACCAGTTGGTTATTGGAAATCGTTTGACCATCAATGGTAACCGTGGCGCCCGTAGGCAACACAGTCTGCAGAAGGTCGATTGCTTTCACCTTCACAACTACGTCGTTGCGAAGTTCTAATTTCTTAATTGCTTTAGTTAAGCTGTCGCCGTCCGTGAGGTGGATGTTCTCCACTGCGGAGCCTGTGGCGTTCTTGTAGTCCGGGTCAGCGTCGCTCTCATTGGCGGCGCCCATGTAGGCGAGGATGTCTTCAGTGATTCCATCAATGCGGCCCGTGGTTGTAGAGGCAGCATCCCCTTGAAGTTCAAGTACGCCATCGCGGAAATAGATCTCATTCCCTTTTCGCGTAGCCACTGGGTAGCTAGTAGGATCATCCGGCATTGTCCCCGCAGGAACCTTGACGATGGCTTTCACGCCGCCCACGTTGTCGGTCACGATGTAGAGAACATCTCCATCAGCGATGCTGGCTTGCGAGCCTGCCGTGATTTGGAAAGTGTAGGGACGGTTGGGCAGGATAACTACGAACTGTGCACTCCACGCCAGAGTCTGCGTGGTTAGATCCCACGAGATGTTTCCGCCGCCCGTGAGGAAGCTGAACAACTGATCCATCACAGGTGTGACGGCACCGGCTCCGAAGAGTAGGTTCACGTCTCCCGCATCAAAGACAGTGGGCTGAATGCCTGCGCCTGCACCAGTGACGGTGCCTAGGTAGATATAGTTTGGATCAGCATCTAAGTTTGTATTTCGTTTTACAGTGGGGCCTAGGAGAACGACTTCGTAGTCGGCAGGGTTAGTGCTGACCAGGCCAGCGGTTTGGCCGAAGATGTGAGTCGTGTCTACTTTATTAAGGCCGCCCGAGAAATAGACCACGCCTTCATAGAATGCGTCGGCTTGGCCGATTGGTTTCTTAAGCCACGCGCGAACCTTGCGGCCCGCGTTTGAAACTCCGGCCTCTGTGACCGAAGTAAGAACAAGTGTGACTGTGCTGCCGTTGTCGATCACTGAGGTAGGGTCAGCCTTTTCGCCGATGCCCTCCTCAAAGAATGTGTATTCAATTGCGCCCGTGCGCACGTTCACTTCTGTGCCAGACGGAATGTCTTGGTAGCGAAGCCCAATGTGATAAGGGATGGCTGCCGCGTTCTCAAACTTGCAGACCGCGTACAGTGGATCAAGGTCGAGCAAGTGACCTACGCCATCGCTGGCCTTCATCGGTGTGCCTACAGTGAACTCGTCAGGACCTGAGCCGCCGACGCCGCCTCCGAAGAACACGCCCTCATCTGGGTAGAGCGTAGATAGAATGTCGCGTGACTGGGTTAGTAGGTACTCTAAGAAGTTGTCCACGAATTGATCGCGCGGAAGAAACTTCTTCAGGAATATATTGACCTTTTTATCGTTGGTACTCATCTATTGCTCCTTCACCCAATTGTCGCAGCGGTTTCCCGTTGACTTGTGATGAAAGCTTTGGCGGCCTTCACTACATCGTAACCATCGGTAACCCCGAAGTAAATCATTCATTCTTAAATCACCTGATTCGGCACTATGGTCTCGACAGTCACCGGCATCAAGAACATCTCAATGTCGTCAACTACAGAGACCGTACCGACCGAACTCGCAAACCCAAACGTACCTTTGTTAAACGTGGAATCCATGACACTGTGTATCGCGTTTGAATCCAAGAAAGTCTTTATCATCGTCACGTCCCCTATGTCGTTGTAGTCAACGATCACAGTGAAAACGTAGAACGCGCCCAGCACTACATCGCGCACAACTGGACCGGCCAGTAGCGTAGGCACCCCACTCACGACTTTGTAGAGTGAGAGTTCCTGCGTGGCGTAGTTGATTCTAAACTCATAATAATTAGAGGCATCCTGTGCCAGCAATCTGACAGAGAACTGTGTCCCGCTCTCCACTTGCACGCGAGACTGCAACACGTAGTCGCGGAAATCCAAAGCCCCATTCGCATCACTCACTTCTACAGAGCCGCCCGGCATACGAAGCGTGTTGTCTTGTACGAAAGCGCCAGGGGAAACCGTGACCAGCTCCCCTTTTCCGAAACGGAAATCCTCGAACACGCGCACGTAGATAATGCGCAGGCGTTCCGAAACCGGACGCATTAGGTTCAAGATTCTTTTCACCAGTGTGTGGTTCAGCGTTCCGTCATCCACCACGCGAACGTCAGTGAAGAATTCATCCAGCTGTTCCTCTTGGTACTCAATAAAACTATTAGGCGGCACCGGGATTGTTCCACCCGTTATCACGTACTGCGCACTTCGGCTAACGCGCAGATTGTCCATGTCCCCTTGGAAGTTATCCACCACTGGGAGCGAGGCGCCGATGTACGTGATGCCTGCGTTGGTCAGCGAACCCAGTGCACCCAGCACTGCGCCTGCCGTAGCCTCGGTTCCGTTCAAGTACAGGCGCGCCGTTGGCGTACCCGTGCGGCGAACGATAAGGGCTACGTGCCGCCAGCTGTTGTCGTCGAGGTCTGCCACTGCGGCCAGGGTTTCTGTCACAGTGTTGGCGCCATCGTTCAGAGTGTAAGTAATAGTGTTCGCCGTACTGTTGTAGCGTAGCTCCACTTCGATGCCGCCCGCAGCTTTGCGGTAGAGCACGGCGTCCTGGGCTATGCCTGTGCGGAACCAACCCTCAATCGTGAGGCTGTCCGTTCCGAAGTCGTAGGCCGACACGTGCGGCAAGGAAAGAAATCCACCATGCAGTTTCAAATAGTGCGCGCTGCCCGAAGTCGGTCCTTGTGCAAAGAACGAGGCAGCCCCGTGCAGGGTGACGTTGTTGTTATTTATAATACTGCGGTCGCGCAACACGTTCTCAAACGGGAGTAGCAGGACCACGTTCCCCGCAGGCGTGCTGCCATAGACGCCAACCTTTGAAATGATCCAGCTATCTTCGCCCAGCTGTTCTTCGCCGAAAGATTTCTCGCCCACGATCATCCGATAGTCAAACCAGTTGAACACGCGGGCGTTCTTCCCTGTGAAGAGGCGCACGATGTTGACGTAGCCAATCTCTAAGCCCTTCTGTTTCCAGAGAGCCACGGCGAGGCTGATAAGTTTTCGCAAGTCTTGATCGTTGATGTCGCGGGTGATGTTGTCCAGTTCCTTGGTCAGGCCCACGATGTCTTTCAGAAGGCGCGGCTGCGGAGTCTTCTCCGGGTCGTACAGTTCTGTCAGGCGGCGGATCTTATCGAAGGCCGCCTCGAACTCCCGCTGCATTCCGAACATATAGCGTTCGACGAACTGGTTCCCGTCCTTCTGATCGGCCTCGCGAATAGGGCGATGAATGAAACGGTACAGATCGTGTTGAAACTCTGGTCTTACTTTAGCCATTCACCCCTCCCCTTCCTTAGATAATTGTTACAGTGATAACTCCGGCCAGTGGTAACTCTCTCGCTTGCAGCTGCACGTTGGCCACGGGCACTGTGAGAATAACCTTCTTAATGTTTGTCGGATCTACGTCGTGGATCGCGGCCACGATGATTGATAGCGGAACCTCGGCGCCGAAATTCCAGCGCGGCGTAACTCCGTCGTCGAACGTGGCACTAGGATTAAGCAGGGCGCGGATCGCATTCTTGATCGGCTCCTCTTGTCCGCCTGTCACTGTAGCCGACACGTCGATAATTTTTGGCGTGTAGTTCACAGTCGTAACTTCGTGGTTCGTCACCAGTACGCCGTCGATGCCTTTAGGTTTGTTGCCATTGAAGTAGTCGTCGAGTTCTTCTCTCTGAGTTTGATTGAGCAATGCACCTGCGCCTCCAACCACGACTAGCTCTACAGTCTTTACTCCGTAGGTTTCCTCGATGGCCAGTGCGCGGAACACTGGCTGGCTGCCAGTGGTAGGACTGATGAAACGCTTGGCTAGGGTTTCAATGTCTGGCGAAGTGATGGCGCGGCCCAGGGTTCTGAGTGATGCCGGGCCTTCAATCTTCACTGCCGCCAAGCTGTCCTCTGTACTGCCTTCCTTCGGTGCCCAACCAGTGGCGCCCCTAGGATTGAACACGCGGTCCACGAAAGAGATACCTGCGCGGTTGACCGTGATGGTCTGCGCTCCCACGTTTCCATCTACGTCTGCGCCTATGCGGTACGTGGCGCGAATGTTATCGACGCCCGGAGGTGGGATCTTTCCGCTGATGCCGTCACCGAACTTAACAGTGACTTCATCGTCTGCCGTGATCTCCACAGTGTAGGCCTTCTGCGCACTGTCGGAGTTAAGGAAGTTTTCCACGCGGGTGTACTCGGTGAAACCCGAGCCTTCATCGACTTCGATAGTGAGCGTGCCATCCACCATGGGCTTGTGTGTGAGAACAAATTCCTGGCTAGGGCTGCCGTTAGATGAACCCAAAGGTTCTTCCACAACCGTCTCCCCTTGCACCACTTGGAACAAGAGGTACTGCTTGCCTTCATCAATGCGGAACTGGTCGATCACTGGTGTGCCGCCAACCCCGATGAAGTCGTGCGGGTGCCCGGCTTCCGATAGGCCGAAGAGTTCAAAGGTAGCGTCTTGTCCCACTGGCGCCAGGAAGCGAACCAGGGAATCTTTTCCAAGGGCGGCGTTGGGTGCAGTCAGTTTCAGTTGTCCGCTGACCACTGTGCACGCGCCCGCCAGCGATGGATCAAGTCCGTTGAGTGCAGTGTTTATGATGGCGGCTATGCCTGCCGGAGTGTAGACACCTGGAGTTGCACCAAGGTTTCCCGTGGCGTCGAACTCTAGGGAACCCAGCGCATCGAATTCAAGTTTCAGTTTGTAGTTGGAAGAATCTAGGCCGACCGAGTTGAAGCCTGTGCCCAGCACGAAGGCGGCTGTCTTAGTGTAGCCCTGCACGCGGAAGCGTAGCCAGAAAGCCGACTGTCCATTAATCTCAGTCTTCTGCCAGTTCTTCTTCAGTGTCTGCGGAACCTCGAACGTGATGTCGCCATTCTTAGAGAACGCACCTTCATCGTAGCTGCCGTCCACTTCTTCCAGCGGCGACCACACAGTACCGACGATGTAGTCCGTCTCTGTGAGTGAGGGTGCAATCTGTCCCAGTAGGCCCGTGGTCTTCACCTTGTTCACGCCCGCATCGAAGTAGGATACTGCTTCCTCGCTCGTACTGGTGAGCGCGTAGGCTACGCGAACCACTGTGCCTGTGCGATCCACGGTTCCCAGTAGCGTAGTCAGATCAATCTCTAGCGAGCCGCCCAGATTGGTAACCAAGTCCGGGTTCGCGTCTTCGTTGTTTCCGTCGTAGTATTCCCAGACACCAGAGATGCCTGTCTTGAAAGCCTGGTTCCGCACGTAGCGGATCATGTCCCACATAACAGAGTCGTGGCCCAAGTAAACCGAGTCACCCTTCTCAGGCTCGGCGCCATTGAATGTGAAGGTGAGACCTGCTGTGAAAGCTTCCCCGCTGCGATCACTTGAGAAGTTAGAAGTAGATAGGCGGGCGGCACCATTGTTTATGTTGGTAGGGTCGTTCACGCGGATCGTGTTGCCGTCCACGACTTCGCTTATGATCGCGTAGTTGTTGCCCTGGATGATGATGTCGTTCTCCTTCGGCACCAGAGACGACACGTAATCAAAAATGTTTCCCGATTTGTTGGATAGAGTGATGAGCACAGTAGGGTTTGCGTACACCTTCTGTAGTCGGTCGGTCGGCGTGACAGAGTTATCCTGCACGGCCTCGAAAATAATTTGCTCTAGCGCCTCAGTGTCCTCGGTTCCGAACTGCGAGTTGCGCGGCACTATGAGTGTGAGTGTGGTGAACAGAGAAGAGAATTCCATCACAAGTTCTGTCGTGCTGGGTGTGGCCTGCAATAATTTGAAGTCGATAAGTTTCAGCTGCGAACGCACCGACTCTAGGAGCCGCGCGGTGGGTAGCAAGGTTTCATTCGCCACTACATCTAGGCGCGTGTTCATTAAGTGATGGGCCAGTGCCCATGCGCGCTTCAGCTGTTCAAACGGTTCCTCGTCCGACTCGTCGGTGATCTCAGGAACATTCAGTCGCGTGTAGTTCGTGAGGTCGCGATAGATCTCGAAATAGTAAAAGCCGCTGTATTCAAACTGCGGTATGCTTGTAAGTTCTACTGCCATCGCTCACTCCTTTAAGGTAACTGCAACACAAAGTCTTTCGGCTCGCTCGTCTCAGTGTTGATGTAGGAGAACTGAATCTCCAGCTCACCCTCATTCTGCTGAAGCAGCTGAATCGTCGTACCTGGTTGCAGCATTAGACGGTCACTAAACTTCGCGAGAATCTTCCGCACCGTCTGGCGGATAACCCCTGCCGTGCCCGCATCATTGATGGAGAAAATAAAATTCTCCGGGATGCCAAGCTGTTGAAACGCATTATCATCGTCGCCCGGACTGAGTGCAGAACGCAGAACTTTAGCCAGCTGTTCATCGTCTGATTCCTTCGCTGCCTTTCCGTCCCGGCCTACCCCTACGGGTATGCGTAGTCCTGTTGCCATTCAATCCCTCACAATTCTTTCACCAGCCGCGCCAGCTTATCTACCAGAAACCCGGTAGCATTCGCCGCCAGCTGGACCGTGTTTCCGCCAAAGCCCACGATGGTCGTTGACAGAATCGGTGTTGCTGTATCGTCCAATACCTTTACGCTATCGCTTATAGCCAGCCCCGTCACGTCTGTTAGTTTGACGAACGGCGTGCCATCTGCATCTTCAGTTAGTTTCTTCACCAGAATCTTCGCGTCGTACTCAGCCTTCTGGTTGGTCGCGGTCAGAATCTTCTGGTCAAGAAACTTAAAGATCAAATCAAACCCGTAGAATGCGAACAGCGAACCTCCGGCCTTGCTGGCGCGAATGTCCACCCACTTAAATAGGGACAAGTAATGCCCGGCCCCTGCGAATGTTCCGTCAGGGTTCTGCGTCACACTGCCCAGGGCAGTAGTGATTTCCGTCACGCGGGCCGGAACTTCTGTAGTGCGATCGGCAACCTTGGTCTGTAACGGATTGAGTACAGTGTCGCCATACCTGCCCACGCCTGCGCCCGTACCCGGTGCCGCCTGCCAAGTATCGACGGCAGACTTGGCGGCGTTCACTTTCGTCTTTTCGGAATCGCGCTGTGTGTTCTCTGCGCCGCCCGGGTCCATCGCATTCAGTGCGGTCAGCTGCGAAGTGAGGGCGGTTTCCCAAGTGGCGGCCTCTGGATCAATTAAGGTTTCCCAGTAGTCGCGCACCTCGGGTGCATACGGAATAACTGTGTGCTCGCGTTCGGTGTTAAGGAAGCCTGCGTGGAAGTTTCGTATGCGGGCGCCCAGGCCCAGCACAACCGCCGGGTTGGTCAGCACGTTGAGCTCTAGGTCTTTGAAGCCTGTAGTGGATGGAGGCTTGACGGCTACAATGATCGCCAGCAGGGACACGTTCGCATCGTCAATCACCACGCGCTGGCCAGCTGTGAAGGGGCCTGTGTCTACTTCGACATCTGTGCCTGACACGTAGGCCGTGGTCAGTGTGTCGTCTGTGGCGCCATCCGTGAAACCTGTCTTGAGGAGATTGATGGCAGAGGTCAGCTTCGGCAGTTGGTCCAACTCGTAGGGCGTGTGCGCAGCCGTAGGATTTCCGTTGTTCTCCGGAAGCAGCTTCGGCTTCATCTGCGTCCACGGCGGGGCCGTAGGATAGTGGAAGTTTCCCGCGCGCTGTGCAGCTCCGTCGTCTAGCATGGCGAACGTGTAGGCCGCCCGTGCTACGCCATTCTTGTTCTTCAGTTCGTTGTGGTACTCATTGATTGTGGTGCGGAAGAACGTGAAGAATGAATCGTTCCCGTTGTCTTTCGTCTGCTGGGCAGTCTTTTCAATCACGGCCTTAGCTTTCTGGTCGTTCAGCGTAGCCAATAGCACGGGCGCCTGAAGCACCTGCTGTGAAATCGTCTTAAGCTGATCGTCCGTAAACACTAAACCCATGCTACCCCTATGCCGTTGTTACTGTGGCGCTGCCGTCAACAATCATGCTGACAACGGGCGCCCCTACGTTTCCTGTTCCTATGCACTGCGAACCCACCTTAGCGACCGGTGCTCCCCCGCCGCCCAGGTTCACCAGGCTGCCGAGAATATCTGTCACGCTGGCACCACTGCCCACTGTAGTTCCGCCTGTTCCGGCTACCTTCAGTGCGGCCTTAGATAAAAGGTCCAAGGCGCCCAAAGCTTCAAGCTTTCCGGCCCCTTTCACCTTCATCGTCAGTGCTCCCATGATCTCCATGAATAAATCATTCTTGTAAGTCTCAGCCACCTTCTTCGCGTAGGTGCGAGTCACTTCGGCGCCGTAGGTCTCCGCCGTCTTTCCGCCTATGCTGCGGCTCACGTCTCGTTTGATCGTCTCTTTCAGGTCGCGAATGATGGTCTTGATCTCATCGCCGTCCTTGTTCCACTCGAAGCCCGTGCCTATCACGTGCAGGAACTTCACCATCAGCGCATCCTCTTTGTTGTCGAACAATAGGATGTGGCCCGCGCGCGTGCGCCAGCCCATGCGGAACGGATAGTTTTCGCTGAACTCTTTGGGCACTTCGTCCACGCTGCTGTAGATTCCGCGGATGTACTTGGGCACCTGATGCTCTGATGCTTTGTCGATTTCGATCTCGATTTGGTCGCCCACCTGTGGCACCCAGAAGAATCCTTCGCCCTTCTGTCCGGCCAAAGGAAAGCTAGGCTGTGCAGGCTCTGGCCACTCGGTGCCATTGGTCAGTGTGTCCGACTTAAAGAATACCGAGCCACGGGCTTTCGCCTTCAGCTTGTCGCCATCGTTTCTGGTCACGATTGCAAAGTGGTATTCCTTCTGCCCTTGCACTATTACTCCGTCTCAGCCGCGAACTTCGCGACAGGGTTAAACTTAGCCTTCTTCTGTAACTTCTGATTCTCCTGCACTGGCGGGTTCGCTGTGATCTCATCGTCTGGCAGGAAGTCGATAACTTTTCGGCAATCAAATTTGGTCGTGTACGCCAGGCCGCCCGATGCTTTCGACATTACGTGCGTCACCTTGCTCAAGTACCACTTAGCCGGATGGGCGTCGGTGCCGCTGAAGGTCTCGCCCAATCCGAAGAAGAAGTGGGACTGGCGGCTCTGAATGTCCTCGTTGCCTACTACTTCCCCTGTGCCTGTGATGAAATTCTTAATGTTGTTTCGCGCCCACTGGATCACGAACTTCTTAACTTCGTTCTCGTCCTTGAATGGGCGAGTGGCGATGATGCGGCGGTTGAGGCCGAACGCCTGGAAGCGATATGATACCGGGTTCTTCAATTCGTTCTTCTTGAAATCAGTATTGCGATCCGTGAACTTGCGAGCCACCGGGGAGCGGCCGTCCGCCAGAGAGTTGTACTTGGGCGCGTGTTCCAATTTCTTCTTTCGTTTCTCGTCGACGGAAACGATCTTGATCTCGCTGTGCTGATCAATCGTATTTATGATTGGCTTGAATGTTTGTAGCGTGTCCTCGGTTATGAGGTTTCGGTTGTTGTACTCGTAGCGGAAGATGGCTTCCTGCTTATCGCTGTCCGGCCCGTAGAACAGGGCGAACTTCTTGGTCTCCACGTCGAAGCGCGTGTACAGCTGCCAGCCGCGAACCTCTGCCATGCGTTTCAGGAATGCGTAGTCACTCTCTTCAAACTTCTGCACTTCGGCCTTGGGTGTGAAGATAGGTAGGCGTGCAATCTTAGAAACGTCGAACAGGGCACCGATCACTCCACTGTATTCTTTCTTGCGGGCGATCTGTTTCACTATGTCCGAACTGCGCATACCTTTGTAGGTGATGGCCTTGTCGGCGAATGTGTTGGCCATTCGGTGCAATGGCTCGTAGCAAACGATGGTGCACGCAGGGTCGCTAGTGCCGTAGTCAAACTCGCGCTTGACGATTTCTCCGGCGCCGATAATTCGTAGGCTGCCGTGGTAGCCCATCTGAATCCAGACGATGTTACCCTCGGCGAACACTGTGCTCTCTACTACCCACTCAGGAATCGGCTTCACTCTTTTGTCGACCGGATCTTCTATCATTCCGCGGAGAGTGATCTTGATAACGTCGAACATATCCTCGTTGTCTTCGTACTCCACCATTTCAATGTAGCTCTTGATGGAATCTTGGATCACGGTTCCGTTGACGATGATCTGGTACTGCGGCCCAAACCGGTCAGCCCCTGGTTCCCCAGGGATGATTGGATCGCGCAGCCCCGGCCTTCGCTGGGTTGGCCGCACGCCACGGTCTAGGTTGTTGGAAGAAATCCGCAGTGCCATCGCTCTCCTATACAATCAGCGCAGCTTTACGCCCGCGCAGGTTCAAATATCCTTGCAATAAAAGTTTATTCTCCGGCGTGTTCCGCAAAGCCACGGCCTGCGGAGTGACGGGGATCTGTACGATCTCTTCCTTGCGTACCAACAAGATGGTGTCGCCAGGTTTCAGGTCGGCCTTCTCTGGCTGCGCCCTGCGAAGCACGTCACCCAACAGCGGGTTCCCGTACTCTTTGCGGGCGATGGATTCAAACGTCATCCCCTGCTTTATCGTGACCGTCTTCGATACGGTGTGAAGTGACCCCCCAGGGATATTGATTAGCTTACCCCTGTTGAGTTTGTTCAAGGCAGACACGCCGCCCGCTACTGTGGTGATAATACCGAATGCGGTTTTCAGTCCGGCGGCAAGCGAAACGCCTGCCTCCCCTGCCTTGATGGAAAGGTTGGCCGGATCAAGTTTCTTAAGTTGGATTTGGAACGTGCATCCTCTGATGGTTCCGTCACTGCGAATCTCGTCGTACTTAATTCCGCCGATGGTCTGCACGAAAACCAGGAACTCCATTTCAGTTCCGTAGGTGAACACGAATCTTTCAAGGCGGCCAAACTCTTCGTTCGGTCGCGTGAACTTCTTTAGTTTCTCGATCTCATCGCGAACGCTGGCGCTTCCCACTACTGGGCCGCCGCTGCCGTTCAATACATTGAAGCCCGTGCCTACCGGATTCGACAACGCATCAAAGGCGGCACCGCGAACCGGGCTAGTGCGGAACAGACGAGCCGTGAAGTTGATTGTCTCCACGTCACCAGAGATCCATTGCAGTGCCGGGTTCTGGTTACCTACAGAGATGGCCTCGCCTATGCGCGCGCCCACATTCTCCTCTAGGTTTTCCGCTATGAACTGGCCGATGAACTGGTTTCCAGTTCCATCCTGCGAGGTGAGTTTCCACACCTTGTTATTTGAGAAACCAAAGGCTACGCCAATCTCACTTGCGATTCCCATTATTGAGCTCCTGACGAGACGGCGCTTCCGCCGTTACTCATGATAGAGTTCTTCTGCTGCGAAGAAATGATAGTGCCCCGGCGTTCCGCGTTCTCCACGGATTGCTTGCCTACGGCGCGAGCTATCTCTCTGCCGTCGATCTGCACTGGGATAGTGAAGTTCGCATTGATCGGTGCCTGGCTGACATTGATGTTCGGTGCCAGCGGTGCCGTGGTCGAAGGTGCGAGCAATCCTGCATTGGCTGCTGCGCCGTCGCTTACTGCCGCCGACTGGTTCAGTTGTTGTGTGTTGCTGGCTGCCGCCGCCTGTGTCAGGTCCGGCGGTGCCGAGTTTCCGAAACTAGGTACAATGGAAACCTTGTTCGCTAAATCCGTCACGCTCTTTGGATCAATGCCCAGTTTCATCAGGGCCTTGCTTCCAAGTGAGGTAGATGCCAACAGCCCAATCATCTCTGAGAGGGGAGTGAGCACGGCGCGGATAGGGAACAGAAGGAAATCAAAGATGTACCCGCCTATTGTTTTAAGTACCGACCAAGCCACCTTCCCGAAGTTCACCATCGTTGCACTCACCATGTCCCAGTTCTTAACGAGCCACACGATCCCAGCGATAAGCAGCGGGATAGTGACGAGCGCAATAGCCCACGGGTTAGTGAGTAGCAGCGTAGACAAGAACCGGAATGCCGTCCCTGCCAGAGTGATGGCGCTAGTGAACAGCGTTGTTGCTGTGGCCAGCGTTGGGAAGATTCCCATGAGTGCCGTAGATAAGGTGATGCTGCCCTTTTGGTAGATGCCTAGGATCTGCACCGCGCGTGCGGCTGTCTGCGATGCTGCGGTGAAGGTGCCTAGCTCCGGCACGATTGAGGCGAAGATGCTGAACATCCCCTGCCCCACTCCTATGATCCCGCCCATCGTGTTCTTCATGGCGCCCAGGGCTACCAATGTCGGAGCCGCGATAGCTAACCACCCTGCGGTCTTCGCCGCCAGGCTACCCCAACCTGCGGCGCTATTCTCTAGGCCGGGCTGGAAGATTGAGAAGAATTTCATGAAGGCGCCTGCTATGTTCTGCACCTGTACGATCATTTCCTTCGAGCCTTCAATGAAGCCCTTGAGGAACTGTCCTACGGGAGAGGCCATGGCTTCGATCATGGCGGGCGTCTTTTCGCCTGTGCCCAGGAATCCTTGCAATGCAAGAACGCCAGTCTGCAGAACCGTTGTAAATTTTTGGAACATCTCCGTGATAACAGGAAGAGGCATACTGCCCAGCTGCACCACGATGTTGTTCACGTTGTTCATAAATTGTTTCATCACACCATTCAGTGTGGTCGGCACGTTGTGCGCGAACTCGGCTGCGCTGCCGTCGGCTTCCTTCAGACCATTGGTGATCTTGGTGAAGTCGCCACTGTTCACGGCCTCGTTCAGAATCTTGAACATCTTCGGTCCCTGCTTGCCCAGTAGGTCAGTCAGGAACTGCGTGCGCTGTAGTTCATTGCCTTGTGCGGCCAGTGCTTTCTGAATTGATTTAACGATTGTCGGAATAGGTTTCATTTTCCCGCTGGCATCTACGAACTGCGCAACGGTTTTGTCCATGCCGCCGAAGACTTTCGCTACGTCGTCGCTCGGCTGCAACATTTGGTTGAGTGCGAGCGTGAGGGCGCCAGCTGCGGAACCTCCGTCGTACCCTTTGTCGATGAGCACGCCGAGTGAGGCGGTCATCTGGCTGAAGTCCATGCGGTCAGCTATGCCGCCCGCGTTCGCCAGTGCTGTAGCCATTTGGTCAATGCCAACCGTGCTATCGCGTGCGGCGCGCACGATCTGGTCTGTCAGCTTAGGCATCTCGCTGAACGGTTTGCCTAGGGCTTCCGTCGCATCAGAGACTAGCTTGGACATAGTTTGGAAATCGGTGCCCGCCAGTTTCGCTGCATTACTCAAAGGCTTCATAGCCTTGGTCGCATCGTCCGCGGAAGCACCTGTCTTAATCAATGCCGTGACACCTGTGAGGATATCGTTGGCGGCGAACTTAGTATTGGAACTGAGAGTGATGGCCGCCTGCCCGAGGGCATTGATCTCTTTTGTTGAGGCCTGGTTGGTAGCGTGCATGGCTGCTAGGGCAGATTCAAAGTCGGCGGCCTGCTTAACCGCGTACCCGATCCCCACGCCAACAGCGGCACCGGAAAGCGCCACTGCCTTGAAGGCAGGGGCCATCTTATCTAGGCCGCTTTGTAGTTTCTCGTTTCGTTCTTGCAGTCCTTTGAGAGCATCGTCAACGCGAGAAATCGTGGGCGTGGCTTCGTCCAGAAACTTAATTACTCCGCTAATCATGAAACTTGCCACGTTACCCCCTCGCTACCTGCGCTTGCTCCCTCTCGTATTCAGTGCCCCTCCGCCTTTACCCTTCGGCGTTTTCGGAAGGTGCGCCTTCTCGATCTCCACTTGCTTGAGTAGGCGGTCGATCCACCAGGATCTTTCCTGCCTAGTCATCTGATCTACCTCGGTGTAGGTCAGACCTCCGCGACTGTGGTAGACGAGTACGAACTGCTCCTCCCTGACCGCTTCTTCCGAGAGGGCAGAGAGGAATTCCCGAAAAAATGGTCGTATGTCCAATTCAGTGGACGCTCGATCATCTCCCCGCACTTATCGCAATCAAACTCCAACCCCAGTACAGGGCCAGCGTTGTGTTCATCCATTACTTCAGTCAGTTGTTCCAGGTCGCGCTTGGACAGATGCTGAATCGCCTCGTGGGTATTCAGTGCCGCCTCGCCTGCATCGGTCACCCAGCCCTGCACAGAGCGCATCAGCATGGCTTCCTTCACGGCCCCGTCGTTCAGGGCATCGGCAGCATCCATCTTTTCCATGGCATCCCACGGAGTGTAGCCTAGCTTCAGCGAAGTCACTTGTACGTCGCCCAGCTTGAATGGCTTGGTCAGTTTGACCTCCACTACGTCAGGTTCCGCCTCTTCCTTCACGCGGATCTGCATTGATTCTAAATCGGCTTGGAAATCGGGATGCTTGTGGCCACAGTTCCCGCACTTGATGTCGCCCAGGTTGAGGCCCGGCCCCATGGCCTCCATGCGAAGCCAGATGTAGAGGTAGAAGATATTCCCCATGGGCATTTGATTGATGGCGAGTAGACGCTTAGGCGCATCCATCTTCGCCCACTCCTGGCCGCCCAACGTGAGCAGCATCTCGGAGAATAGTTGGCGAATGAAAACACCAGCCTGCTTATGCTTCGTCTTCAGTTGGCCAATCAGTTTTTCTTGTTCGAGTTTCCAGGGTTTGAAGGCAAAGTCTTTGCCCGGCAGGCCTTTGTGAGGGACCGGCAGTGCGGCCCCTTGTTCTTTCAACGATTGTCGCTTCATAAGTTTCTCCCAAGTACGGCTATGCCGTTTGTGAAGGTTGTTAAGTGTGCTCCCAGTTTATGCTGGGAGCTTTAATTTGTCGCTATTAAAGAGTCGGCTGGACATCGTCAACACTGAACGTCCAGGTCTGGATAGCCATTTCACCGGCATTATCCAAAGACAGTTCGTCCGTGGCGCGCATCTTCGCAAAGATGCCCGTCAGTGTGTACGTGCGTTTCACTTTGCCTTCGATGTTTTTCATCAAGAGCAATCCGACTTTCTTATAGGTAGGAGACACAGGGTCCTGTGCTTCCTTGAACCATGCTTCCAGTGCGAGGATCTCTGCATCATGGTGCGCTGGCACCTGTGCAGTGAACTCCACGGGAAGAGTGTTGCCGCCCGACGCTACTGTGCGGTCAGGCAGGTTGACGGTTTCCAACTCTTCTTCCAGTCCGTCCACTTGGACGAACGTGATGACTGGCAAGCCAATCACCTGGAGGAGGAAGTTGTTCTTACTGATGTGTGCTGGTTGAATTAAACCCTTCATAATTTATATTTCCTTTCCTTAGTTGTTAGGCTGCCAGGTTCTCGAAGATACCGGCTTTACCAATTGTTATGATGAAACGCTCCACAGTGTCCGCTAATCGAACCGTGATCTCGGCGTTCAGATCGCCTGCCGCCCGAGTCAAGTCTGTGTTGTTCTCATCGTCAATTTTGATTCGTACTGCGTCCTCGAAAGTGTTGCCACGGATGGCGCCTTTCGCAAATTCCGGCAGGAAGAACGCGACGAAGGAAGCCTTCAGGCGCTCTTGTGCGGCCACATCATTGATCGCGAAAATGATGTAGTCGAAGTTCTCGCGGAAAATGTTTTCGTAGTACGACAACTGTTCGCGGTGTTGCACGAACTTGAACGCAGGATCGAGAGCAATCGTGCGCGCGCCCCAAAGGATTGCGTTCCCTTTGTAGAACTTGATCACGTTGATGCCGACCGGGTTCAGGAATTCTTCGTTCAACACTTTGTCCTGCAAGCCATCAGGCAGCTTGATAACATTCGGCAGTGTCACGTCGATGCCGCCCGCCACTTTGTGGTAGCCCTGGAAGTCGCGTGCAATCTTGGCTTCGCGGCCATGGATCGCACCAGTCAAGGTCACCAACTTATTCCCTGCACCCAGTGGGTTGGAAACAAAGGCGTAGCTCGGGAAGTGAACTTTTCCGAAATCATTTCTACCGATGGTGGAGTTGATGTACTCCTCGGCAGCTTGCTCGGTCACGATGTTGGAAGGGATCTCGACGCGGTACTGGTAGTTCATGGCTTCGGCCAACGCGAGGCCTGCCTTCTGAACCGCAGTAGAGGTCACGCCCGGAATACCCAACTTCACCAAGCCTTTGTTCTTTCCGAACAACGACTTCAGTTGAGTGGTGCCAGGATCGAGCGCGATGGTGTACGTGCTGTCCACGATGTCCTCAATACCATCGTAGCCTTTGGCTAGTCCCAGTGCCGCCTGAACGAGGAATTCGTCGTTCACCGCAGTCACTGTAGTCATGTCCGAACCGGCCTTAACCGTGATCGAAGATGCAGTGTTGCTGGCGATGACAAACTTCGTGCGGCGATTGTTCACGTAGTCAGGGATAACCGTGAAACCTGCGAAGCCATTGACCGGGAATGGGTCGACGAGGATGTGGAGGATGTCGCCAACTGTGTACTCACCAGAGCCTGTGTTGCCCAATGTGAAGTTGATGCCATACTCGTTGCCCACGTAGGCCGTGCCTTGCGTGACGTTGGCTAGCGCGCCTTGCAGATCGGAAACTGCACTGAACACAGCCGCACCTGGAGATGCAGTGGTGCAAGTGAGAATCAAGCGATCCTTCTTGACAGAGCCGCCGTATGCTACCGCTGTGAGGGCAGGAACAACTGTGGCCACCGCTACTCCCACTTTCAATAGATCGTGGATGTCGGCTGTGAGTAAGAGTGCAGAGATCGTTTTCACTTTTCCGTGGAAGTTTGCCGGGCGGATATCAGCAGTGATGCTGCCCGTGTTCAAGTCTTGAACCTTGATCCAGAAGTTTCCGCCGTCGTCGTTGATCGTTCGCACAACGTAGCGTGGGCTGTCCGGGTCCATTGACAAATCGGTGTAGTTCTTCACTAGCACGCCGTTGTCGTAGACTTCTAATCCGAATTCAGTTGTTGGATTTAATTCGCCTTCTTTCACCAAGACAGAAACTTCTTTGCCATCGTTCGTCAGTTCAATGGAGTAAAGCAAGTTCACGCTGCCGTTGATGTCTGTCACTAGCGTTGTGTCACTGGCGAAAGTGAACACGCCGGAGGTTGTATTTGAAATCACTTTGTACGATTTGCCGGGAACGGCGGAGAGACGAAGCAATGCACCCTTGAACTCATTCTTAAGGACTGTCTTTCCAGTGGTCAGGGTGGTCTGCGTGACGGACACATAGTCATCTGCCAACACGCTCTTCTTTCCTGCCCAGCGGCCACCGTTGTCGGCGGTGATCTTGAGCACATCGCCATGAGGGAAGCGGCGATTCTTAAGCACGAGCTCGGCCTTGCGTTCAGTGCCGTCCGTGATTCGCTTGAGCCACAACTCGCCCGCACCCTGCGAGAGGTTGTAGAAATCAAACGCGGCATCGGGCAACAACGACTCAGGGATATAAGATCCAGCCCGTGCAAGGAAATCAGTTTTCTTTGAAGCCAAGAACAGCTTATCTGTCGGGCCTCTCTCCATAACGCCGAAGTAGGCTGTCACACCTAGCGTTGCTGGTTCAATGGGTTTGTCAGCGTCTTTCTCGATGACGGCGACTCCCGCCCCTTGCGTCGGTCCAAATCTTCGTTGTGCCATTCATATCCTCCTGTTTAGTTTCGGTTTCTAATTATTATTGCTAAAGTCCAAATTAACCTGGCTCACTAGCGGAACAAGCTTATCTTCCTTCAACCAGAAGCACACACCTCTCAACAACAACGAGCCGCCCGACGTTCGTACGTCGTTCAGATCACTCTTGCTATCGGTGCCCAGGCTATTCTCTTGTTCCACTCGTACCTTCTCATCTAATCCCCACGTGCGTAACACGCGGTTGTTTGCTACCCACTTGTCTAGTGCGGTAGCGATCTTCGCTTGGTCTGCCCCTAACATCGCCATCACAATGTAGTTCACGCGAACCGAGAACTGTTTTGGCGCACCAACATCAACTGCTGTGCCAGCCGCCACATTCCTCACCGCTATACCAGGCAAATTGTTGTGTGCCTGATCGCTGCGGTCGCCTGAGCCTACGTCCTCTATCTTCTCGAAGATGATCGCCGGTAGACGTTCAGGTTCATAGTAATCCTGATTCGTCTGTACAGCGATTTCAGGGACAATCTCTAGCGACACTCTCAGCTGTTTGCCTGCGACCACCGTGGTGGTTAGAGCAACGCTGCCGGGGTTGTTGGTCCCATCAGGATTCGATGGCCCCGGAGTATAGGCACCTGCGAGATTTTGCAGGCGGTTGGGGTCGTCCGTTATATTATAAACGGACCTGACACCAGTAAAATTGTACCCTTTATTTTCGAGCGGATATTCGGTGGCGAAGTCTAAGACATTCGTATCTACTGCCACCGCAAACTCTAGGTCTGTTGTAGCTCGGATGGATTCGGTCAGTGACCGGATAAGGGTATCGTAAATTAAATCATCCCACCATTCAAATTCAAAATCGCCCAGTACGCGAAGTTCCCGCAGGTGCGGCGTAACGGTAGGGTCAGTTGTCACCAGATTCACCAGGATTGAGAACTCCAGCGCCGGGAGTGTCAAAGTTCCGATGTTGGCCGCCAATTCGTTGACGGTGTTCCAGTCCGTTGGTCCGGCTGTAACCCAGGCGGCGCCATTCCAAAACATTCCCGTGGCAGCCGACGGGCCGAAAAGCAGGCGGTACTTTATGTCCGTGCCGGGTGGCTTTTCTGCGTACTCATCGAAGCCGATCCACTTCTTGACTTTCATGGGCCGAATGATGCCCGTGCGAATAGTGAGGTTGGTGTCAACAGGAAATGCTGTGGTCTTCTTAAGTTCTAGCCCGTAGTCCAAGCGGTTATCGTTTGACAAACGCACTTTGGCCGGGTCGCTGTAGACCAGGCTGCTGCGCGAATCTTCGTCAAACAAAAAACACTTAGCTAGTTTCACGTCAATCCTTTCACTGCGAGCTCAATCTGCTCCACGTAAATTTGCTCAATGCGAGCGATAACCTGTGGGTCCTCAAACACATCTTTGATAAATGGGCGTGGAGGGATTCTGATAAAGCCTTTTCCAGCCGAACCAGCGGGGCGGCGGAACTTGGCGCCAGATGCTGCCTCTATGGCGCCCATCCTTCGCGCGAAAGCTCTCCTCATCGCATCGGTTATCTTGATGATAGATCCATCATGTAATGTTTTCCCTATGTTGGCAAAGTTATCTGGACCCTTATTGCCTGACTTCGCACGGCGATAAAGCAATCCGACCTCGGCCTCGTATGCGCTGTTCACCTCGCGCGCTATACTGCGCACCAGGGCGCCCGTTCTCTTCAAGGGTATATTGCCATACCCGTCGAACGCGCGTAGCACCAGCGTGCTATGAGCGAGGCCCATGTAGCTGCGGCTCTCGATCTTCTTGATGACCTCCATCAGCACGTACTGGGCCGCCAGCTTTGTGCCTTTGTGAATCCCGTCAGTCAGTTTCCCATGGGCCGCCAGGGCTATCATGTTGATGACGTTCTTCGCATTGCGATCAAGATCGACGACTACTCTCATGGTGTTGTCGTCCTATCACTGAACCAGGCGCGGATCAGAGTGAAGTCGCCTTGGTCCGAGTAGTGCGCGTGCGGGGTAATCTCGGTCAAGTACAAAGCAGTCGTGCGGCTCGCGATCTTCACGATCTTGTCCCCGCGTTCCGGCGTGTACCCCAGCGCCGTTAGGTCTTTCTGCAATAGAATAATGTAACCCTGCTGTGAATCCCCGACTCCGGCCTGGCCGCCCTGTGGGTAGTTGGCTGGAGAAGTTTCGCCCACGCCCCACTGCACCTGTGCTTGCAGCGGGAAAGAGGCGGCGCGAACGATATTGTTCACCGGCTCCCTGCGTAGGTGATCCTGTGGAGACGCTACCTTGTTCGTCTTCTGGATCTGGATAGTGATGGGATTCAAGAGGCGCGGCTGCATTACCAGCCTCCATCATTCAAAGAACTTCCGTTCTCGCTGCGTGCCCCTGTGTCCGGCCACGATCCCCCGATAATCATCGGGCTGCGGTAGCTGGCTATGATGTCGTCCACTTCGTCGTCGCCGGAAAGTCCAGAGCCTGCATCCAGGCTAGTGGCCGCACTCGAGCGTGGATCGTAGTAACTGATTTCGTGAATGTCGGTTTTCTCCGACTGCACCGGTCCGCGCTCTCCTGTGCTGGCGCTCTCGGCAGCGGTCTTGCCTGCGGTGTTTATCATGCGAATAATGGCGAGCTTGAGTGTGGCGCGCTGAATGAGTACGGGCGTAGTGCCGTCTGATTCTAGGAAACCCCACACACCTGTGATTTCTGTCACGCGGTCTTTCAAGAACAGCCGTGGTTCCAGTGCATAAATATCCACGTTCACTCTGCGCAGGATAATGCGTGGGTTTCTGCGATCATCCGGCGTGAACCGGCCATTGAAGATAAGGGCGCTTGATAAATCAAGCGGCGGCTGGTTCCCATTGAGGAGGATTTGAGAGACAGAAATAATAGGCACTTGCAGCTGTACGATCTGCGTGTTGTTGCCGGGAAACTTGACCACACCTGCGCGGGCATTGAACCACTGGCGCGTGTGGCGATCGATGAAGGCCATGGCCTGTGCGATGTAGGAATCCAGGGCGCTATCAGCTGGCGCACCCTTCACTAGCTGTGCGGGGCCGTTGTCAATCCCGGTGCCGTCCGCTAGCTCAACTTGTCCCGCACCTGGCAGGCTTATGATCTTGGAGGCAATAGCACCTTGGATAACCCAGTCGCCCACTACGGCGGGCGGCGTGGTAGGAGCGAACGTGTAGCTGGCGGCGGGTGCCACTGTGGGCGTCTTCGCGGACAGAGTGACGACGGTGGCCGTAGCCTTGCCAGCATTGACTAACTCAATGATGAGTTGGCCTCTCGAAACATACGGTCCTGTGTTATCCATCGCTCCCCCTTACACGACACGAACGAGAGTGAATTTCTTCCTGCCCGTCGTGTTCTCATAATACTTTGTCAACGTCTCATCAGTGACTCGAACAAACCGATCAGAGATGGTGTCACTGGCATCATCCTTCGTCCAAAACTTAACAGTGGTGAAACCCGCACCTACGTGCGTGATCTTATAGTACACCTTCATGCGACCCTCTTCACTTGTGGCAGCGTGACCAGCCAGCAGCGAAACGGCCAAACCGAAGTTGTCTCCATATCAAGAGGAACCGCAATGCCCAGAGCATCTGCTATGAGCACGGCCATTTCTTCAATGCAAGTCACCTGCGCGTCTCTATCTGCCAGTGGGTTCTTAGCTTCCCACTTCCCAAAGGAAACAATGTAAGCAAGAGCCACTAGCCCTTGGCCGAAAACTTGTTTCAGTGCATACGGCTTGCCTTCGCGATCCACGCATAGCCGCCCGATTCGTAGCACGGCCTCTTCATCCATCTCTAGCTCGTACTCTTCCGCGATCTGATTGATCTTTCCGAAGAGAGTGCCACCTAGAAAATGTGTCTGGTGCCCTGATGCCTGGTAAATAAAATCTCTATCCCACGATGCACTGATGAAACGTGCGTACCCGTGGGACATAGGAACCACTTGGCCAAAGCGATAACGATCCCACCACATGATTAGTGCAGCGAAAATCTTGCTCTTGCTGTGGGGCCTACTGAACCCAATTCGTAGCTTGCTCATCGTCGTTCCCTATTCATCCAGCTTAGTCAGATCCAAAAATGCGACCTTGTTCTTAAGCCGTAAGTGACTATCAAAAATTCCAAGATGATTTACATAGATTCTATCGCGGTACGTTTCTGTCAGGCGAGTGACCACGGCTTCCACCATGATTGTATCGCCGCCCGCCATGTCGATTGACGGGATGAGAGTGTCGGCCACGTCTGCGAAAAAATACTGATTAGGCGTTATGCTGCCCGCGACCGAGTACACCGGAGCATCTACCCACAACGGCGCAGTCACCTTGTGTATGTTGAACACACAAGTGGCGGCATTGCTCACAGTGCCCGAGGATGGTTGGTACAGGTAGGCCGCCAGGCGCAGACTAGAGAAGTCGTCCTGGTCAAACTCGGCTGCTAGCTTTAGCACCTGTTCGCTCGCGGTGAACGCGCTTTCCGGCCCCAAGAGTATCTGCCACTTGCGCCCCTGATTGACGTAGAACGGAGGGCGTGCATCCACGAGGAGCACGGCCCACTTCCTACATCTGTTAGGAGCTAGCAGAGTCTTGGTCACAGCCATCTATGTACCCAACCTTCCGAAGCCCATGATGCTTTCGCGTTCGATTCCGTCGGCGAAAATCTTAATGGTCATCGAGTAGTGAGTTAAATCCGTCAGCAACACAGCACTGACTGGAGTGGTTATGAAACGTCCATTGGCATCTGCTGTGATGCCTGACTGGTTCAGTCCCGCCACTGCCACACCTGCGGCGTCGAATATCTGATAGCTGCCTGTTCCCAGGCCTGCACCCTTCTTCACTCTGCCATCGGCCTCGCAATGTAGCGTGGCTTGGAATTGGTTGAGGGCATTGACGGAAACCGCAGCGAAACATTCGTAGGCCGGTACCTTGCCCATGATGGGGAGGAAGTCCGAACGAACTACGCCGTCGATTGTGATTGAAACCTTAACTGAATAGAACGTGAGATCGGCCAGCAGCCCAGAGGTAACCGGAGTAATCTTGAACAGGCCCGCCGCGTCCGCTGCTATGCCCGACTCGTTCATGCCTGCCACTGCCGCACCTGTTCGGTCGTAGACCTGGTAGGCGGCTGTGCCAAGGCGTGCGCCTGTTATTACCTGTTCGTCTGCAGATGCCCAGAAGGAAGCCACGAATTGATTGGATTCATTCAGGCCAGTCACGCCCTCCACGTTGTACTCGTGCGGCGGCTCTACCAACGGAACGTAGCCCGAGCGAACGGCGCTATCCATGGTGATGTCCACGCGGACTAAGTAGTTCTCGTGCAAGTCGGAAAGAACTGAGGCAACCGGTGTGATCTTAAATTGTCCGTTGGCATCTGCTGTTATTCCAGTTTGGCCCATGCCCGGAACCGCTGTGCCCGTCTTGTCGTAGACCTGATAGCTGGCAGTGCCTAGTGTGGCGCCCAATCCTAGAACCGAGTTCTTAAGAATCCAGAGCGTACCTTGTAGCTGGTCAGCGACTACGACGAATGAGCCCTCTGCTTTGTAGATATCCGCGGAAGTGAAGACTCCTGTGGAAACAAGCGATGCGCTGACAGTATTGGAATCGCGGTTTCCCACTGCATCCACTACGCGCACGCCAACAAAATAAGTAGAGCCGTTGACCAAGAAAGCGCCGTCCGGTGTCTGCCAAAAATCTAATTGCAGCTTGTCCGTTATGCCGATGATGTTGGCCGAGTTGAACAAGCCTGTAGCGGTGCCTACCTTAACGTAGACTTCGTAGCGCACCGGAATGGACACGCCCTCTACAGCTGCCGCCCACGCGGCTCTTATCTGACCACGAGACTGAACCACGGCAGATACAAGGCCCGCGAATGTAGGCGGAGTCAGGTCCACCAAGCAGGCCTGACTCGTTAGCTGTGCCATCTGTCCGACGAATATCTGCCTAGGCATTATGCCTCCCTCAAGCTACTAGCCACAACTACACCCGGAGGTGATGAGTGGTTGTAGCGAAGGCGTGTGCCCACCACGTTTGGAATAGTTCCAAGCGGGTTCCACACTGTGCCGCCATCCGAGCTGTACTCAAAGTCGGCAGCGTCTGCGACCGTGCTGGCAGTGACAACCAAGTTGCCTGCCAGATCGTATGCTCGGTAGATCATTTCCGGAACCGCGCCGACATAAGTCTCTAGGATTTCAAAGGCCGATTTAGTCGGAGTTTCTCCATCGCGAGAAGTGTTATCGACATCGCCTGCCCACTTGTCTGAAATCTCAGCAGGGGGTTGGTAGGTGATGACGAGATCGTTGAGCTGCGACGGAGTGTTTAGTCCGAAGGTCGCATTGTTGTAGCTGACCTTGATCCTAAAGTAAGGACCGAGAGCCATTGGTTCATTGTCTTCGGCTGTGGGAACCGGAATCCAACCCGTGTTCGTAGAGAAGATAGGGTCTGTAGGATTCGTTGAATGCTTGATGAAGAAGTTCATCGGATCTGTGTAATCGAAGAGAGCTTCAATCGTTGAGATGTAATGAAGGATTGATCCGGGCGGCACCTTAAGAACTGGAGAAACGATATAGCTGTAATCAAAAAGACTATCCGATCTCACGTCACACGAGATCACTCCACGCTGCCCGTTCGTAGTTCCACTTGTGATAAACAACCAACCGTCTGCGATGCTGATCGAAGTCAGTGCCGACAATCCGGCAGGGACCGCCGCCGGGTTTTGAGCCTCGTAGAAGTTTGTAATGAGGGAGCCGAACACTCGGTCAATGAGATTGTTCGAGTGAGGTTTGATGACAAACTTCATCACGTTGGTCACATAGATCCAGCGATCCAATGTCTTTGAATGTCGGGCGGTGGTAGCGGCTGGCGTAACAATATCGACTGCTGTCCCCAGGAGATTGACACCAGAGAGCGACGTCCAGGTAGGGCTCAAGTGTGCAAGGTCACTAACCTTGCCTAGGTAAAGTGTGACACCCGTCGCGAGTGCTAAACAATCCTCCCCGTTAAGAGCCGGAGCCGCAGGGGCAGAGGTCGGAACCGTGGCACCAAAACTGTTCGCAGTTAATAAAGTTCCGGCCAGCGTTGGTGTGATGTTAGCCGTTCTGAACAAGAACTGGTTACTCGTGATCCCGTTTGCTCTCATCAGTGTGAAAGCCGAGGTAGTCGTACTCGGTACTACAGCCGCACCTGTCGCAGTCGTCGATAAGTTAAAATACCAAACCCCACCCACGAGCTGGAGATCTCGCATATAGTATTGAGTCTGAGTCGTGAGGGTCTGAACAAAGTTTGCAGGGATCGGGTTCGTTCCGTTCTTAAGAATCACTGCCTCGAAAGCTGCTGTCGTGTTTGCAAGAGTCGAGTATCCGTTTTGAGAGGCTCCCATGCTGAAGTATGCATTTGGTGCCGTGCCCGCAAACGGAGTGGTCTGAGCGTCGATACCATTGACCACTTTGCCGTCAATTGCTGGAGTGCCAAGAGATGAATCCCATGCGTAAATTTGCATGGCTAAGCTAGTTCCGTTCATAGCAAAAAACTTAGGCTTGTTCGCTACGACTTCAAAATCAAGCCCCGATGTCACACCGCCGCCCGTGATTCCTAAGTGAGCGCGACCAAGTTCCGCAGGGTTCTGCGCGAAGTAGGTGCCCTTCTGATCGTCGTCGTTTGCAAGAAAGATCGTCGTCCCAGACGGAGTAAAATCAGCGAGTGTGACCTTCCAAGTGTAGTAAGTACCACCTTGGCAAAGAGCTGTAGTCACGGTGTTGTTGAAATAGAGTTTGATATTGTTTGGGTCAGAGTCGTCAAACGAGAATCCACGAGAACTGTGAGTACCTGCGGGGATGGTGACAATGACTTTGCCGATGTAAGTCCACAGGCCTGTCTGCAGATCAAAGTCAAACGCAAGAACTGTCGGGTTGGCCGCATTCGTATTCTGTAGTTCAAACTTTCTTCCCGTCGCAGGATTAACGTCACAGTTACTCGGCCCGATACCATAGGCGATAAACACGTCTGCCCAAGAGGTGAGAGGAGGAGAAAGGACCTGAAGACTGTCGACAATCTTTTGTGTGACCCGTCCGGCTCTCACGGTCTTTGCGAGATCGCTGAGTGAGGTCGAAATATCCGCTTGTAGATTTGCTAGTAATGTTCTCATCGTCTCTCCTAGTTCCAGTTATTCTTAATTAGGAAGGCAGTTATGTCGTCCATCACGCCCTGTAAAATGTCGGCGTGGTTAGGGTGTGCGGCTTTCATAACGGCGCACAGACCCCTAACTGTTTTCAAGGCGCCGCCTTCCATTAGTGTTTTAAGTGAGAGCATTTGTCCGGCCAGGGTCGCTACATCAATTGGAACCAGCTCTCTTGCTAGTTTCAAGTTCCGCGCGCCAACTAAATCAGTGGCCTTCTTGCAGAGAATCTCGCCCATCTTGCGTTGGCTGGTTTGTTGGTAGGCATCTAATTCATCTGGATTTGTAGGAGGGGTGTGGTCGACTAATTCAGTCCCCACAAGATCCCATCCGACCTCGGGCTCAGGGACGACCTCTGTTACTTCAATGATGGCTTGCCAGAGCTTGGCCTCAACAGTGTCAAACTCAACACCGTCCTCCATAGAACGGATCTCTTTCACTTCGTTGTCGGCTATTAGTGCAAACTTCTTCATTGAGCTCTCCCCTTAAACTATTGACCAAACCCCTGTAGTTGTTGCCACGTACTCCCCAGCCGCCAGCGTGTAAGCAAATTGCTTCCGCACTGTAACTCCAGGGAATGTTGGGCTAGTCCATTCAATCTTGTCCGCGCGACGGTTCTTCCTGTTGTTGATATCTAACCACGTGATGACAGGGGAAACATCGTGCGCCTTGGTAATCATTGATCTTAAATTGTTTACGAACACGTGCTGCACGCCGCCCGGTGCACCATTCTCGGTGCCGATAGCCAGGCCGCCTGCTTGAAGTTGTGAAATGATATTGGCGAGGAGCACCTGTGAGGCGTCGTCGTCAACCTTGAGAATACCGCTAGTGAGCTGTGCTTGGATGGCGGCAAGTATGGTGGCAGCAGCTTCATCGTGAACGCGCAGTCTACGTGAGCCGTCAACCTGTGCGCCCGCCGGATCATTGATGATTCCGACTGACCCTACCGTCACGTCCCCCGTTAGCTTTGCTGATGAACTACCTACGCCACTCATCTACCCCTCCCCTCGCCACACTGTCAGGCGGAAAGGAGTATCAGTGCCTGTGGTCTTCAACCACACCTTGGTTTTCCTAATCGTGTCGAACGACTTCCACACGTCGGTCACACGGATAGTCCCAGCTACGTCCTTCCCATTCCACGAGTACGAGATCACATCGGACAATGCCGCATCATTCTGAAATAAAATTCCGCCACACTGGAAACTCCAGTCTAACGTCGGCTCTCTCGTGAACTGTTGGTTCGCGAGGGAATCCTCTAGGTATGCGTGGTCATCGACCTTTGTCAGTGTCAGCGGCACGGGTTACCCTGCGTGCCAGGCATAGACTTGAATCGTGCCTGTTCCCTTGAACCAGATCTTGCTCTTGTTCACGCCTTCAAACGAAACCAATCCGTCAGCAGGGAGGATCGTGCCGTGCACGTTCTTTCCGTCGAAGCTGAAGTCTACGGGGTTCGTAGTGGCCTTGAACTTAAGATGCTGGGCCGCGCTCTCGAGCTCCACGTGTGGGGCGCTGAACGTGGGGAAGTTGGCAGTAGGTGCCGCGCCCTCGTGGGTGCCGCCTCCGCCGTTGAAATTCTTGTAGAACCAATCTGCTGCTCCGGCCATGTTATGTTCCTCCTTCTGTCAGTTCAGGCGACCAACGCAGTTTGCCCGTGCGTTGGACATCGACTCTTGTCATCCGGGGGACCGGTCCATAGTAGGCAGTGAACGTGACAGAAATATCGTCTGCCTGCACCACTATGCGTTCCCCTTTGGGCTTATCTGCCGGAGTCTTCCCCGGCACAAGCGAAGCCCAAATGCGAAAACGCCGAAACCCTTTGGGAATCGGCATTGTTTCTGTTTGCAAATCTGTGGAGATCCAAAGTGCGCGGATTCGCGCTAGGTGTCTGCTGTCTCTGCCGAGTTGGTTAAGGGCGGCCAGGTCACTCGGTTCCTGTAGGTTGAACTTCCTAGATGTGCCGTCCTCCAAATTCAAAGTTACCATCATTCACCGGTCCCTTTTGTACCCCACAGGGCCAATTAAGTTTGACCGCAAAGGTCATCATGCCGTCTATCCTAGTCTTCCACGTCTCTGAGGAACACAAGGTTCTGCTTGATGTCGGGCCTTTGGGCCGCGATGTGGGCGTATTCGTCCTCGGTGAGTTCCTTCGTTTGGCGTGGAATCAAATGCAATGATCCCTTGTCGGGCACAGACCTCTGTGCATCATCAGGGAATCCCTCCACCTGTACGGGTGTGGGGCCTTGATATAGAACGAGTTTCTTAGCCATGCTTATCTCCTTCCGCCGCCAGCCCCTTCGGGTTGTTAGTCATCCTGCTTGGATGGGGAACGTACCTTCCGACGGGCGGCAAGTTGAGCCTTGGCTGCTGAAGACTCTTCCTCCTCGTCGTTCACCGCTTGTGCTTTCACCGCTTTGCCTTCAGCTTTCGCTGGGGCTTTCGCTGGCACTTCACCTAGATCTTCCACTGAAACACCGCTTTGGCCTTTGCAGGCTGCGATCACTTGGGGATCTGTTACGATGACGGACTCATTCTGCTTTAGCCTCAACGTCCCGATGGACAAAGAAAGGCTACCTGTAAGTGTCACTTTTGCTCTCGCCATTTGTCAGTTCCTCCGCAAATATGGCTATGCAATCTTCTACCGGAAACCGCTTACTCAGCGGCCTCGAAGTAGTAGACCACGTTGTTCTTGTTCAAGCTGTCATCCGAAGATGCGATCTTGAACTGAAGTTCTTCCGCTACCAAAGATCCGTCGGCCAAAGCCACAGGCTTAGCGCCGTCCACGTCTTTGAATGCGGGCGCGTTCTCTTGGAACACTGCTTTGCCTTCAACAGAGATGATGTTGATCTTTGCAGGCTTGAAGCCTGTCGCTACTGCGCGGGCTGTGGCACTGCCGTTTCCGGTGTACTTGCCTCTCGCTACTCTTAGTCCACTCATGTGAGTCTCCTGTTCTTAATTAAGTTTCGTACCATGCCCAGCGGCTTTACTCACCGGGCGCTTCCAGGGTTATCGGTCAACTATCAGTCCGGGCTTAGCCCAATCCGATATTCTTAACCAGGACGGCGGCATCGACTTCTTCGATGTTCACGTCGACCTTTACGTGGATGGCGTATTGGGCCGTGTCCGCGTAGATATCTTCATCGCGCTTGATTGTTACATCGCGCCCGATTCCAAGGATAAGGTTGCGGTACTCAGTGAGGATCATTTGACCTTGGGTAAGGTAAGTGATTTTCACCGGGCTAGGATCTGCGATCCCGCCGCCACCGATACGGACAACTGTTCCCAACGCTGCATCCAACGTGTAGTCCACGCCTTCAACAAACGGAGTGACCGCATTGCCTGCAAGGGTTTGCAGAGTAACGATAACCTGGCTGACGCCCTTGTGTGCCAACTGGAACGGTGTCGTGCCTGCCAGTGTGGCGTGCTCAACAACTCGTGGAGTGGCATTCAAGAGAGGCAACGGAACCGCTTCAATACCGAATGGAGTCAAGTTCTGAGTCGTGCTCAGAGCCATGTCACCTGCGGCAGTCGCGCGGCTGGAAACCGTCTGTCTGTAGTTCTGTTCGTGATCCGTAGACAAGAAGAACTTCATGTTACGGCGAACACGTTTCCACTTATCCGGCATCTCGTTGATTGCTTTACTGAAGATCGACGACTGAATGTTGGCACCTTGTGCATCCACCACGTGGGCAGCTGCCGCCAACTTCAACCAACCATCAGCCAAACCAATGTACGAGTCTTTCACAACTTGTGTGCTAGATCCGCCTTCAACAAGGTCGGCTTCAAATCGGGCTGGGCCTAATTTGTTACCGTCAATGTACAACTCTTCCAAGTCGTTGGCTAACTGTGTGGCCATCATTCGGATGATGGTGTCCTCGACCGCTTCGCCTTCGATGTTCTCGAGACGGAAGTCACTTGAAATTTCAAACGGCACAACTACGTTTTGTGGATTCAACTTCACTTTTGAAGTCTTGATCCCGCGACGTACGCTGGAAGCAGTAGCCTCTGCTTTAGGTAGTGCTACACGCGCACCTACGTTGATCTTATCGATCTCATACTCATCGGCACGGAAACGGGCGATACGAACGTTGCCTGACAGTCCCGTCACATCAACAACTAGGTCGATGAACTTGTCGGACTGCTCTGGATTCAGCTTGCCTGCTGCTGCCAGGGCATCGGTCGCAACGATTGCTTTTTCAATCAGCTGCTTATTTGTCATAATTGCTCTCCTTTTATTTTTGCCCTGCCAGCGTTAGAGCACGCCAGCAAAGATGCTTTTCTTCTGGTTGTTTTTGTTCGTTGTCGTCACCGCAGGCTCTTCTGTGGTGTTGCTTCCCTCGCCACTAGGGGCGACGGGGGCCGCCTCCACTTTCGCCAAACGATCAGTCAGGCTCTTCACGACTTTGTCGTGGTCTGCCTTCTGTCCATCTAGCGCCTTCTTGATTTCAGTAGCCGCCAACGCTTTCACGTCTTCAGCACTGAGTCCCGCAGGTGCGGCGGCAGGTACTGGTTCAGCTGCCGGAGCGGCTGCACCTTTATCCACGACTGCTTCCTGAGAAACATCAAGATCTTTTAGAAGTTCTTGAAGGCCGCTGACTAAGCCACGAAACTTTTCGAGTCTCGCACCTTTCATCTTGGCGCCCTTCTTATTGACCAGCACAAGAAGTTTTTCAAACATCTCGTCGGTCATCCCTTCTTCTAAAACCATTTTAGCGGCTTCGGCTCCACCAAGTGATTTAACCACTGGCTCGCCCATGAATCCGGTGCTTCCACCTGATTCCACGAAAGTCTTCAAGTCACCTGAGATCATTTTCACGGTGTCGGTCAACCAGTCGAGGGCGTCTGCCATCGCGGTGAACATCATGAATTGTTCATCGGCTACGGATTTCGAGATGTCGATTTTCTTTTCTTCAGCGGTGGCTTTAATACCTTTGAAGATGTCTACGAATTTTTGGATCATCGTAGGTTCGGCAACAACTTCTGTTGCGGCTGGGGCTGCGGCAGCTGCGGGATCTGGTGTCCCTCCTGCGGCGTTGCCATCAGCTTCCTCTGCGGCGGGCTTTCTTGTCTTCACCACGTTCGCAAAGAGGCTTTTGTCTTTTGGCTTCATGTCGTCTCCTTTCCTCTTAACGATGAGGAACTGTCTACCATTGGCGGCAGTGTCCACGAGGCTGACTTCGTGTGGGCGAATGTTCGAGAGGCGACGTGTCGCACTTCTCTCATCATCTACCAACACTGGTTCACCGCGTTTGCCCATTCGTTCTCCAAAGTTTATTGTGTAACTGTGTTACTTGCTACTACTGAATCGTCTTCTTTCCGATTTTGCAATACTTTTCTTAAGTTGGTCACCTGGGCCTTAGCTCCGATGCTGAACCCTGTGAGTGCGCCCGACTTCACATCATCCCACAAACCATCGTCTTTGATTCGCCAAGTCATCAGCCACGTACCCTTGCGGATATTGAATGCTCCGGTGTCGGTTGGTAGGGCCAGGTTGGTCGGCGCACAATACGATTCAAGGATGCGAACTTTGTCGTCGATCAGTTCATCGTGCATGAGTCCTAAGTGCATGAAATCTTCCATGAAAGTCCACGCGGCTTCCCGCACAGTTTCTTCATCATAAGTGTCGCCATGAAGGTCGGTTACATCCGGTTCCAGGACCACGCCGCACACGATTCTTTGCTCCCCTGCCAGCTTGCGAATGGGAACAAAAATAGTTTTGTCCACCAGTTCTTCGGTCGTGTTATCGGGTGCACTGCCAGGTTGATTCTCAGAAGAAATTTCTGGTCCTTGGTCAACCTTCGCGGTCAGGATGTTGGTCGGAAGCAGCGCATCCAAATTGTCATCCGGATCCACTTCAACTTTCATCCCCAGCGCAAGCGATAGCCGCACGATTCGTTCATGAACTTCGGCTTTCGAGTCAGTGCTCTTGTACACTTCGTCTGCGAATTTCTTGAAACGCTTGCGGGATTTCTTCGCGTTCTCCTCGGTGTCGCACGGGAACTTAAGGTTCACCGGGTCACCGAACTTATTCAGATCCGTGGTGAATCCTGCGGGGAACATGAGACTGGCATCAGTGGTGACTTCAATCTCGAACTCTCTCGCGCGTTCCTGTAGTGCGGCCTGCTTTTCAACCCGGGTCATCTCTTTAGTAGGCGCCAGGTTCTTCTTCACTTCTGGTGCGGGTGCCGGGGCAGCAGGTTCTTCCTTCGCTACCTGGGGTTCCTCCCATACTTTGGCGGCTGCCTTATTAAAGGTAAGGGCACAAGACTTTAATAGCAGCTGGAGTCGTTCAAAACTGGTGTCCTCGAAAACATCTGCCATTTCGGCACACATCCCCGCAGCCTTTTCAACCAACTCGCTCACGTGCGCTTCCTGCACGATCTCCACATCCGGCAGCGCGATCTTCTCGAGTACAGACTGTACGGCCTGCGCATTCCCAGCCGCCCGATCAAGCAACGCTACCATGGCCTGCATATCCGCGGAGGCCACACGCTCAATGGCCGTCATCACCAAAGGAAGTGCTGTGAAGGCGGCTTCCTTAATCATGGCCAAGGTTTGTTTCAAGTCGTCGCGCAAATCGGAAAGCTGTTCGATCTGTGCCTCTGTCAGGATCGGGCTCTCCGAAACTAGCAGCGCCTGAAGGCTATCAAACGCAGCCTCTTCTTGGTCGGCCTGTTCTGGGATAGGTTTCGCCTCGTCCTCTTCTTCTTTCTCTATGCCCACGATAGCGCGTACTCCGTCCAGCAGTTCCATAGTTTTCAGGCTGCTTTCCTCGAACTCATCGCGGGGGGATTGAATAAAAATAAATTCTTTTTCGTGCTCGACAAAATTGTCCTCGTTGAACTCGTGTTCGTCGATCCAGGCCGCCGCACGCTCGAACGTGAGGAAGCGGTCCTTGGAAAGCACGATGGCCTGAATGTCGATCTCCATTTTCTTGCGAACCTGGACATCCATCAGATCTTCCGGCAACAGACTGGTGATAACGGTTCCATCCAGCAGTTCCAGATCGTGGCGGTGTGGCCCGTCTGTCGGAGTGACGCCGCCAGCGAGTAGCGCGTGCTCGTGGGGCGTGCCCGAACGAGCTTCCATCAGGTCCTCCCCAATGTAGATCCCGTGCGCGTGCGCGGGTTGTTCTTTCCCAGTGGCGCCCTTATCTAGCGGGTGCCAGTGGTGGCCATCCATCTCGGTTTTCAGTAGGTGCCCATTGATTAGAAACCAATGAGAGTGGGCGCCGTCAAACTGGGTGCGCGTGGTATCCATTGGATCCGCCTGGTGTTGGTGTGCCCCACCTTCGCCCACGTGTCCCTGCTTAGAAATTTTCTTTTTGCGTGCCATCTTATCCTCCTACATTTCCGGTACGACAGTTGTTCGGCAGTTCCCATGGTACGGGGGAAACCCGAGGCCGCCTGTCGCTAGCTTATTGTTGTTTTCAAGAGTGTTCGGTCCTAGGTTTCCGCGAGCACTATCCCACGGAAACAATTCCGCCAGCGCAGTAGGGCTACTTAAATCAAGCATTTGATTCAGCATCCCCATTCCTGACTTCACCTCAATCACCCTGCCATCCATGTTCTTGCAAATCTCCGACGTGCGTTCATCGCGTACTGCGGCCACGCGATAAAACTTCACTCCGGCATCTTCCATTCCAATCAGTCGCCCAGAGTTCTGTCCCATCACGGCGGCGTTGTTGGCCAACACCTCGAAGTAGGCTTCCGGGTTTGTGGCGAAAGCATCGGGAATAAGTGAGCCTACATCCAGGCCCAGTGCTCCCGTCAGTTCTTCCGCCAGGCGCTTTTCCAATTCGGCAGCAGCTACCTCTGTAGACTGCCCCTCTTCCAGAACGATCATGCTGGTCACTTCAGCTACCTTGCCCATCACTTGCTCGGGGAATAGCCGCCCGGCACTGATGTTCGTGAAGCTGTTCAGCATCTTAATTGCGTCTTTGTCCTTCTGTGTGAAGTTGACTGCGAGCGAGGCACGTGGCCCAGTGGCTGTAGCCTTCTGCACCTTCAGTCCGAACTTGCTTAGGAACATTGAAACCTGGGCTTCGTATAGCGCCTCGGTCTGCTTTTCCACTGTAGGCAAACTCTTATCGCCGAACCCTTTGAGTTCGCTTTCCACGGCAGCGATGATCTCGGCTGCCTGGCGCTTCGTAGTCTTTCCATCGAAGGCGGCAAGTCCGGCCGTCAGGGCGCGCTTCGCGTGCGCATCCCATTCCTTCGTCAGCATACGGGTGACAGACTCGCGGAACTTAGCCTGTGCCCGTTCTTCCTTCGTGGCCTTCTCTAGCCAGATGGAGGTTTTGAGTAATTCAATCTCTGCGAAATTAAGCATCTGCTGGCACCCTTCCTTTGGCGTAGTCGCCTAGGCGGTCTTCCCACTGCTTCACGATTTCAATGTCGTGCGCGGTAGGATTAGATTTCTTCAGTGCCAAACGCTGCTGGATATTTTGTTGTGGCGGGCGATCTTCTGCCAATGGCTCCGGCTTGAACCCGACGGCTGGCTGCAAGATTTTGTTGGCCGTGTCTTGACTCATGCCCAATCCGATAACCAGTACGCTGATGGCCGAATCAAACGGGATCTGCCCAGTGGCTACATCCGTCACCATTTGCACCACGGCCTGCATCTGCGCGCCGTTCAGAACCATGCCAGCTTGGACAGCCTGCTGTGTCTGGGCCGCCAGCGGGTCGCCGTTTACAGGCGCGGGCGCAGGCGTGCCCGCAGGTGCGGGAGGCGCATTAGGATCTACCGGTTGTGCGGCAGGCACTTGTCCTTGGTTAGGCGCCAAGGCACCCGTCGAAGGATTGCCGCCCAGTGCGCCGATTCCCTTCACGGCTTCCGCCATGGTCAGAGAGAACGGGATATCTGGATCGAAGCCCACGACTTCTTTCTTATAGGGAGGCAGGTCTTTGTTCAGAATATCGCTCAATACTTCTCGCGCCAGGTTCGGCGTCAAGGCTCCGGTTTTCTCGGTGCCATTCAAGATAGAAACTAAGTCAGTGTCGTCGGTTACGTTCGGGCCGAAGGATTTGTATTCCCAGTAAACCCAGCCCATATCGCGGAACAGGTCAGTGATCTTGCGATCCGTCTCCTGGCGCTCAGGTCCGAACACTTGTTCGTCGGCCAGCTTCCTGCTGCTTTCCGCAGTGGCGCGCGTGTAGTCGTCGGATTTCCCAACGAAGATAGGCGGCAATCGGAAACTGCGGCGAACCTTATCAGAGTTATTTTTGTCGTACTCTTGGAACAATTGATCTTTGTGCTGCACGTTCGCCAGCGGGATAATTTCAACCTTCGCGGTTCCACTGTTGGTCAAACCTTCAGTGGCTGGTTCGCTCTCCAACACGAGGAACTTAGAGTAGTTCTTATCTCGCTTGGTCACGTACTCAGTGAACTCTTCGATTCGTTTGATCGTGCCTTCAGTCAACATCGCGTTTCCGCTGACCAGTACGGCCATGCTAGGAACGTTGTTGTTTTGGAACGTATTCCAGTTCACTTCCTCTGCCGCCCGGCTGCCGAAAATGCTGAACAGGTTTCCGATAAATCGCGGTAGCCCGTAGGGCGTGCGCGGGCTGTACAAGCGAAAGTGAAGCAGCGAAGTAGCTGCGTGTTTCTTCGCATCAAACTTATCATCGGATGCTTTGGCGGTAGCTTCGTCTGTGTAGAACTTGCCCGTCTCTTTGTGCAGGATGCGAGGATCGCCCCACTCTTTGAAATAAATTGTCTTCGCGTTTCGGCGCTGAATGAATCGGCGGAAACGCTTTAAGTGTTTCTTCTCAATGGTCTCGCCAGTCTCTACGTCTAAGATTCTTTTCGTGATCTCGACGAACTTCTCATCCTGGGGAGTGAGAACTATGGTGTGAGATTCGATGTGATTGATGGCACCGATCTTCGTAGCATCGCCGCGCTGTGGGACCAGTTCCCAATAGGCCTCACCAGTCATCTCTTGATCCACGCGCTTGCGTCTGCACAACGCGGTCAAGTCCATATCTGGATTGACGGAAAGAAGTAGCGTGCGAATCTGCTTGCGCTCGGCTTCAATCTTTTCCTTCAGCTTTTCCTTCAGCTCCTCAGACATCTTGGCTTGCACGAGCCGCCCGCCGAAGCCTTCAATGTTGACTTCCATGGCGGCCACACACTGGCCCAGTTCTGTGTTGTTCTCTGATAGCTGAGCCAACACGAGCTTGTCGTATGGCGGTTCAATGATTCGTTCCTTTGAGAGGATTCCAGCACGGCCATCATTCGGCATGGCTGCGGTTTCCGACGGATCGGTGGCAGCCTTCTTTATCATGGAATCTTTAGGGCCGATGATTGTTGCGTTCATGGCCGCGCGGTTACGTCCTTCGGACTTTTCAACGGCTACGTTTGGCTTTGCTTTTCTCATTCATCTCTCCTATATGAGGCCGATTTCGCGGCTTCGTTTCTTCCGCACACCAACGGTGGCGATGGTTATCGCTAGGTCCACGGCATCGAACAAATCGTCGTGGTCCCCGTCTGGTAGCTTAAGCATCTGTTCAATCAATTCCACTTGGTCTTTGCTGAAATAAATCTCAGCAGCCTGGCAGCGGGCCGCCAGCTTCATCCCTCTAGTGGTTTTGTCTTTATGGGTATTCATGGCACGCACGCGCACTTCATTGTCATCTTGCTTAATGTTCTGGATCTGTGCGGCCTGGTAGGCATTGGATTCAATGCCAACAATGATCGGATCGTACTGGTAGAACTTCTGGCGAATTATGTCCGTCTGTTTGTGGAAGGTGGCCTTGGTTTGGAAAACCTCAACCACGTACTTCTTGTTGGTCGTAGGGCACACGGCGATAGTGGCGTGCGCGAAAAAGTCGGCGGCAGTAGTTTGACTGATCGCTAAATCCACGCCCTGGTAGTAGCGCAGTTCGCCTTCGGGAAGTTTCTCATACCAATGGAACATTTCGTAGGCGAAGATTTTCCCTTCCATCGCGCTAGTGTTCATCTGGTATTGCGATTCAAACTCGGGCACACCCATAGTTCGGCGCAGTGCTAGAAAATGTTCTACGCCTGCCTTCTCTGGCCAGGGAGTGCCGCCCGGTCGCGTGTCGTCCAAGGCTTTCACGATGCAGGGTTTTAGGCCCGGCGTGTTCTTAATAATGTAGTTGTGCAGGTCGTTCGGATTCCACAGCGTGCCGGAGATGAAGATGCGTCCGCCTTCGATCAGTGTCGGCAGCAGGGACTTGAAAAACCAGATGCGCAGCTTTTCTCGTTGCATGGCCGTGCGGCTATTCTCTTCATCCACTAAGTCATCCGCGATAACTAAATCATAGTGGCGGGAAGCAGTGGCGCCGCCCACGCCGATGCAGGTAACAGTGGATTCCCGAAGTACAGCGCGGCGGGCGTTGACGGTGATCTCTTTGCTGTCCCACTTATCGCCTTTCCAGTTTCCAAAAATTTCAATCAGGCGTTGGTTGTTCTCAAAGTGTGCCTTGATCTCTCGAAGGAAGACCTCCGCTTGGAGGCCAGTGTTCGAGCACACGAGGATTCGGATGTCTGGGTTCCGCAGAATCTCGTAGATCACGCGGCCCACTGTGCTGGTCGTCGACTTTCCGCTACCGCGATAGCCGAGGATCATGGCCCACGAGTATTCCCCCACCTTCACGGGAGCTTCCTGCGCCATCAGCATTTCTTCGTGGAACGGCTGAAGCTCGTAGCCCAGCACTTCGGTTTCTAAAACATCGATGCGATTCTCTTCGATCACGGCGCGACGAATACTCGAGCGGTATTCATTCACCACGGCCTGCGTCTGTTCTAACAGATTGCGGTCGTCGATTTCCTCGAAGTAGCGCGACACCATCACGTCACTGAACTGGGCTGACTTTACAACCTCTTCCAGCTGGATGGCCGCGCTCGATGGCGCACCCTTCACAGCGGCTCCTTGTTCTTGTCTTCCTGAAGTTGGAGTTGTTGCACGTGGTAGTCGTTGTACTTCTTCATCAACTCTTCGGCCAGTTCGCCACAGTCAAACTTCGTCAGCTTAGACATTCTCAGCAGCAGGTCGATCTTAATGTTGGCTTGCTTCCCACTCAGGATGTTGCACAGAAAAGGCACGCTGATATGCAGGCGCTCCGCGAATTTCTCGTAGGTTTCCCCGTTGTCCTGTAGCCACTGTTTTAGGCTCATAGTTTCCCCCGTAGTTATCCGGTAGGGGCCATGCACACCCGGTGAAAGGTCGCCGCCCGCATCAATCTGAGACACCTGGCGGGGCAGTGCATAATATAGGACAAGCCCCTACTACCCCAGTCTTCCCCAAAACCTCGGGCATTTCAAGGACTTTCGCACCCTACGCTTTAGGCTTGACTATACAGCCTTAAAGCTGTATAGTTAAGGCATAAGGTTTAGAAACCCAGGAGGTTTAAGATGAAACGCGTAAAACTGTACTACCTAGGATGCCGCTACAACCCGCAGTTCGCACAGCCTTACCATGTGGCCTATGGCCAGCTGACTAAGAAGGATGCCCGCGCGAAAGAAAACTGCGTGTACGGCTCTATGTCTTTGGAAAGTTTTGAGACTGAAGAGGCCTACAACGCCCGCATTGCAGAGGTGCGCGCACAGGGCCGCAGAGTTTCCTAACCCTAGTATTCCCGCAGGTCCCCCACTAACTAACAAACCAGGAGGTTTTAAGTGAAACAAGTTTACCGCATAGAAGTTCAGGCACCCGGCGCCATTGGAAAATTCAAGCACTGGATCGGTGCAGACCTGAAGCTGGTGTTGCGCAAAGACTTAGCCGTAGCGTGTACCCACGAAGAACACCTGCAAGTGATGGAATCTATCAATGCCCCGGCAGTGGCCTACCGCGAAGAACTGACTCCCGGTGAAGAAGGCGAACTGGCCGCCCAGGCAGATGCCGAAGAAGAATGCGAAGACTGCGATGAATTGCTGTGCGACTGCACGTGCGGCGAGATTGACGAGACGGTTCTGGAAACCGCGCTCTGCGAAGCTTCCCACGATAGCGAATTTGAACAAGCCCTGGCACAGCACACAGGCATCGACGACTTGACGATTGACCGCTGCCGGTCCTTTGAAGACGCCGGGATTCTCACCATGAATAAGGGCGTAGTTATCACGTTCAAGAACGGCGCGGGCGAAAGCTTCACGTTCCAGCTAACAATTGTCCAAGACAACAGGCGGTAACCCGTGAAACTAGCATTCCCGAAAACCTGTAACTGCTGCGGAAAAGAATACCAGGCCTTGCCTACCGATAAGGCCGCCCGCGTACGTTGGCAGACCGAGGACCGCATGGGCGGCGCCTACTGGGAATGCCAGGGCACGACGGCCAAAGGCGAGACTTGCAATAGCACACTGTTTGTCCCTGCTGCCAAACTTGAAACTAAGGAGAACGCATGAGTACCGAAAAGCAAGACAAGGTTATCCGACTGATCCGGAAACTTCTGGACCTGGCAGGCGGCAACGCCAACGAACACGAGGCGCGTTCCGCTGCCGAAAAGGCCCACGCCCTTCTGTTGGAACACAACCTTGATATGCAGGCCGTGAAGGCCGCAGGACAGGAAACGGGCGATGAGTACGTAAAGCATGAAGGCTACACAGCCGCCAAGCGCACGACTCAGCAGAAGTTCATTCTGATTCTGTTGCAGAAATTCTTCTTTGTGCGCGTGGTGCGCAGCCGTACCCAACGCGGCGGACCTGTGTCGTTCTTCTTTCTGGGCACGAAGACAAACGTGGAGATCGCCCAGTACGTGCACGACTTCTTGAATCTTAAATTCCCTGAGCTATGGCGCCAGTACAAGAACGCCAACCACCTGCCGGAGAACGCGAAGCAGTCCTACTATGCAGGCCTGGCACTGGGCCTAGAGGAACAGCTGACAGAGAGCAAGCGCAAAGTTGAAACTTCCCGCGCCCTCGTACTGGTGGAAGATCCGGCACTGGGAAAATTTGTTGCCAATGTCTACCCACGCTTGAGCACTGGCGGGATGACTCCGCCGAAATTGAACAACAGCGCAGCCATGGCAGCTGGCCACGAGGAAGGTCGCAAGCTACGCATCACACGTGGCATCACTACAACCAGCAATGGCGGCCCTGTACTACGAATCGGAGGTCGCAAGTGAAACCACGCTACACCGCTGGCACCCGCATGATTGATAGCCAAGGCCGCCACTCTGTGGTGGGCCAACCTGAAATGATTGGCGACATCCTGGTGTACCAAATGATGGACGCCTGCACGCGCCTAGGATTCCAAGCCACAGAAGGCGCCCTGGACTCGCAGTACAAGTACGCCCTTCCCGAACTACAACCCGATAGCCGCCTGGCCGAAGAAGTTAAGATAAGACGCATTCGCCTGTGGAAACACTGGCTGATGGGTTGGCGGGACACTGCCGACCAAGAGCCTACAAAGCCAGCCCTGAATATAGCTGTGAAAACAATTGATCGACTGGTGGATTTGCCACTGGAAACCGCAGAACAGGAAGCCCAGCGCGAAGGCGCAGTGGCGGCCCAGAATTGGATGCAAGTATGAAGGCCGCAGTCTATGCACGAGTGAGCACCGATGACCAGAACACTGACCTGCAGATGCGCGAGCTCCGCGCCTACTGCCAGGCCCGCGACTGGGAAATCACGGAATACATTGACCACGGCGTGTCGGGCCGGAAAGATCGCCGCCCGGAGTTGGACCGAATGTGGGAAGACGTGAAAGCGGGACGCGTAGAAGTTGTAGTCGTGTGGGCCTTCGATCGGTTGGGACGGAAAGCCCTATCCATGATCGCAGCACTGGAGGAATTCCAGAGGTTGGGCGTGGGCTTCGTATCCCTCAAGCAGCAGATGGACACCACGGCACCCATGGGTAAGGCAGTGTTCACGATCCTCGCAGCCATAGCGGAACTGGAGAGCGCCCACATCGGCATGAGAGTGAAGGCCGGGATGGCAGCGGCTCGCGCAGCGGGGAAAACGATAAGCCGCCCGCGCCAGATTCCGCGCGCAGAAATCGAACGACTATCGGCCACAGGGAAAGAGCCTGCGGAGATTGCGCAGATGTTGAAGGTACACGCGGCCACTATTCGCAGAATCCTGCGGAAGGAATTGAAATGCGCGTGACAGGAATAGGATGCGTAGTCTAGTATGAATACTAAATGCTGCATAAGGGAGTAACAAGATGGAACGAATGAAACCAAACATACTGCTGAACTGGGTGAAGCAAAACGACATGAGTCAGGAAGCCTTCGCCAGAGCCTGCGGGGTAGGACTGCCCTTCATGCACAAGCTACTACACGGCAAAGGCACAGACATAGCCAACTCACTTCTGCGCCGGATATCGGAAGCCACAGGCCTAGACATAGACGCCGTCTCGGAGGAGTTGTTCAATTGTACTGAACACAATAAGGAACTCAATGAAGAAGAACGCTAAACCAAAACTACGAGAATTCGTCCGCCTACAAAGGTGGATGCGCAAAGGAAAGATAACCCAGCAGCAGCTGGCATTTCACTGTGATGTCAGCATGGGGTTCATTCACCAACTTCTAAAAGGCAAGTACGTCAACGTGAGCATAGTATTCCTGCACCGCCTATCCGAAGTTACTAAAATCCGAAGTTACACGTTGATGCGGGACCTTCTTATCCTACACAAAGTCAACGGCCCCAAACCAAAAGACGACAACTATTACGTCGACAGCTTATAGGAGTCCTATGAAAGCACCCAGCCACTACAGCGAATTTCCAGTAGACCAACTCGCGGATCGCCTTTGGGCAGTGGCCGCCAGCCAGGGACTGGTTCAGTACAACCAAGTCAGCGAGATCGTAGGCAAGCAGCCCAGCGATCCAACTTTCTGGGCTATGCTGGGCGAGATCACCGAGGACACCAACACACGTTTCGGCGTTATGCTGACGGCCGTTGTGGTGAACAAGCGCGATGGTTTCCCAGGCGGTGAGTTCTTTGATCTAGCGATAGAATTAAATCGTGGCCTGAACGATCAGCTTGAATTTTGGGCGCGCGAAGTGCAGGCGGTCCACGCCAAAGCAGCAGAGCTTTCCGTCAATGGAAAAGTGAAATGGCTCTGAAGTACATTCACATCGACGTTGAAACTACAGGCACTGACCTGCGCAGCGATGACATCCTTCAGATAGGCCTGGTGCAGGTGACCTTCGACGGCTCCCGCTACCAGACCGGCCAGCAGCTAGAAATCTTTGTACCTACCAAACGGCTCCCCACTAGCGCCTTCGACAAAGAACACTTGCTCCCCATCTACGACAAATGCCGCAGTATTCAACAACCCTCGCCTGCGGAAATCAGATCTCAGATTCTGAACTTCTTCCACCTGTGTGGGGAAACAGAGCGGCCCATAATGATGGGTTGGAATCTTGGGGGGTTGGATATTCCTCTGATGGTACGCCACGGATTTCTCGTGCCGCCCAGGAAAGTTCCCGTCGTCGGAGGTCGCGATGTAGACAGCGGCGACTATCATCACCGGAGCTACGATATCCAGAGCGTGTTTCAGTTTGCTGAGAACTACTTGGGAATTTCTTCTGGCGAATTGTTTGATCGCGTGGATGCGAAGATCATGGCGCATGGGAACCTTCCCCGCCATAACGCTATCGCTGATTGTATTCGTCAGACTTTGCGATTGAATGGCGTACTTGAGCTTGTTAGCCAGCACGCCACAATCTAAGGGAGGGGCGTGCTAGGGACGTTTAACTGTTACGACGATAACTGTTCCGGCGCCGGGATCGGCTGACCACTGCACAGTGAGCGCGTTGGCGGCGACGGTGGTCCAACCGAGTAGTGGTAGATTGTTGGCGCCTTTGGTCTTCTGCACCACGGACAAAATCACATCGGTAGTTTTCAATCCAGTCACAGTCAGTGCGGCGCTTGCGGCTCCGCCTGCGCCTGCGGCGCTCGTCAATACAACTAAATTCGAGTAGTCCAACTTGTCTTGGAGTACCTGGGCCAGATGTTTATCTGAACCTTTCACATTTCCTTTGGAAAGATTTTGGCCTCCCTCAAAGTGATCTGCGCTCGTCGGGGTTTGTGCGGCGTGGGCGCTCGTCGTGGCAAAGGCCATCGCGAAAACGCAGGCAATTAGCATTGTGATTGTTCTCATGTTTCCTCCTCAGAAAATCATTGGGATTACCCGGTAGTGCCCAGTCTAAACTCAGCTGGCGCCCAGCTGCAAGCCTTTTCGTTTTGAGACCGCTTTTAGGCCAGTAGCCGCCCGGACTTCGGGGAACGCGGGGCAGCAGGGAAAAGCCCTGGTCGGACGGGCACTTAGGGGACAAAATAAGGCCTTGACTATACAGCCTTAATTATGTATAGTTAAGGCATAGATAAACGATGGCTTGGAAACCAAACTAATAAAAGGAGTACCTATGCAAACCATGATTCGTTCTAACACCCCTATCACTGTGGACGCCCTTCGCCAGAAGGTGCCTAGCATCTTCGCGCAGGCGCCGAAGGCCGGAGTTTCGGAGAAGTACACCTTCATCCCGACTACTAGCGTTCTCGATCTTCTGCAGAAGGAAGGCTGGTTCCCCGTGGCAGCTGGCCAGGGCCGGGCGAAAAATCCAGACGGCAAGGATTTCATGAAACACGTGGTGCGCTTCCGCCGGGACGATTCCGCCAAAGCCTTGAAAGAGGTGGGCGATAGTATTCCCGAACTGGTGCTCACGAACTCGCACAACGCCAGCAGCAGCTACCGCCTGATGATGGGCCTCTTCCGCCTTGTCTGCACCAACGGCCTCACTGTGAGTTCCGGCGACATCGCGGACTACCGCATTCGCCACACTGGTTTCAAAACCGAAGACGTGTTGGCAGCCAGTGCCCAGATGATTTCCCACATTCCAACTTTGGCCGCCAAGGTCGAAGGTATGCGCACACTGAAATTGAACGACGACGAGCGCCTAGCGTTCGCCACGCAAGCCCTGGGCCTTCGCTGGGATGCAGGCAAGGCACCCATTGAAGCCAGCCACTTGCTGATGTCCCGCCGGGGCGCCGACAGTGGAAACGACTTGTGGACTACCCTGAACGTGGTGCAGGAAAACATTATCCGCGGAGGCATCACAGGCCGCAGCAGTGGCCGCACGCGACGCTCGTACACAACGCGCGCAGTGAACAGCCCTGCCACTGACATCTCTCTGAACCGTGGCATCTGGGAAATCGCCGAAGCTTTCACAGGCAAGGGCGCCTAATGAAGAAGAAAACTAAGAAGGCCACTGTACGCAAAATCAAGGGCGCCGAATCCTACGGGGTTTACGGCGCCGATGGAAAACTAATCTACGAATCTGACAAGGAAGATTGTCAGAGCTTCCTGCGAGGTATGCGATGAGTTTCAAACCCAGTACGTTCCAGCAAGCGGTGTTCGATTTCGTCACCGCTGGAAAGGGCAGCGCCATAGTCGTTGCCGTAGCTGGCAGCGGGAAGACGACTACGATAGTGGAGGCGCTGAAGCGCATCCCCACCGATCAGAAAGTCACCTTCCTGGCGTTCAATAAATCTATAGCCACCGAACTACAGTCCCGAATCCCGCGCCACGCGCAGGCGCTCACGACTCACTCCTTGGGGTTCCAAGCCATTAGGAAAAGTCTGGGCAGCGTGAAGGTGGACGGCGATAAGGTGAAGAAGTTGATCGAGGCCGACAAGGCTGTGTACCCCACTGGCGTCTGGCGCATCATGCGCTACAAGCTAGGGCGCATGGTTGGCTTGGCCAAGAATCACGGGATAGCGCCGGAGGACACGGATGCCCTCGGCCTACTGCCTGACACGATGGAAACCTGGCTGAAGCTGATGGCACACTTCGAGATTCTGGACGACGGGGAGTTGGGCGAACACCTGCGCCACGCCGGAATTGAACAGCCGCCCGAGGAATACTTGGTCGCTGGCACCCGCCGGATTCTGCGCGCTAGCCTAGCAGACACGAAGACGATTGATTTCGACGACATGATCTATCTGCCTGTGGTGTTCAACTTCGCCATGCCAAAGAGCGACTGGCTCTTCGTGGACGAAGCGCAGGACATTTCAGGAATACAGCTGGCCATGATCGAAAAGGCGCTCGCGAAAAACGGACGCCTGGTAGCTGTGGGCGATCCCCACCAAGCTATCTATGGTTTCCGTGGTGCCGATGCGAACGCCCTGAATAATATCGCGGCGAAGTTTGCAGCCTGCCACCTGCCACTATCAATTTCCTACCGCTGCCCGAAGAAGGTTGTGACCGAAGCACAGCGGTACGTGAAGCATATCCTTCCGAGCGAGACTGCGCCCGATGGCATGGTTGAGTTTCGGGAAAAGATGAAGTTCTCAGAGTTCCTTCCGAACGATATGGTGGTCTGCCGTTTCAAGGCTCCCGTGGTTAAGCTTGCCTATCGGCTACTGGCCGCCAAGGTTCAGTGCAAGATCATCGGTCGCGACATAGGCGCCGGGCTGGTCTCTCTCATCCGTGGCCTCAAATGCGATTCGCTCCCGCAGCTGGCGACGGCCGTCAAGGATTGGCACAAGCTAGCCTGCGAAAAGAAACTAGCGAAGGACCCGGAGGCGGATCTCACTGACCTGAACGAGAAGGAAGAGATGCTGTCTACCATTATCCAAATGTCCGGCACTGGCACAGTGGACGGATTGATCGCAGAGATCGAGGCGCTGTTCACAGAAGACGCGCGCGGTGTGGTGCGGTTATCTACCATTCACAAAGCGAAAGGCCTAGAGGCCAATCGTGTGTTCTGGCTGAACTCCAACTACACGCTGAAGAAGGCGAAACAAGAATGGCAGCAGGACCAAGAAAACAATCTTCGCTACGTGGCAGTCACCCGCGCGAAGGACTACCTGGCATTCATAGAACTAGATCAGATTGCATAAACCCAAAGGAGATAACATGAAGAAGAAGTTCCTACCCCTATTCAAGAAAACATCGACGGGCGCCATCCAACTTTGGCAGATCGAAGTGAACGGCAACAAAATCACAACCACTCACGGGCAGGTGGACGGCAAGCAGCAGTCCGTCGACGACGTGGTGAAGGAAGGCAAGAACGCCGGGCGCTCGAATGAAACCACGCCCGCGCAACAGGCCATGCTTGAGGCCGAAGCCAAGTGGCTGCGCCAGAAGAAGAGAGGCTACGTTGAAACCGCACTGGGTGCCGCCAAGGGTGCCACAGACGCAATCATTGAAGGCGGCGTTATCCCGATGCTGGCCAAGGTGTACGAGGATTGCGCCGAGAAACTTTCCTACCCGGTCGCTGTGCAGCCGAAACTCGACGGCCATCGTTGCGTGGCTGTGATTGACGAGGATGGCGAGGTCACGCTGTGGACCCGCACGCGCAAACGCTACACCGCTGTCCCTCACATCGAAGAGGCAGTGGCCGCCATGGTGAAGAAAATGAAACTTCGCAGCTGCGTGATCGACGGCGAGTTGTACAACCACAAATTGAAATCAGATTTTGAGAAAATTTCCAGCATGGTTCGCCAAAAAGAACCTCACCCGGATTGCCCGAAGTTCATTGAGTACCACGTGTACGACATCGTTTCGGATGCCGGATTCAAGGAACGCCTGGGTATGTTGGCCGACGTTGTGCTGTTCGGCGGAAAGCACGTGCACCTAGTGGACACCCACTTCGCGGAAACCGAAGCCGAGGTGATGAAACACTACGAGACTTTCCAGAAGGATGGCTACGAAGGCGCCATGGTTCGCGCGCTGGGCATGGGCTACGAGAACAAACGCTCGAAGCAGCTGCTGAAATTAAAGGATTTTCAAGATGCCGAGTTCAAAATCCTCCGCCTCGAAGAAGGTCGCGGGAAACTAATGGGCCACGCTGGCGCCTGTGTCTGTGCACTGCCAGACGGACGCGAGTTCAATGCAAAGATGGCTGGCAACACTGATGCACTGAAGAAGGCTTGGGAAAACCCGAAGCTGTGGGTAGGCAAACTGCTGACTGTGAAATTCCAGAACTACACGAGTGCTGGCGTTCCGCGCTTCCCTGTTGGGATGCGGCTGCGAGGTGATGAGTGAAACTTAAAGACTTGCCCCTAACAACAAGAACTAGGAACGCCTTGGCAGCCGCAGATTGGCGGCGCGAAGAGACCTGGGCTTCATTATGTGAAATGCCTGTAGAGGAATTCCTTACGGGCAAGCACGATGCCAGATGCCTGCGCACAAAGAACTTAGGAAGAGGCTCTTTTAGATTATTAGTTGACGCCGCACGGGTCTCCGCCGGGCTGAATAAACTATCTGATGCTGGGTTGAGAAAACAAATAAGGGAAGCATTCCCAAGCAGGAGAACCTTAAATGCGCTTAGAAAGAACTAATTCTATTCTCGCCATCCTTCACCAATGGGAGTGCCGCCTGCACGTTCTTCGGAACACTTGGCCCTGCGGCATTCGCAGTGTGGACGATGAGACTGACCGCAGGATAGCGAGCCTGACTGCGGCCATCGCTGAGTTGAAAGGAAAGATCGCATGAAACTATTTGAGGAACTGGTAGCTGCCCTGGTGAACAAGCCCGCCTTCAACTACGGCGGAACTTTCGGCGTGGGCGGCAGTGATCCGATGAAGATTCACTCGGCGGATAACAGCTGGCTGAAAGATCAAATGCTGGAGCACATTCCGAACTGTCACCTGTTTGTACTTTCCATGGGTGCGATCTTTCCTATGGCGAAAGATTCTAACCCAGAGAATACCGCCGTATTGGATTTTACAGCGACGGGCGTGCCTAACCCTAATCCTAAAAAGACGTTGGATCTGGACGTAGCCCCGCCATTCCAAACTTGTTGGTTTCAGTTTGCAGAGCCAGGCAGTGGCAGGTTCAGCGGAATCAAGGACCGCCACGACGGGCGTGTTATCTATGGGATGTTCCTGCACGAGACGGCGCCGCACGAGTACCTGTTCGCGTTCATCATGCGCGACGATGATGATCCCACGCTACACCGCTACCGATTCGGCCACGCGACACAGCTACAGAATCATGAGATCTGGCACACGATCAGCATCTGGCTACAACCATTTTCCAAGGATGCCACCACGGGCACCATGAAAACTTCTTCGCGCGTGAAGTTCAAAGACCCTGCGACCGGGGAAAAGATTCTGCACAAGATAAAGAAAGTCGTGATGGTGTTCCCAAAGCAGATGAGCGCGGAAGCCAAGAAACAAGCCGAGCGTGATGGCGTTGACTTCAGTCACCGCTTCAGCGTGCGCGGCCACTGGCGAAAGATTGCAGGCATCGGAAAGAATCGCGCCGACGAGTACGTGGTGTCCGGTTTCACCTACGTGCGCGAACATGAGAAGGGGCCGGAGCATTTGCCTGTAACCAAGAAAACCCGCGTAGTTCCTGAAAGGACAACAGATGAGCAATGAAAATAAATTAGCCCACTATCCCAAGACAGAGTTCTTCGAGGTGGTTGACACCATTGGCGTGCCGCACCCGTTCTGCATTACTCCGCGCCACATTGAAGAGGCGCAACACCACAGCGGCCAGCTAGGCAAAGAGGCTATCGAGTCGCTGGAGAAGAAACTGAAAAGGCCGAGCTGTGGAATGCAGGGATGCCAACTAAGTTTCGCACAACACGAACAGGCGCTGCTGGTTCGCTGCAAATCCAAAGACGAAGATCTGACACGGGCCTATCTGAAATCAATTGTCGAACAGTGCGAGAAAGATGGCTATGCAGGATTCACTCTGCTTGATGGGACGGGAACATGAAAGACGGCATAATGTACTTCTTCACCACAGGACTGAAGGGCTTGATTGACCAGCGCCTGGAACAACTGCACAACGATCCCATAGCCGCCAACCATTTTATCAATCAGATGGCGGAGCAAATTGAGTTCTACAAGAAGGAAATCCAGAAGGTGCCACGCGGCCCGATGCGCGCCCGTGCTGTGTTTCGCGCGATTGACGAAATGCTGGCAGAATCCAAGAAGGAAAGCCCGCAGTTCTGGGACAAGGCGAGTTGCAAAGCTGGGTGTGCGCACTGCTGCCACACGACGGTCCTGCTGTCAGAGGATGAAGGTGAGATATTGGCGGAGCACGTGAGCTCTGGGAGGGTGCCGATTGATATGTCACGCCTGGAGGCGCAGGCCCAGTTCAAGGGTTCCGAGTTGGACTACTGGCGGGCACCGAAAGAACTGACTCGTTGTGTGTTTCTGGGGGATAACAACCGCTGTCGTGTGTACGAAGATAGGCCAGCCAGCTGTCGGAAATACCATGTTGGTTCCCCGCCGGAGCAATGTGATGATCGGAAAGATCGGGACGTGATGGTTTTGGCGCAGTTCGACCAGGAGATTTTGGCGACCGCCGCTGCGGATATTTGTCGGAACGCCGATCCTTTGCCTTTAACTGTTTGGAGGATTTTACGGAAGGCGGCGAAGCTTTAAGCAACGCATCTGTCTCCGCTTCAATTTCCTTCTCAGTCTTGGCCCACGGCAATGGGCACTTCAACTCATAGTCTGCAGACACTTCACAATCTGGGTTTTCTTTTTGTAGGCGCTCGCGTTTCGCATCCGTTGCGCAGCCGCCTAGCGTGAGTAAACAGAATAGCGCGATAACCTGTGCTGCTTCATTCATCCTTGAACTCCAGCGCAGAAAATAAAGTGAGGCACGCAGATTTCTAGCCTGCGTCCCCTAAGCCTCGACCCATCCGTGGTTCTAAACCTCGGAACAGCCGTGCGCGCGACCGGCCTCACATAAAAGTGTAGCAGGTGCGACGGGGCGTGCAATACTCCAGGCTTTTAATTTCGGAAAGTCTGGGAGCGGCGCACACGCATACAATCATTCCAAGCTTCCTGCGCCTGGTTCAATTTCAAGAATACTTTATCGGTGCCCCGGCTGTACCACAGATACCAAGGCAGCACGAGGAGGAACACCAAAGCATTTCCGCGGAACTTGCGTTCTACATCTACCCTGGCCGCCCACTCGTCCCACGCGCGCATGAACGCTAGACCTTTAGTCATCTGTTCCTCATTCAATTTACTCAGAGGGTTGGCGATGATGCTCTTCATTTCTGTGCGGTACTGGTCCATCATGGTGTGGACTTCAATCGGAGATAGACCATCGAGGAAAAGCACAGTGGCGGTTATCATCTTCACCCGCTCGGCCATGGTGTTCATCGGCCCGATGCAGATGGCTTCCTCAATTTTCTGGTTTATCTTATCCACTTTTCCACTCCCCGCTTCATGTTCTCCAGCGCACCTTGCTGCTTTTCGGTGACTGTCTCGTTCTTCTCAATCCACTCGCGCATATCGGTGACCTTGGTCTCCACGGACTCACTGAACTCGCTGGCAGTGTCACTGTCAGGCAGGTCCGGCAGTAGCGCCAATATCTCATCACATAATTCCAATGCTTCCTTAAATTCTGGTTTCTTGCCCATAGGACCTCCTGCTTTTGTTTTTCTATACGCGATGCGTAGCTGGACTTGGTCCGGCCCGCCTATAGGCCGGGCATCCGCCCGCACCCGCGCCCCTCGCATGGGCGCTGTATTCCCTTATTCTGGGCGCCTCCCTGCCCCGTCCTAGCGTGCCCGCCTTCGCGGTGCCCACTGGTGCCCCAATTCTTGGCCCCGCCCCTGTGGCGCCTTTCCTGTTGGCGCCTGTGGCGTGCTGCTGCCTAGGCCTTCGGCCTACTGTCCGCCTGGCTGTGGTGCCAGCTGTGCGCCTTTGTCCGTAAAGGTGATGCACTCTGGGCGCTTCGTTGTCATCCGGCCATCTTCCAATTCCACAACGGCAACGGTTTGCATAGACGGTGCACCGTCTGCTTTGCCGAACCGTTGGTATCCCCAAACATGGAATGTGGCCGCCCGCCTGCGCTCTGTGTTCCCGTTCTTGTAGTCCACGTCAGTCACGATGCACGGCCTCCCCCAATTATCTAGGCGCGAGCCCCGCACTGGCGGACCCTTCTGCTTTGGCTTCGATGCCGAAGGCACGGGCTGCGTAGTCTGCTGCGTTTCGGTTTGCGTCTGTATTTCCATTCTCTTCTCCTCGTTTCGTTGCCGCCAAGTCTTCTGCGGTCAGCGGTGGGTAGTCTCCAATAAATTCAATCTCCGGTGCGGGCACGTTCTGTGGTTTCCGCCCGGTCAATACTTCAATTAGTCCGCGCAGCTTCATCATGCGTTCCCCCGCTGCGCTCTATCTGCGCCCAACTTGGTCCTTTGTCGTAGCCTGTGATCTCGTCGAAGAGATCGTCAAACTCTGCGAAGGCTACTGTGGTTGGAAAGATTCCATCCTTCGGGTTGTCCAGCATCTTGCTTATGATCTTCGTTCTGCGGTCTATGAATTCCTCTTTGGTCATCGGCATTAGTCAATCCCTCCAGTTATCTTGAAGCTTTCCACTGCCGTATTTGGCACAGGTTTGTGCCAGCCTTCTAGCGTGATGGGTTTGTGCTCGTGGCCGCCATGCGTGACTTTCCCGGTAACGTACCCTTCTTCGCTTAGGAACTCCACGAAGTGCGGTCGGTTTCCTTTGGACTGAAGCACGGCTTCCTGTCGGCGTGGCCGCCCTCGTCCCCACATTGCTTCGGTCTTGTTCTTGAATTCTCCAACTACCGGAATGAAGAACCACTCACCCTGGCGAGGGCACGGCGTCTTCATGAATCGTTCGGCATCATAGACCTCTTTCGGTTTCAACATGGCATAGGCTTCCTTCACAGTCCGCGCCGGTTGGGCCAGCTGTGAAAGGAATGCGTTCATGTTCTTCATCGCCAGGTCGTTGCGATCAATGTCGAAGAGGAAATACTGCCCCTGGTTTTTGTAGTCGCGCAGGCCTTTCGAGCGAGGCTTGAAATCCATCTTGAAAACCATGGCGCCAGTGTAGTGCGTGAGGATGGCTTTGCCTTTTCGCTTTTGGCCGATGTCGATCATCTCTTCTTTGTCTTTGTCGATGATCTTGAAGGTGTTGATGTCCAGCTGCGCGTCCTTGAACATTCGGAACGGAACCATCGGCATCACATCCGTCAAGACCTGCTGAATGATTTGTGCCCCGCCCGTCCAGTTCAATCGCTTGCTGTTGTATTGGCGCATGGCCATTATCGAACTAGCGTTCCCGATGTAGCCGCCCGGCACGCGCTTCGCCATCATGATATTGACCTTGATGCTGGGATTGTTTTTGTACAGCCACAACTCTGTTCCGTTGTTCTTCGTGTAGTACACGTGGTGCCCGCCACAAGTGCTCGCAGTCACGCGGCCCTTCAGTGTTCCCGTCAGAAAAGATCGCACAACTTCTTGCACTCTTCCTCGGCGCCCTTCAACTGGTGCATCCCACCAACCCGGGATCGTGTACTCCGGTCGGCGCACGGCTTCGGCCATAACTCTTGTTTCTAACTTGCCGTAGTCTACGGCCACTGCATTTTCTCGTAACATTGTTCCCCCTCGTGTTTAGTTTTCTTCTATCGGGCGAAACCCATCCAAGTCCTTGCGTTCCTGGTGAGGTTCAAAACCTGATAGAGGTGTGTGTTCAATTTGTAGTTGGGTGCCCAGTAGCTTCGCCATGTTGTCGGCGTACTGGAAACCCCTGGCGCACAGATCCCGCATACTGAAAATCATGTGGGCCGTGCGTTCTATTTTCTGCTTCGCTACTTCTTTTCCAAGCTCGGCCTGCTTCGCACGAAAGCGCAGCTTGCCTTCATCTTTGTCTTCCCAAAATGCGCAGCTCCAGGTGGGCGTGATTTCCATTCCGAACTCAGAGTTAGTTGGCGAGAAGAGAGTGATCCAGCCTGCGATGTCGTGCTTGGCCATCACCTTCCGGATTTCTTTCATCGCCTCTTTAAGTTTAGGGTCACTCACGGCGCCGCCCGAGTAATTCAAACAGGCCCGCTAACGGATGTCCGTCGCCGTCCGAGTGGTTGCACAGTACGATGCTGTTCTCTTGCAAATCGAAAACGAGGTGGGCCTTGTCTTTGTTGTACTCGCCCAGCGCGTTCTTGGCTTGAAGGTGGGCCACCATGCGCGCCCACTCAGTTTCGTCTTCCTTCTGGCAGGCAGCCACGAGATCGTCGGCTTGCTTCTGCAGAAATTTTATCTGCTGCTCAATTCTTTTCTTCGTGCCATCCAGCTTCGCGCAAATTTCTTCCAGTACCGGATCGCCGCTGATGAGAGCGATTGTTTTTCGTGACATAGTTTCTCCTCGTTTATTTTCAATACGTTATCTTTGAATGGGATGTCGCAGCCGTTGAACATTCGCGGGCCGAAGATGCTGGCCAGTTCCCACAACTGAAATTCGTAGCAACCATCTTCCGTGCGGCGGCGGTAGCCCTCGGCTTTCCGCAGAATCTTGTGACCTTCTTCGGTCAGCTGCACTCGCACGTGTTCATTCAAATTTAATTTCGCCCAACTCACCACAGCCTCCAAATTAAATACGGCAGCCACAGGGGAGTGAATGCCAGAAAAATAAAAATGCTTCCGGCACAGATGACCAGCGTGAGCCAACCCCCGACCATGAAGCACCCAATGTAGGCGTCCACAATAAATTTCCCGGCGCGCCTTAGAAAGTCCACGCGGTTCTCACCATCACGGCGTGTTCGCCTGGTTTCAATTTAATCTCTACTTGCAGTCCCTGCTTATCTGCCGCCATGCGAACCGCTAGATCCAGCGCCTTCATTCCGGCCTGGCCCGAGTGATGGTCGTTGGCTTCGCACCAGTCGCCGCCAGCCTTGAGGGCGGCGCCCAAAAGTGAGAGCGCAATACCGGTCGTGCGACCACTGCGTGGCTTATCCATCTACTGGCCCATCACGGATTTCACTCCGCGTCCTAGTGGTTTCTTCTTCTCTACTGGTCGTTGTGGTTTCGCACCCTTCAGGTCTACATAGTTGGGCGCAGCAGGTGGGCCGTCTGGTATTTTCGCCTTCGGTCCGGGCGGTGTGCGGGCGGTAGTTGGTCCCATTATCTCTATCGGGATCGCGCCCTGCGGTTTCCACTGCACTTCTATTTTCCGCGGAAAGCTGCGGTCCCTCAGTTCTATCTGTCCTTCGCGTAGGTTGGCGCAGTGTTCCTGCACCTTATCTACGTCCGCGCGGTATCCCGCTACCTCGGTCCTCAGTTGGTCGGCGGCAGTGGTGGCCGCCTCTGCGGTTTTCTTCCAGCTGTCCGATTCTTCCTTGTACTTCTTCACGTCGGCGCGCAGTTCGCTGAATTGTTCCGTCGCCTTCTTGTAGTCGGTGCGCTCCGCTTTATCGAACTTCCAGATTGCGTACCCGGCAGCCGCGCAGCAAAGCACGAAGATTATTAGCAGGTCCATATTTCCTCCCCCGTTTTTAGGCATAGTGGTTCCCCCGTTTCTTTTAGTTGTCGTTCTATCTCATCGTTGGTTGTGGTGCCGCCAGGATGGGCGGTTTGGCTGGCTGCGGAGGGCGGGCCTTTCGCAGGATGATTGTCTTCGTAGTTGGTTTCTTCATGGCCGCCTCCGTTGTGTGCGCGAGGGACCGAGCGGTGTCCGGCAATAGCCGGGGCATCTAGGTGGTCACTGTCTATCGTACCCTTGTTCGCCAGGGCACACGCGCATCTTAGTTTGTGCCCCAGGTGTTACCACGTAGGGGCTAGTAGTGCAAGGGGCTTCCTGTCTTTTCTACACTGCCCCATTCCGCCCGGTTTTCCACACGAGCCTAGCGTATATCGCAGTTCGCGCCTTTCGTGCAGTCCGGGCCTAGCGGGTAGGCAGTGGCCGGGATAGATGGCGCCCCGGCTGCCCACAACTAGAAAATTTTCCTGATGCCTGCGGTGCCCCGGCGCCCGAACGACACCGAAGGTGGACGATGCGCACCCGGCACACTGCACCCGCGACGAAAAGAACACGAGCACGCGCGGCCCCGGTCGGCCCGAGGATGCGTGGCACCTGTGGCACAACGAAATGGGTGTCGAGCATCACTGGTTGAATATCACCTTGATCCGTCAGTTCGATAGACACCGGGGGGTTGTGGCACGCGACTTGATCGGCTGATCGGATCGGGCACTGCCTAGACATACTCATGCGAGCGCACGCCTGCGCGCCGAGTACCCAGAGGCCGAGCCGATGGTACTCCTTCAGCTCGCGGTGCGCTTGCCTGTGTTCTGGCGTCTCCTCGATCAGGGCCGCCCGCAGGGGTAGGCGCCAACCCACAGACCGGGACGGCCCGCGCCGGGGTCCCGCCCACCCTCCCTTATCCTCCCCCTCTACTGCTGCCGCCTGCGCTACCTACTATGCGCGTTCATCTGCGTGCTCAACGCCTACGCTATCCCCTACTGCTAATGCCTGCGTTTCCCTATGTACGCGCTGTGCTTTGGCTACTGCTGTGATCTCTCTGTTGTCTGCCTGTGTGGGGTTTGTTGTGGTTGTGTTTGTGGGCTGCTGTTGTCCCCTGCTGAGGGCTTGTGTGGGTGTGGGCTATCAGGTGGGCTTTTCCTGTGTGGGCTTGTGGGTTGGATTGTGGGTGCCTTGTTGGTTTTTGTCCTGCCCTTGTGTGGGTCGTGGGTGTTGCTGCGTGTGCTGCCTATATCTGCATGGGAGCGCATCTAGGTCTACCTCTATCGGTGGCAGGTATTCCCTGCCTATGTGGTCCCAATTGATAGCCGTCTCCTGTGTGCCATCGGGCCTCTTGTGGTATGCCGCCAGCGGTGTCTTTCTACTCATCGCCGTCGTACCTATCCGCCAACACTGCGAGGACGAGCACGATGGCCAGCAGTAGAGCTATGGGCCAGATGAGAACAATGGTTGCCATGAACGCTATCTGGGCTTCCATCGGTAGGTACTTCGGCATCAGTCTCTTCTCCGCCGCTGTCCTAAGCGTGCACCAACCGAACGCCAGGCCCAGAACTATGTACCATGCTATGAAGCCGCCTACTGGTATTCCCCAGATCATGGTTCCGCCCGTTCTTCTTCCCGTGCGCGGGCTTTCCTGCGGGCCTTCTTCTGTGGTGCCTGGGCAGGCTTAGATACGAGCGCCTGCTTCAGGAACTTCACTGGTGTCGTGTGCCCGTGCTGCCTCCGGTGCTTGTAGTGGATCGTGCCCAACCGTTCCCGCTGTGCCGTTGTCAGTGGCCCTCCCCTGGTGCACGCCTGTTTGGCCAAGGCACGGATGAACTCCCTGTCTGGGCTGCTGCGGAGGAGCTCGCATCCGCTAACGTGTTGGAGCATGTCTAGTTCCTCGCGTGTCATCGGTGCTCCTCCTGAGTGACGGCCGTCGCACTGGTTTCGACCATGGTGCGCATTTCCGCACGCAGATCGGTGATGAACTCCTGGTGCCTAGCCGCCAGGAAGTAGTGCGTGGCCAGATCGCTCGCCATGCGTTTGGCTATGGTCTGGAACAATTCCTGTGTCGGCGGTTCGCCGTGCAGGCGCTGGGCTTTCCGGAAAGAGCGGATCCGCTCCCCTACTGGTGCCTCCCAGTCGTAACTGAGGACGCCATAGTTCGGGTTGTGGGCTTCCGCCAGTGCATCAGCCTCGGCTACCAATGGAGCCGGGACGAGGAACAGGAATAGGTTGGGCACGGACCAGCGGTGCCTCTTCCAACCCTTCGGTCGGGCGTCTTCCGCGGAAAGGTAGTGTTGGTGTTTGGGCTTCCGGAACTCGGCCCGCAGGTCGCTGACTGATATCTTGATCTCGAGCTCTATGCTCTTCTCTGTACTGGCCGCCAGCAGGTCCGCGTTCCACTGCCCGCATTCCGTGGCCACGTAGTTCATCTGTTTCTCGAAACGGAGCCAGCTGAAGCCTGCATCTTTGAGTATTGCCGATCGGATCACGGGGCCTCCAAGATCTGCACCTGGGAAACACTGGATTCCGGAAGGTCAGCTGAGATAGCCACATCAAACTTCGTCGTGGTTCGGCAGAAATAGCAGTATTGGACCTGGACGGACCTAGATTCCGGGTTCCAATCGCCTTTGTTCCGTTTCGCCCAATAGCTCAAGGTAGCATCTTTCGGGCGCTCATCGCGGTGGCCCCACAAGTGACACCAAACCCGTCGCCAGTTCTGCCAGTCACTCCTCCAAGAGAAGTGCTCGTGGTGTCGGTAGGAAATAGCTGGCGTCACGTCTGCCTCCCTAATAACAGGCTGTTCAGTTTCAGGTCGGCCTGGAAATGGGAGCCATCGGACTTGAACTTGGTCTTCTGGTGCTCGCCCCAAGCGATGCGCACCTCGGATAATGTGGCCTCACTCCGGCGTGCGCGCGTATTCGCATCGATCACCTCGCGATCCATCTCAATCCTGGTGTGCTCGCGGCCAACTGCATAGCCGCCCGCGCTAGCCATCATCAGAGCAAGTGCTCCCCACAGAAAATCCATTATCAGACCTTGGCTTCCGTGTTAGGTTCCGTCTGCGTGGCGCCGGGCTCTGTGTTCTGTGTTTGGCCTTTAGACATCGTAGCCATTTGTCTCCTCAATTGCTTTGCATAGGCCCGGCGTTGCGCCCTATTCATGCCCTGCGCTTTCGCGTGCTCGTCCGCGGACAATGGGATCCACTTCTTGTCTTTCTTCTCAGCCTCGGTCAGTTTCTCGAAGGCCTTGATCTCTCCGGTTTCCTGGTGCATCTGTCTCTCCTTGCATAATTATGCGCATATCATCTTTGTTCTCTAGGTTGTTCACTAGCGTGCTGGCGCCGAAGGGGCGGAAACACTTCTTCGCGTACCCGGTTCTGACTAGCTCGAGCAGCAGTGCCGGAATCCAAGTCATCGGGAGGCCCTTGATGAACGCCACGGTTTCCTCGTAGCCCATTTCATGCTTATCAGTCGCCATTCCCGTGCTCCTCGTAGTTAGATTTCTTGAACTCAAGGGCAGGTTCCTCCGGCGGCAACCATCGGGCATAGAGGATGTACCCATCAGTGATGGAATCCGTCTCTACCTTCACTTGGGCATCTGGTGGCAGACTGATCTTGAGCTTCTCTTGGAAGAAATGCCGAACTAGGGCTATCGGATTAGCGAAGTCGGCACCGGAAGCGCCTAGCGCCCTGACCTCTCCCTTGCTCACGCACACGTGTTCTTTCTGCCAACTCATTGCGGCCCCAATCCTGGCAACAGCAACGGCATCTGGCCGCCCTGGTAGGCGGTTTCAATCTGCGGCTGCATGAATTGTCCAACGGTTTGGCGGTTGGGCAGAACGATGTGGGCCATGAAGGCCTCCTCGAAACTGACAATCTCTGATTCCACGCTGTCCAACTTGGCCTTGATGTAAAGCACGATGGATCGCCAACGCCTGCGGCTCTCGCGGGCTACCTTATCCGTCGTGTTGTAGTTCTTGCTTTTCGTGTCGTGCACGGGCAGCGGCATCTCTATTCGGATGTAGCGATTCTTCATGCGGAAACTTATCACCGCGATGTTCTTCGCCCACCCACTCGCGAATTGGTCCGCGCCGTACTTGGAGAGGATCCGTTCGACCTCTGCCTTGCTTCGCTCCACTGGGACTTCTGTGCCCTCGGCGTACTTTCCCATTATCGGCCTCCTGCGCGAACCAAGTATGGTTCCATCGATTCAACTTCCTCGCCTTTGCTCACCACGTGGAAACCCATCTGGTGCCGCCCGAATCTTCCGGCGCGTTCTTCTTTTTCCTGGCAGTGGACACACATCGTTGTGGTCGGCACCGCCATCACTCTCGCAGGGGGAATTACCTCCCCGCACTCTTCACAATCTTTCTCTAAATGTTCAGCGTTCATGCTGGAACTCCTTTTGTTGGGCAACCTCTGTCCGTGGCCGTACACTCTTTGATCTGGCAGGGATTCCCATAGGGATAGTCCCGACACATCTTGGGTCGGTTTTCATAGTTCATACAGTCGCCATTTTCCCGCAGGTGCTTGCACGTGTAGACGTACGCCGTGTCGCCCTGCTTTCCTTTACTCCTACCCTCAAACTCGCTGATGAAACGGCCATCCTGTCGGCTGTTCCACCCACGCCCCAAGTACACGGCCATGTCGGCGATGTTCTCGATGTCGTTCTTGTCGAAACGCGATGGCGGGTATTCCGTCGCGCCTGGATTCTCTCTGTGCTTTATCGCCTTCAAGGCCTGCGCCTGTAGCTCATCCGGGCCTACAGGTAGCGTGAACGCCAGACAGCAGTGGCCAGTGCATCTACTCATCGGAAACCTCCTGGGCCTACTGTGAATGTGAAACCGCCCATGCTCTGAAACGTTTGTTCAAACTGTTCGTCTTGTTGGGACTGTTCATCTTCCGCTGCCTCGCTGGCTTCCCAGTCGATGTCGAGCGACTGCCAGGCTTCCTTCTCCTTCAGGTCTTCCTCTGTCGGAAAGATCGGCTGGCAAACTATCTGGTGGTCGCCCTGCTTCCGCACTCCAGCTTTCGGTATTCGCAGCGCGCTGCCTGGCTGTGTTCCGGCGGGCACCTTCACGGTTCGCAGTCCCCACATGGTCTGCACTTCGATCTCTCCGCCTTTGAGCATCACGTCCAGCGGTAGCGCCTCTTCAGTCACTACATCCTCGTGGTCCACGCGGAAACGCTTATGCGGAACTGCGCGGAAAACCAGAATGGCATCACCGCTGCGCTCGCCTTGGTACGCGCCCAAGCCGGGCACCTTCACAGTTATGTCGCCCATGCTACCCGCCGCCACACGTGCGCCGAAGCCTGCGGTTTCTAAGTGAGGCTTCACCTTCACCTGCATCTCGGCATCGAACTCGATGCGGTTCCACGTGACTGGGATATGCGCGCCGAAGAAGGCATCCTCGAAACGTATAGGCACGATGATCTGCATATCAAGAATCCGGCGCGGCGGTTCCTTGTGGTTCTCTCGATAGCTAGGATCAGTCAGCATCTTGTACGAGTGGCACACGGCTTGGAAATCCTTGGCATCGCCTCCCTTGTCAGGGTGATGCTCAATGCACTTCTGCCGCCACGCCTTCTTCAGGGCGTCCGGCGTGTTCTCTGCATTTGGCGAAACACCTAGCACTGCCAGGTGGCTGATAATTTCATTGCTGTTCATTCTATCCTCTGCGGCCTTCCACGCTGGCTTGGCCCATGCGTTCAAACTCTCTCATCAGCGTGTCGCCGTAGCCTTGGCGGATAACGAAGACCTGCCCATCCATCTCTTTGAAAACAACCCAGGCGGTCTTGTCACCTTCCGGTAGTCCCATGTCCACAGTCATCTGTGGTGGGCGGAACCACAGCTTCACGCGCGTCCAAAACGGGATAGCCATTGGCTTTCGCCCAAAGGCCGAACGGGCTATGGCCGCCAGCTTTTGTCTGCGCTCAACATCTTCCATCTTCACTTGTGCACGTTCTCTGTCATCGTTTCCCAAACCCATACCATTGCTCCCTCGCCAAACGGCGATCCTAAGTAAATCATTTTGCGCCCCTTGTTCTCTCTGACTTCGATCACCTCGAATGCGCAGCCAGAAAGTAGCATCTCGAAAGTGCGCTCACTGCAAATGCCGATGTCCCACAGTTCCTGTCGTGTGGCCTTAACCCTTACGTGCCGACAGTACGAAGTGCTTCCGCCACTGCGGCCTTGATCCTTGGGGCCTTCCCAAGAGCCGTTGCTAGGGGTTTCAATTTGTGCTTGTAGCGGAGACCGTTCCTGGCGCGCGAAACTATTTCCATCAGAAGTGCTTGTGCTTTCAGTTCCCATTGTTCTTCCTTCACTTTCGTAGATCCTCAAGATCCTGGTGCAGTTCCCGCAGCGTGGCCGCGCGTTCTCTGATGTCGGCTCTCATGCGCGCCAATAGCTCCGGCGGTTTGCCTTCTCTCATGGCGGTGCGCAGATCACGTTTCATAATTTGTTGGTAGGCGTGGATCGGTTTCATCATCGCCTTCAGTTCTTCGATCTCTTCGGGCGTGCCCTGGAAGGCCGCCTCTGGGGCTCCGAATAGGCTGGCCAGCGTAGTGCGGGCGACGTTGGCTTCCTGTGGTGCCAGGTCCCGCAGCGCGCGAAGGAAGCCCCTTCTGTCGTACTCCACTGTCAGCGTGTTCTCGTGCCCGCCGATCTTAATCCACTTCTGTGGATCGGGGAGCCGGGGCACGCGAATCTTTCCCTCGTGCTGCAATCGGTTCAGGTAGGTTGTGATCTCGCAGGTCGCCATGTCCTTGGTCATCGAAGTGATAGGCATACCCCGCAAACCAGAGAGCGCATCCATCAGTCCATCAGTGAACTCTTGAGAGGGGATCATAGTTCCGCCATTCCTTCTGCACGTGATTGTTGGGCCGAGGCAGTGGCCGCCTGCTGGGGCATCGCCAGTCGCGCCTCAAGGATGGCGAGGTTCTCTCGCAGCTTCGCCACTATCGGCTTCAAGCACTCGTGGCAATCCACAGTCGTGCTCACTGTCGTCAGTCCGACTTTGCTCAGGCCGCTGCTGTATTCCGGTCGTTGTATTTCTTTCCCGCACGCCGTGGTGGCTATGCCAGATCGGTAGTTCCAATTCTTCTGTAGGTGCATGATCATCGCCAGTACCCTCCCCATAAAGTTAGAATGAACAGGAGGAACACGATCACCGCGCCCCACTCTGCAATTAAAATCCAGCCACGTGTTCGCAGCTTCTTCTTTAGTTCTTGAATAAGTAATCGTTCCACCGAGTGATGAACGTGCTTCATCGGAACTTCGGCGTGCACCACGATCCCCGTCGGTTGGTGTGTGATGCGCAGGCAGTAGCCGAAGCGGTCCGCTGGCATCTCTCCTCGGTACGTGGTTATCAGTAGGTCTTCAGCTTTTAGTGGGTGTAGAAATTGTTCATCCATACGGCACTAGCAGGGTGTCCCGTTAGGCGGAAAGACTGTGCACCACACGCGGTTGTGCACCATGCCCTTATCGCCAGACGCAGGAATGCTTCGCACTTCCTGTTTGAATGGATTCAGTTCATTGAAAATTAAATCTTGGAAGCTGCTGGATATCTTTTCCATCACCTCTGGCCCACGCGCTTCCTCGCGCGTGTTGCTGCCCTTGTCGGCCACTCGTTGCATGGCCTCTTCTGTAGACATGGACATATAGATGACCAGCCCTGGCCGCACGTGGAGGCTGTAGTTGAGGATGGGCGCCAGCAGATTGATGTCGTGGTTCCAACTAAGCGCATACGCTAGGCCGGAAACATACGACCGGTCAGAGACTACCCAGTAGCCCGCCGCCAGTTGGCGCTTGATCCATGCGGTGTGCTCGGCACGATCCGCTTGGAATAAAAGTTCTAGTGCGCGGCCATCCACTTTCGCGTGGCCCAATAAGAAATCGCGCACCTTCAGTCCGATGTGAGGACTACCCGGTTCGCGCGTGATGAGAACCTTCTCACCCATCTGTTCTAGTTTGTGTGCGAAGAGTTCCACTTGTGTGGTCTTCCCGCATCCGTCGATTCCTTCAAAGGCGATGTACTGGTCGTTCAGTTCGCCGGTTTGCCAATCCATGATGTGCTCCTGTTACAGCCATTGCTCTCGATGTAGTTCGCGTTCTTCGCTTTCCCAGCGCCAGTAGTTCTGATTGCGCTCCATTTGTACCTGCGGTGTGCGCCGCCTGCTGGGAAGAAAGTCTACTGAACGTTTCCGCGGAATGATGCCGAGATCTTCAAGGCAGTTCTTAGAGCAAGGCTGTTCGTTCTTCGGCGGTGGATTGCTCATCCACGTCACGTGCGAACAGTTCGGACACTGACACGGCGTCAGTGGGAGTCCGTAGGCCCATCGTGTTTCACGTCCACCTGACAGCGCAGGATTCTTGCGACCACGAAGAGTAAGCACATTGCTGTGTTCAGGCGCCAGTTCCACATCCCGAAACATTCTCTCTTCAGTTCTTTCATGTTCAGCTCTAAGTGCAGCTTTCCCATCACGTCTGGCCCACGTAGTTCTAGCTTCGCCACTCACGGCCTCCTGTTGTTGTTCAATCCTTGATGACATATCTACGCCCCTCCGCGTTCCACTGTGCATAGCCGCTCGCCTTGAGCGCCTTCACTGCATCTGTGGCTAGTTTATCGGCGCGTTCGTTCCAGCGTACCCCGCTGTGACCACGCACCCATTTCCATTCAACCTCGTGCGACTCGCTCGCCTTCAATAGCTCGAGCCACAGGTCTGCGTTCTTCATTCCTCGGAGGGTAGGATTGTTGCGCAGCCATTTGAAAATCCATTCAGACATACCCTTCACGACGTATTGGCTATCGCTCACGACAGTCACCTTTACGGGTCGCTTCAGGCTGCGAAGGCCCAAGAGCACTCCGCGCATTTCCATTCGGTTGTTCGTGGTTCCGGCTTCCGCCGCAGAAACTTCAAGAACAGCCAGGTGGCCGTTCTTCATTGGTGAAAGCAGCACTGCCGCGTATCCACCTAGGCCTCCAGGGTTTCCCTGAATAGCACCGTCTGTGTAAATCTGTACCGATGGCGTCCCCACGCGCTCTCCCCCTCCAAAAACTTAACGTGGGAAAAACATAACCTACGTGGGCCTACCTGGCAACACCCTCGCACACTAGGTGCCGACATGGCGTCCTATTCGCCGGGCCAGATGATTGAGTTGGCCGCCTGCTTGGCTTGTTTAGCGAATTTCCGGGCCTTATCTTTGGCGTAGTCCAAGGCCGTAGCGCGGCGCAGCGCACTGAAAATGCGCTTGCCAGTTTTCTTATTGACAAAGCCTTCGAGAACTTGCCCGTGCTGAAGAATCCAACACATATCTACGGGGTCACTCCCCTGATCCTTCACCCACTGGGCTGTCGATCTTGCCCACAACTTCGGGGCTATCTTCACGTGTGATTGGTTTGCCATCGGTTCCTCCAGTCGGCGCTATCTGCTGCCGCAGTAATTCTGCTACTCGTCTTTCCTCTGTGCCGCCAACGTTACGCAGTGCCTCTAGCACCACTCCCCAGTCAGACGTAGGCAGCACGACAGAGTGTGTTTCACCCTGCACTCGGTGCCCCTACTGGCTTTGCATCCTTGGTGACTACCATTATGTGGTACTCGAAGAACGGCGTGACCAGGCAGCCAGTAGCTTTGCCCTTCTGCTTCGCCTCTTCCTCCAATGAAACTGTCATATCAAAGAAACTTTCTGCGGTTCCCTTCGTGGTTTTCCCGGTGGGCTTCAGCGCAGGCACTTGCTTTTTAGTCTTCGATGTCAAGGCTTACCTCCCCCACGTCGGCGATATTGCCCACGTCTTCCGTCAAACCTGCGAACTCATCCGGTGATTCCGCTGGCGATGGCTCTACTGGTTTTACCCCAGGGCCGACTGTCTTGGGTACGTCGATCACAGCACGGCTGCCCATCGGTGCGCGCGTCTGTACTCGCATGATCCCCGTCAACATATCTTGCAGAAACTTTATTCGCTCATCGCGGTTCATCTTTTCCAAGCCCATGTCTACCTGGGTGGGGCCGTGAAAGTGCATCGATGGCGCGTGGTTTGGAGACGCGTGGTCTGCCAGCTTCCAGCGTGCATCGATAAGGGCGATGAGTTCACCCACTGTCTTAATCTTCACGCTGCCGTCCGCGACTTCCTTCACCGCTTTGGTGATGGCAACGTCGAAAACGTTCACGTGTTTCTTCTTCAGGTCTTGCTCGGCTACGATCTTCTGCACAGTCAGACTGTGCTCGGCTGCGATCTTCTCGCGCTCCTCGATGCGGGCTTCCCAGCGAAGTTTGTCAGCCCATCCGCGGATAGAGTTAACGTGCCGCCCGGTCTGCTCGGCAACCTTGGTGTGCGTGCGGTCCACGCCCAAACGATAATACAGCTCGAAGGCCATCTTCTGTTCGGCGTTCTCCGCGTTCTGCGCCTGGTGATTCAGAACGGAGTCGGCGTCCATGTGTTTTCCGGAGAAGTCTACTCCCTGACCAGGCTTCGCCATTACTTGCCTCCAGGTGTCCAGCCTTTGTTGAACTCGCCTTTGGTTTCGCCAACTTTCTTGGTCATCCCGGCGCGGTCAAGTAAACGCTCCACTTCTTCGTCTTCCATTTGCAGGCGGTCGCTGATCTCTTGTTCAGAGAGGCCTTGATTCTTTAAGTCCTCAGTGATCTCCGCCATGCGCAGAACACCATGCTGGCCGCGTGCGCGGTTGTGGCGAATCGTGCTCATCATCTGGTGTGCCAGTGGAACGTCGTCGTCCAAGTACACCACAGGGACCATGCCATCAGTCATCGCCGCCACGTCGGGATCTGCAGACGTGGACCAACGATGGAAACCATCGACGATCTCGCCAGTCTTCCGAGCCACGATAGGCTGTGTCCAGCCGTCCTCCATGATGGAGAGCTTGAGCAAATTCTTTTCAGGCGGCGCCATGGTATTTGGATTGTAGAGATTCGCGCGCAGTTCATCGCGCGGCACCCACTTGATATTCATCAGTGGCTGTTTCTTAATACCGCGTACTACCCTGTTCGGCTTCAATGCTTGTTTCTTTGCCATCGGTGCCTCCCTTCTTTGTTTTGGTTGGATTGCCCTTTGATCTTTGGGTTGGGCTGGCCGCGATCTTCCTGTTCTTGAAGTCGCCACGAATAGCGATCATCGCCAGGAACTGCCAACTCAATCCAGTCAACGGATGTGAGTCCGTATCTTTCAAAGGTTCATTGTTCGTCTTTCTATTGTGAGAAGTGATCTCACGTTGGATCCGAGCAGCGACCATCTTGCGCTCTTTCGGATTGAACTTATTCAGCTGCACCTTTAGGAAATCCTGCCACGACATTCCTTCAGGCGGACGGTCCACGTGTGAGCCGAAGCTGTAGAGTTCTGTGCGCGCATACCTTCCGGCAGTGGCCGCACCCGGCACACGTTGGGTCATCTTCCCCCAGAGCTCGGGCCAGCATACGCCGTACATCCACAAACCTTTCAACGGTTCTTCACCATAGGGAGGGGCGACTCGTTGTTCGTGTTTGCCAATGCCTGCTGTGGCCATTGTGTCGTATGCGCGGTTGTAGTCCCAGCCCAGTTGGTTAGGCGCTACCCAAACGTCGTCGGTGGTCCAATCAAAAATAGGTTTGACCAGCGTGATGTATTTGCTGTGGCTCTCGCGGTCTTCGCCTTTCCAGTTAGGAGAAGGCGCGATGTAGTTGTCTTCGCCCTTCTTGCTTGCCACTCCCCGGTAACGAGAGAGCGACTCATCGGCACGGATGCCGAGGATAACTGCGACCTGTCGGCCTGCTTCGTGTGGCCATAAAAATTCATTTGATTTCGGAATCGGTATGCCCTTGCGATAGTTCGGCATATCCTTCAGCGTGATCGCTTCCGGCGGCAGTGGGCGTGTCCACAGTTCTTCTTTGTCTGGGTCCCACGGATACCAGTAAGGGTGTCGCTTGCTACAAGCGTTCCTGTGTTGCACGGGCAGGCACAGCCAGCGCAATGCTACATCAGGTTCCTTGGACACGCGGCGAACATAGTCAACAGTCTCTGGGCTGATTGCTTCCTCATCCCAGTGGATCACGTCGAGCGGTAGCCGCCCGCGCTTTCGTGCTTCCTCTAGTGCCAGGTTCAGACAGACTGTGCTGTCCTTCCCACCACTGAAGGAAACCGCCACGTGATCGTAGCGGTCGTAGGTATCACTTATTCGACGGCGGGCCAGGGTAAGCACATCCTGGTCCACCATCTGTTTCTTGTAAATCATAGGCTACTTCTTCCCGTGGTTGATTAAAGTCTTATTCAACATTGGGTGGTTCTCATCGGTCGGTCCCCAGTTTCCTTCGGGGTGGAACGCGATGACATCCATCTCATCTTGGTAAGTACGGAAGCTGTGCTGCTCTTGTTCCTCTAGCAAGAAGATCCCGCCGGGTAGTAGTGGCTTCACCCATCCATCTTTTAGTTTGTGATCCTTGCCTTCTTGGTCAATGAAGGTAGCGCCCTGATACCACGCCTCACCTTTGCCGCCCGCCACGATTCCGAAACGGATGCTAGGGTGAATGTGTTGCGTCTGGTTGATGCCAGGAGGGAAATGCAAATGGTTCAAGCTCATGTCGCCCATTCGGTTCGGGAACACGAGCAAGCTATCACTGCAACCATCGATGTAACTCATGCGCCCGTACTTCTCGCGCTGGCCGATAAGTTCAAAGCCGTGATAACCGAAGCGCGTGATGGCTACTGCCAACGCTTCTGCATCCGGCTCAAGCAATTCAAACTTCACGATGTCGGGTGCAGAGAAGAAACTCTTAGGGCCGACCACGCTAGAAAAATTCTTAGTTGTGATCTTCCACTTACCCTTGTGCACGTATCCACAGATCGTGGCATTGGGTTCTAAGATTTCCGCAGCCTCTTTCAGCGCAGTCATCTTGCTCGGGTACATTCCCTCGGTGGCGTCAATAGTCTCTAAGTGTTTTGGTGTTTCAATCCATTTCATGGTGGGCTCCCCTTTATTGTTTTCTTTTTTTAGCCGCTGCCTCATCGATGAAGTAGCGGGAAATGTGGACCATGGCTTCCGTTGAGTTGGAAGTTCCTATGGCATCCTTGGCTTTGTTGATCGCTTGCAGGATGACTTTCTTCTGTTCTGAAGTAGCCAGGTACTGAAGCTTCGTGTAGTCGGCACCGCCCATTTCGGGCAACGGTTCATCGTCGCCGCCTAGGTCAGGCATCTCGTCGTCCTCGCCTCCGGCCATGTCGTTCAAGAACGACGGACTGGTAGCCAGCAATCGGTCAAGCATTTCTTCTGAGTAGCCTAGGTCTAGCGCGCTCAGATCGCCGGACTGTTTATGCAAATCGGATAGCAGCTTATCCAGCGCCTCGGTCTCGTGCCGCCCGCGTCGGTTGTTCATGGCCAGCGTTAGTTTCTTCGCTTCCACGTCGCTGCAATCGAGAACAATGGCACCCACCTTTTTGGATCCGGCACGCTTCACGGCCATCCATCGGTGCTCGCCATCTATGATGACGTTAGTGTCTTTCTGAATAAGTACGGGCTGGACCTGGCCCTCGGTCTTCACGCCATGAACCAGGGATTCCATGATCTCCTCGTCCATCTTGTTCGGGTTCCATTTGTTAGGCACCAGTGCATCTACGTCCATCAGCACGATCTCTTTGTGTATCCGTGGCGGTGCAGCCTTTGGTGCCTTTGGTTCTTTGGTTGTTTCAGCCTTCATGTGTAGCCTCTACTTGCTTTCCGGTGGACTTGCCACTCGCTGCGGGCGTGGCAACAGTGCCCTCGCCGATATCTTCCCAAGCCTGCTTCAGTCCAACGCGGAAGTTAGATTCCTCGCAACGGATATAGGCTAGGGCAACACGACGCAGGAATTCGTTTCGTGTCACGCCTTTGCGCGCGACAAACCGATCGATCTGATTAAGTTCTGGCTGCGACATCGAAACGCTAAAGCGTTCGGTCTTGTGATAGCCGTCTGACATGCCGCCTCCCTTCAGAGGTATATTGATGTGCCCCTGTGTGTATTAGTAACCCGGCGTGCGGCGCTTGACAAGGGGATAGAATCAAACGTCCGCGGATTGGAAGCGTCTGCGGCAGTATTCCGCGATAAGCACGGCGTCAATCTTGCCATCATGTAGGTTTGTGCTGCGGGCACTGGCTCTTAGATCAACTTTAGGGAACAGCCTGCGGGCCGCCACTTGGCTGCAATCCTTGGCGGTCAGGTTATCCCGGCCTTCGACTCCGGCGTGCAGGCTGGCGGTCCAGCGATTCGGAGTGACCAACGTGTAAGGTATCTGCAGACCTGCGATCAGTCCTTCCATCATGCCGTACATCCGACCGAACTTGAACATGGTGCTCACACCCTGCCCGGGTCGTGATGCCACTTGCTCGAGTACGGCCTGCGTGATGTCGTCGCGGTACTTCTCCAACCACTCGCGCATGGCCGGAACATCCGGTACCTTGCCGACAATGGGAACCACCAGGCTATCCACGTACTGGCCGCGCTCGTCCACTATGGCGAACGCGCCTGACATTCCAGGATCTATGCCGAGGAAAAGCTTTACTGACACGCAGTAGCCTCGGCGTGAGCTTTGTGGTTGGTCAGGCGTGCGAAGTATTCCTGCGGATTCTCCAGCAGGGTGTGCACGCCGTGGGTGTCGGTCTTCACTATGCCGTGGTCCCAGGCGTACTTGAACAGCCGGGCCTCGCGCTTCACATCGTCCAGGCAGTACGAGATCAATCGGCCTAGCTCTCTACGTTTCCACATCAGCGGCGCTTCACTGCCGTGCGCGGTCTTGAGTGAATCTTTCCCGAACGTGCCAGCCAAATGATTATCTAGCTTGCACCCGTGGGGCATCTTCCCGCCGCCCGGTCCTGGCCGCCAGCCGATGGCACGCCTGCTGTGCTCAAGAATATCCCAGTGGTTATCTTTCCTGATCGGGCGACGTGTCTCGGCTTCCAGTAGTGGAATGTCGAACGGCACGTGATTGAAACCAACCACTAGGTCAGCATCATTCATTCGCTCAGTCAGTTCGTGTAGGTTGTCGTCCATGTACACGCCGTACTCCAGCGTTTTGAAACTGAACGAGCACGCAACACTGACGCCCATCTTATCGAAGTCGCGCCAGCCGATGCCGTTCTTGCCGATCTCTTCTTTGATCTCGGCGTCAATCACCATGATGTTTAGGCCTCGCATCTCGGAGCCTCCTCGTCGAAGTACCCGTCTTGGAATTCGGAGTGCTTCGGTCGAGGCACGCGCGGTGCAGGCTTTTCAACTATGGCCCGCAACATACTGCGCGGCGGGGGTAGGTCTACCAGAACCGTCTTGCAGTTCTCGCAGGCCAGCTTCATGTTGGGCACGTGCTGGCCGGGCACGGTTCGCGGCTTCACAGTCAGCGAATGGCCCGCGTGTCTTTCCAAAATCATATACAGTTTTCTGTCTCTCACTTGATAACCTCCGCTTCCATTAGCTTGAGGTACAAGCCTCTCACTCTTCGGGCGCTCGCTAGGTGCGTGCCCTTCTTTGGTTCGCCGTACTGTTCCGCCATGGCTGCTGCCACATCGGCAGGGTCGGCTTTCCCGCTGCTCTCGATATACATTGAAAGGGCCAGCGCGCGGCGCTTGGTGAACGACAGAATCTCGCCGCCCAGTTCGTACTCGTACTTGTCCACTTCAATCGCGTTGGGCGTGGCTTCCTTCTTCACAGCTTTGGCCTTAGCCGCCTTCGGTTTCTTTTCCGGCGCGGCAGCTTTAGGTTTCTTCGCTACCTTCTTGGGAGGCGGATCCTCTTCTTCCTCTGGTGCCGGGGTATCCTCGGCATCATCTGGTAGGTCTACCTCTTCCTCTTCGGCTTCACCCATTTCCATTTCGCCTGCGTCCTCAAACTCATCCGTTGGTTCGATCTCTTCGTCCAAGTCCATAGGCACACTTTTTAGATTAGCTTTCTTCTTAGATCCCATGCAGTCTCCCTCCGTCGCTCACGACTCTGAATATCATCTGACTCTTTGCACCCTGAACCACGGCCTCTAACCGCTCGCCCCTGCGCAGAGCCTTCAACGCTGGGTTAGGTAGATACAATTCCATTGAGCCATCCTCTTTGGGAATGATGGCCATGCGAGGAGTACCGTTCCCGTCGTTCTGCCGCAGGGCTAGCTTGCGCCAGCTTCGGCGGAACCAAAGTTTGCCTATAAAAATTCCGCACGCAAGGAGGGCGATGCCGCCCGCTGCTGCCATGATTGTGTTACTGGATGCTAAGTTCACTGTATCCTCCCTTGCGGCGAAAAACTTTCACCACATCCGCCGTAGCCGATTGAATACCGGGCACGTGGCTGATAATGAAAACCTGTTTGAATCCAAATTCTTTTGTCAGCGTCGTAGTCAGCAGGTCCGCCATTGCTTTGCGGTTCACGCTGTCGAGCGAGCCGAACACTTCATCCATGAACAGCGTGGCCCAGGCACTGCCCGTCCGTCGCTGTACCAATCGGGCCAGTGCTATGCGCATGGCTACCGACTGCAATACTTGACCACCGCCGCTGTCTAGGTAGAAGGCTCGTTCCTTCCCGCCCTCCAGCACACGCAGGGTCAGTTCGTCTTTGCGTTTCTTCTCACGAGGTACGCCGCACTCCGGGCACTGATGCTTCTTGGTTCCGCGCGCGTACACGTGCGAGCACGCTAGGCAGTTGGCTTCCCAGTCTTGCAGTTCGCGCGTGGCCTGGAACTCTACTTGGAAAGGTGCGTGCAGCTTTCGCAGAATCACGTTGGCCTCGTTCTCAATTTCACCGAAACTGTTTTCCAGTTCAATGCTAGGTATCCCGTTCTTCCCGAACATATAGGTCACGTAGGTGGCATCACTCGTTTTGATTTCAGTTTGTTCCAGCTGGGCAGCCAGTTCGGCTTTGCGTTCTGCCGCCCGCTTCCCTGCTTTGTAGGCTTCACTTATCCCGCCCATCTCACGCTGTAGCTGTGCGCGCTTGGCATCGATGCCACGGCCTTCGCCTTCGCAGATAGCCAGCTTGGCATTGGCGTCCCGGCGGGCATCGTCTAAATCCTCTGGCACCTGTGCCATCAGTTCATCGTGCTCCGATTCTAGGGAAGCAATCTGTTCTTCGATCTGCGTGGAGAGGTTGGCCTTCTCGTACAGCTGTTCTTTCTCCGCACTCCATTGGCGCTGCTTATCGTGCAGGTTCACCCACTGTTCGCATTTGTCGCGGATAGTGGCGGCCTTGGTCTGCTTGGCCATGCAGTCTTCAATCTGTGCGTCCAGGTCCGCCAGGTAGTTAGGCGTCAGCTGGATCCGGTCACAGGTTTCTTTCAAGATAGGGCACACGCCAGTGCGGTCACGCTTAGAGCGAGACTTCTCTTCATTCAGCTGGCGCAGTTTCAATCCGGCTTCACCCATCACGCGCACGGCTTCATTCCGTTTGTGGCGGTACTCATCACACTTGGCTTCATCTACCAGCGGGTACTTGGCCAGCGCGTCCTCTAGTTGTTTCAATCGCCCACTGTAGCTCGTGCTGTCCGGTCGTTGTTGGCGCAGGCGCTGTGCCTTGTTCAGGCAATCCTGTGCACGTGCCGCCAGCGAGCCGGTGTCTTTAAGTTTAGCCAGGCGCATTTCGTAGGTCTGCTTTTCGGCTGCCACCTGGGCGGCGTGCTCGCCTAGCTCTTTCAGTTCTACATCGATGGCGCGCTTGCGTGCCACCAGTGCTTCCTTGTCGAAGTCTCCATCGCCTAGTGCTTCCAGCTGCGCACGTATTCCATCGCGCATCCGTTGCAGTTCCATCAGGTAGGACTTGGCCTCTACCTCGTAGCTAGGCCACGCCGTTTGTTGGAGCCAGCGCATCAGCAGCGCCTTCTTCTCCTGCGGTGTGGCCTGCATGAATTGATCTATGTCGTTCTGTTTGAAGTAAGAAGTGTTCAGGCACTCGTCGTAGTTCATGCCCAGCAGTTCATCTATGGCCTGTTGGGTGATGGCTTTCTTCTCGCCTTCCAATCCGCGAACGTCTAGCGCACCTGTGTTGTCGGCACGGCGCACGCGGTGAATAGTTATCATGCGCCCGTCGTTGTGCTCCAGCCATAGCTTCACGCTGCACTCTTCTTCACCGTCGTGAACCAGTTCGACTTCTTTCTTGGCGCGCGACTTCCCGTACAGCGCCCACATGATGGCATCTATGAAACTAGATTTGCCGCCACGGTTAGACCGGCCCGGCTCGTTCTCATAGGTAGCCACCACGTTCATGATGCCCTCGGGAAATTCCAGTTCGTACCTTCCCTTGAAGGGCATGAAACTCTTAATTACAGCTTTACGAAGAATCATCGTTTCAAAACCCCAAACAATGCGCGCAGGGTTTCAACAATAACGTAGCCACCTATCACTAGAAATATGGTTCCCAGTATCGGGTAGTTCCCGTACCAGTTCAGAAAAGTTGTCAGCATCTATACCTCCAAGCTCACGCTGTCGCGCGAACTGTTTGTTTTCTTGTCAGTCTTAAATCTCGGCGCGGCTTTCACTGGCGCTTCAGGTTCCGGTTCTGTATTGGCCGCCAGGGTTTCATCTAGCTGGGCCTCGTTCTCTGTGATGCTGATAGGTTCTGTGATGCTGGGCTTTTCCCCGCGCAGGAACATCATCGCCAGTTCTCTCTTGCGCTCGGCACCCTTGGGGTTCGCGCGTTCCAAGTAAAGTTCCACTGCATCCACTGGTGCCAGGCCTGCCGATTGACGGCCGTCGCGTACCGCGCGCTTTCGCACGGGCACCTTCTGAATCTGTTTCACGTAACGGCAGAATGGGCGGAGCATATTCATGGTGCCCTCTTCCTCGAACTCTGCCAGTCGTTCTTCCTCTATCAGCACGCGCAGCTTTACAATCGCATCGGGCAGGATTGTTTTCCGTACCTGCCCCAGTAGGTTGGCGATCTGGCTTGCGTCCTTATTCATGCAATCAATTTCAAACTCTTGCAGCGGGGCTTGTGGTGTGCGCACTCGCTCCACTGTCCACTCGCCGTCTTGTTCGCTGGCCACCATGAAACTCTTGTTCTCATCCACGTCGCCGAAGTCGGTGCATAGTGGGCTGCCGGGCAGCCACACGTTGCCGAAGTTCTGTGGTGTGTGAATGTGGTGGTTGATAACGATGCCCACAGCTTCATGCTCTGGTAGCCAGGCGGGCAGCTGTAGGTCGGACTGGCGGAGCATCGTTGCTTCCGTCCCAGTCTTGGCACACCACACGTTCATGTGAGCACAGACAATGAGTGGCTTACCTTCCCACTTGTCCAGCTGTTGGCGTGCCCAGGTTTCTAGGAATTCTTGTGGCGTGCGGAAACCTTTGTGCACGGCCATCGTTTTCGTTATATGCGGAAGGCACATAACGTACTGTTCGTATTGATTGATCTCGGCTTCCAAGATGCACGGCTCTGTGGCGAACGTGATGTTCGTGTAGCCCGCCTCTTGTAGTGGCCGCCCGGCCCACAGTTGTTGCAGGTCTGCGATGGCGTCGTGGTTTCCCATCATCACTATCGCGCGAATGCCTGCATCATCTAGTCGGCGCAGCAGTCGCATAACTGCGGCCACGTGTGAAGACAGTGGGTGGTTGTAGTCAAAAATATCCCCACCGATTTCCGCCAGCGTGGGCTTGTTCTCTATGCACCAATCGACGAACATCTCCAGCGCACCCAGAGCTTCATCACTGCGGTCCATGTCCTCAATGGTCAGGCCCACGTGAATATCTCCCGTGGCCGCGATGTTGAATCTTGCTGTGGTGGGCTTGCGCTTTGCCATTAGTCCTCTACTTCCGCATCTGCGGCTTTAACTTTGTGTTTCACTTTTGGTTTCGACTTAGATGCGCTGGGAGGCGGCGGTGCTATGTCGTCTTCTAGGTCAGAGCCATCATCGGGTTCTGCCATCATCGCCTCTTCGGCTTCATCCTTCAGCGACAAGCGGCCCTTGTTCGGCACTGGTCCTTCCGGCACCATCTCCTCGCCATCATCTAGCTTGGCCGCCTTGCTGTTCGCTATTAGTTCAATCCCGGTAGGCATCACGTTCACCACGCGAACCGTACCTTGGTTACTTGATAAGTGATTCTTTCGCAGCTTCAGTTGTACGCGCAGGTACTCCAGCTTTTCGCCTTTGATCTGGCGTCTGATCTTTCCGATCATCTTAACTTCCACGACAACAACCGCTGCGTAGTAGGCACCGCTTCCGCCGTAGCCAGTAGTGCTATCGCCGAACATCACGTTGCCGATCTTGGAATAGATATGGTTCACGATAACCACAGCCACGCGCTGGTTGTGAATCTTCGCCACCATTCGGCGCAGGTTTCGTTTGATAACCCGTGCTGCGGTAGCCGGGGCTTGGTTGTCACTGCCGCCGTCCATCTCTTGTTGCGTAGGCGTGAAGCCCAAGCTATCCCACGGGAACATGATGCGCGCATCTTTGTCGCGTGCGCGAATCTTGTCGATGGTCTTCTCCATGCGGTCGAAGCAAAGCTCTAGGGTTTCGGCGCGGATAACGATAAGTCTCGTCACATCGCCGCCCATGGATTTGAACCGGTCCATGTTGAACTTGAACTCGGAGTCGATAAGCACGACGTACCAACCCATCTTCTGTGCCTGGATCATTACCTCCATGGCCAGCGTGGTCTTCCCGCAGTCGGGCTTTCCTTGAATGATAGTTATGTGGCCAGCTGCTACGCCGGGAACATCTACCAGTTCAGTCCACCAGCCCGGCATCGGAATCCAATCCGTGGCTGTACGTGTTGGCGCATCTGGGTCCACGATAATGTCGCAGAAGTCGGCACCGAATTCCTTCTTCAGTGCTGCCGCCATCATGGCATCTCTATTTGTCTTTAAGTCCAAGCCGTCGGCCTTAGCCTTGGTTGGTTTGCTCCGTGCTGACAATTGCTTTCTCCGTTCCACTTGTGGTTCCATCTTTCGCCTCCGCTGCTGCGCCCACTACTGTCATCGCGATCACAACATCTGCCGCATACGACAGATCGAAGGATGCGCGGGCCAGTGATGCGCGGTTCTTGTTTTGGTGATTGCGCCCCATCTTCAAGGCCTCGTCTCTCACCTGCTGTAGTTCTCTTAATCCTAATTTCATCACAGCACCCTGTACTGTTTTACGATTTGGGCTTCGGGCACTAGGTTCTTCATCTCGTTGGTGTTCGCCAGTTCAATGTCGTAGTGGGCCTTGGCATCGTTGGCGAACTTGACTGCGCGCACGAACCCGTAACTGTTCTTAGTGTCAGTGCTGGGCGTATCGCTGGTGAATTCCACCAGTGCACCCACATCATATTTACTTTCAAACTTCGCCATGGCTCCCTCTCATTCCAGTCACTTAGAAAAGTAGACTGATAAAAACTCTTAAATTTGGTGATCTAGGTGAGACTCGAACTCACGTGCGCCGCCTGTGAAGGACGGCTGCCTAACCAACTCGGCCACTAGATCAAGGTACGCGGTGAGAAGGACTCGAACCTTCAGCCTCTCTGATTTCTCAGAGTGTTCTTCCAGCCGTAGCTGCCGCACAACCCGTCGTCGTTTACCGCCGAGCCATGCTGCCTTGGAACTATCACCACACAAAAACTGGTTGCGGGGGCGAGACTTGAACTCGCGACCTCGAGGTTATGGGCCTCGCGACCTACCAACTGGTCCACCCCGCGACAAAACTAAATCTCTGCTTCCGAATCCACGCGGTAGGTGTTGAGCGCGCCTTGGATATCTCGCGCCATCACAGTCTTCCTGCCGTCCGACTTGGCTGATTTAATTGCCAGACCGAGGACAAAGCCCACGTGTTTCGTCAACTCGTCGGCTACCTCAGCACTGGTGTTCATCTGCGCGTCAGCTTTCACTTTCGCTTTCACTTTACTCACTACAACTAATGTTTCCATCTGTGCTGTCCTTTCCTAGAACGCTGGCAATTCATCATCTAATCCATCGATGTCATCCACACCGGGAGCATCGTCGTCAATCGGTGCAGGTTTCGCTTTCGCTTTAGGCGCTGCTACCGCTGGCTTGGCTGCGGGTTTCGCCGCTGCCTTAGCCACTACTGTGGCGGCGGGCTTTGCCGCTGGCTTGGCTGGCGGTGCCTTAATCGCTGGCGCTACCTTGGCCGCACCCGCTTTTCCGTTGGCTACTGCCTTGGGTGCAGGTACGTCGTCCTCTTCCTCGGCTTCCGGTTCGGCCTCTTCTTCAGCGGCTTCCTCTTCTTCCTCTTCTGCTGGTTCCTCTTCTTCATCTACGATGGCTGCGGGTTTCGCTTTGCCCGCAGCTTTGCGTGGCGGCGGTGCCTGTTCCTCTTCCTCTTCAGGATTCGGCAGATCATCGTCGTCATCGGCTATGCCACTGGCTGCTGCTTTCGCTCCGCCCTTGCGTGGTGCAGGTACATCGTCGTCGCCACCAAATGCAGCGTCGGCATCGTTGCCACCTTCATCACTCTCTTCTTGTTCCTTCGCCCATGTGAACAAGCGGGAACTAAAGTCAGACATTTCTTCTTCGTTGGATTTCCACGGCACCTTGGACAAATCGTTCATGCCCGCATAGATGTCGTCTTCGCTGTAGCCCTTGGCTACTAGGTCGAAAGGTTTGGGGAGAAACATGGCGCTCTTGTAGCGAGTCTTCTTTCCGCTGCCCGACTTGGTGAACATATAGTTGTAACCGGCTTGCAAATCCAAAACTGTGTCGGCATCCATCTCGGCTAGGAAGTCGAGCATCGGTCCCATGATAGAGTTTCCGAACTCGGCACTGTACACCAGTCCATCTGCCGCCTGTAGGTCCAGAATGTTAACTACGAATCTGATCTCAGGCATATAGAATTTCGCAGCGTCTTTCCCTCTGGCAGTCATCACCTTCTTGCCTCGCGCACACACAGGGCAGGCTTCGTTCCACGTCACGCGCGGGCACACGATTCTATCTTCCTTGTTCATGCCGCCAGCGATCCGGTGTGAACCGATCTTGTGGTAGAACTTTCCCTCTTCGCTGTAGGGCGGAAGGATGCGGATTAAGTTTTTGCCATCACGGGATTTGTAATACTTTACATTTCCCCGACCGGCCTGTGCCTCTTCGATGTCGTGCTTCGCCTGTTCAATTAGGTCTGCGTTTGTTTTGAATCTTGCCATGGTTCTCTCCTTGTTTATTGTTTAGCTCGGCCCGCAGTTTATTTATCATGGCGTCGTAGTCGCGGGTCAGCTTGGCTACTTGCCTTGGAGTCAATGGTTTCTGTAACTGTTCAAGTCTCGAAGTAATCATCTTTGAACTCTGGATTTTTGGCGCGCTTGAGAGGGGCGCCACTAGCCTGCGGGTTCTTAGGATCACTCATGGAAACTCCGGCGTGCATCTCCGCACGTTGGGTGCTTCCCATTTGCACCAGCATATCGCGCTTGTGTTCCCACGCTCGCACTACACTGTGGTATTGGCTGGCTTGCATGGTGGCATAGGCCAACTTCTTGCGGGCCGCCTGCACGGTTCCGTCAAGGGCCATCTGTCCTGCAATCTCACCTTCGGTTGGTTTCTTTTCCTTGCCTGCCACGATCTCGTTTCGGCTATCGGCTTCGATGCTCTCCACTTCCATCTTCACCATGGCTAGCACGTGAATGGCCTTGTTGTGGCGACTGGCTGCCATTAGGAATTTGCGAGCCTGCAATCCGAATTCGCTGCTCAGGTTTACTTCATCGATGGTCAGTTCTTTCGCCTGATCGTCGAGAAACTTATCTAGTTTCTGCTGTGCCGTCTGCTGCGTCGGGGCTTCCGGCGCGGCTTCAGGCACTGGCTTGCTTTTGGGCGCTGCCATGTGGCTCCTTCATAGTTTGTTGAGGGGAGAAATTTGTTAGCTGCTACCACACTTCCCCCCTCGGTCAGCGTAGTCAGGCTTTCATGTTTGTATTTGCGGCGGCCCACTCACACACTCATGTCAAAGCTTGCAGTCATTTTGGTTTCGTGTAAAAACGTAACACCGGGTATGCGACCTTGCAAGTTGGTTTCAAAAGAATTTTTCGGAGCCTGGCGGCGTGCTCAAAGTTTAGGCAACGTGAAACCCTGCACAACAAAGTTTCCTTACCCTCTTTCCCTTTTTCCCCCACACCCCCTATATCCCAAACTCCCGATCCTTCAAAGTCCTCTTCCTCTTCAACAGAAGCGAAAGCCTTTTGGAACAAGGGTTTGCGGGGATTCGGGAACCCAGAAAACTGAGCCACCAGGCAAACGGGAGGTTTCGCAGAAACCGGAGCGTTGGCCAGGTGTGGCACGAGGTTTCAAAACTTTGGACTTGCAAACATGGTGCGGCTTTTGGTAACCATGTGGCACGGCCTACAATCACACTCCGACACACCTGCCAGTACCACTGGCGGTAGTGTCACCATCTCAATAGCGGCATCCGGCGCGCAGCATGGCTGCGCTTATTCTGTGGCCTCGCGCCGGGTGCGGCGGTCCCTGGTTTCGTAGAGGGGGATCTGGTGAATGAGATAACAGCGATGTTGGGCGCGCGTATCACGCTGAAGGTGGCAGAGTTGCCGCCCGGCCTGGCGCAAATGCTACTGCGTGCCTTCACGCACCGCAATCAACAGCACGAAAAACTAAAGCGCATGGGCTACGGCGCCCAGCGGGAGCCGAGGGAAATCTGTACCGCATGGGACTACCGAGCGAAGGGCTACATCCAGCTTCCGCGCGGCGGGTACAAACGATTTCTCCGCATCATGCGAGATCACGGGTATGCCGTCCGTTGGGATGACAAGCGCGTGAAGCTGCCCAAGGCGGGCCTGCAAATGGGACTGCTGCAGATGCGCAGCAACCAAGAGGAAGCCCCGCTATTGCTTATGCGGAACCAGCAGGGGTTGCTCCGCGGAGGCACGGGCGTAGGTAAAACCGAAACCCTGTTGGCCAGTATTGTGGCCGCCGACCAGCCTGCACTCATCATCGTGTGGAACAAGGACCTGCTTAAGCAGTGGGTGTTTCGCATAACCGAGAAGTACAAAATCTTGAAGCCGCACCAGTTGGGCATCTTCGGAGCCGGGCGAAAAACCTTCGGCCCCATCACCATAGGAATGCAGCAAACCCTGGTTCGGCACTTGTCTCGAGACTTAGCCAACCGGTTCGGAACCGTGGCCATGGACGAGTGCCACCGAGCTCCGGCGCAAACCTTCATGGAGGTGGTCAATTATTTCCCCGCGTTCTACAGGTGGGGAGCTACCGCCGACGAGAAACGCCAGGACCAAAAAGAGTTCATCACCTACGACAGTTTCGGAGAGATGGTCTTCGAGATTCATTCCCAGGAAACCACACACGATCCAATGATCAGAGTCGTGCCCACCCGGTACGAGGATTTGCAATACGAGGAAGACAAGAAACCCACGGACTTCGTCACGCGCCTGGTAGCCGACAAAGATCGGAACGAACTAATAGCGCGCGTGTTGCGCGAGCGACTGAAGGCAGGCCGTAGGGTTCTGCTTTTCACGGATCGCGTGGAGGCGGCCTTGTATTGGGTTGAGGTGGTCAACTCGTGGGGTGTCGCCGCCGGGCCACTCATCGGCGGATCCGACTATGCGGTAGAGGTACAGCAAACCCTGAAGGGAATCGCTGATGGCAGCGTGCGCATGGCTGCCGCCACTACCTATGCCGACGTGGGTTTAGATATGCCCATCCTAGATTCGGCGTTCATCACGTGCCCGATCGCCTCTCACGTTAAGCGCCTGAATCAGCAGGTCGGTCGTGTGGTGCGAAAGCACGAGGCCAAGGCGGATGCAGAGGTGCTCTATTTTTGGGACCGCAAGATCGATGGCATGGGCCGACGACTAAAGCTGATTCAGAAACGCTGGAAGAACGTGCGTATCGAGGAACAGTGGCTGCGCGAAATGCCTGCACGTGTGGACAAACCTGTGGATAAGCCGAAGCCCATCACTGTGTTGCGGCGGCGCCCAGAAAATTTAGAACTTTGATATTGGCAAGTTACGACTCAGTGTGTACAAATTACCCACACACACGCCGTAATATATGGAGGGGGAAAATCGCATGAGCAATCATGAACATCATCGACTATTCGCAGACGCGCTCAAAGCCCTTCGCTTAGGATTGGCCGAGGCAGGCGCGCACCAGTTGGCTGAGCAGCCAACCCAAGACCTGCTGGCGGCCTTAGACCGTCCCTATCGGGCACTTGTGGCCGCGCAGCGGTCACTGGCTGCCCTGTGCAAACGGACGGAACAGCAAGCCGCAGGCGACCTGTATTCCCTAGCCGCCCGGATCCATCGTGGCCTGCCCCAAGATTCGCTCTGCGGAGCGTGCCTCTCAGTGGTCCCCTCCGCTGGCGAGTGCCCGTTCTGCGGGGCAGTTTTAGGGGAGGCCAGGGATGCACCGTCAATCAAGGCCGGGGCGCGGGTGCACGAAACTTTCAGGAAGGCGGGGCAGGGCGTGGGTGCAATCATTCCCCACAAGGCGGCGGAAAAGTCGGGGACTGCCACCCCTCTGGCGCTACCCCCTCCAAGAAAGTCACCAGGCAAACGCATACCCCACAGCGATCGCAAGGCCATGGGCCACAGCATTCACAGCCGCAAGTCAAAGGTGAACGAGGAGCTAGCACGCTACGCCCGCCGGGTTGAGTGTTGCCGGAACTTTCCGTACACGCGCGCCTACCTAGAGAAGGCCCACCCGCAGGAGGTTCGGCAGATAGCTGCTGCCATCTACGACGGGCCGGACAGAATCAAGGCCCGCCGATTCTTCGCCATGCTTAAGGTAGACCTGATGGATTGGATCGTGGCCAACCAACCCAGTGGGCCGAAAGATCCTGGGCCGCCCACGCTGACCCACCCACGGGCGCACAGGAAAATAAGGAAGCCAGGGTCTATATGAGAACGAAAACTTATCCAACAATTGAACCGCTAGGCGCTGAGCTAAATGAGAAGGGCGTGCTGTGCCTGACTTGGAACGGGAGAATGTTCCTCAGTCTCAGCATTGGCACCATCATTCGCATCGCTCACCAACAAGAGCACGAGCCAGAATCTATCACGCCGGAAGAAGTAGCTACTGCGCAGGAATTCGCCGAGGCCTATGCCCGCGTGCGAACCAAGTACAGCGGCTCGTTCTACCCAGTCATCCAGCCCAACAATAAACACTGGGTCCACATGGAGAAGGCTGCCAAGGCCGCTGCTGAGATGGGAGTGTCGCCGACCGAGTGGTGCGAGGTACTGACCGGAACCTACACTGACATAGGAGGCGGGATGCAGAACAAGATCCCGTGGCCTACGCAGCTGCACGGGACTGCTGCCGTCACGCATATCAGTAACTGGAAAGCCAAGCAGACCACGAACCCTAACGCCCGCGCGATTCGCCGAGCGAAGCTGGCTGTCGGTGTTCCGCTGAATGAAGATCACGAGTACCAAAGAATCAGAACCAGAATCAAAAAGAAGATCCACACCAAAGAAGACATTGCTTATATGCGCGCACGACAAATTGAAGTCTATGGCGCGGAGAAGGAATGGTTGGCAGGCGTTGACCTGACGGCCGTCGTCGACAAACCCCAAGGAGGAAAGAAGAAATGAATACGCAATTAGTTGAAAGCCCGCTACGCCTACGCGATCGCACTGGCACCGAACAAGTGCTGTGCCGCCCGAACTACCGACAGAGCACTGTGACTGTAACAGTGCCGGAAGATTCTGTGGGCGTTATCAGTCTTGAGCAGGCGCGGGAACTGCGAGACTTCTTGGATGGCGCCATTGTCCGCATGGAGAATAGGCCGTGCCCCGCACAACAACCTCTCTTTCCAGGGATGCCAGTAGAGGCTCGGCATGAGTGAAAAGCGCGAGGCCAAACACAGGCCTGAAGAAGTGGAATCCTACATAGCGAGCAAGGGCTGGCTGGTCAAACACAAGGGCGACAACTACTGCATCCAGGCCTGCCCGTACTGCGACAACCAGTCGTACAACTTCGAGATCCACAAGAGCAAAGGCATCATCAGCTGCTGGGCCTGCGGAGTGAAGGGCGGGTTCTATGATTTGAAAAAACACATGGGCGACTGGGATGGACCAGACGCCCGCAAGAAATTCAAGAAGGCCGTACCCGTGCACCCAGTGGAGCGACCTACCAAGGTAGCCGAGCCGCCCGCAGGTTTGACAGAATCTGTGATGGGCCTGCACCAGAAACTATGGATTCGCACGCAGGTCTTGGGCTACCTCAAGTCGCGCGGTTTCAATGAAGAAACCCTGGCGCACTTCAAGATCGGTGCACAGAAACAGGAAGACGAATACTGGGTTGTGCTCCCCCACATGGTAGGCGGGGAAGCCATGAACGTGAAGTTCCGAATAGCAGAACCCAAAGGCAAGTGGCGCCAACACAAGGGCGGCCAGAAAGTTCTCTTCAACCAAGACGCCCTGGCTGGCACCGATGAAATCATTCTCGTCGAAGGCGAGATGAAGGCGATGGCCTGCTGGCAAATGGGATTCAAGAACGTGGTCGCTCTGACTTCTGGTGTGGCCAACTTCTACCCCGAGTGGGTGGACGCCCTGGAGAACAAGAAGAAAATCTACATCTGTCTGGACAACGATAAGGACGGACAGGAAAACGCGGAACGCCTAGCTACCCGGCTGGGACTTGACCGCTGCTACAACGTGGTACTGCCGGATGCGAAAGATCCCGATGAATACTTCTTTGTAGGCGGACACAGCGCCGATGATTTCCAAACCCTGCTGTACAAATCAAAACTCTACGACATCAAAAATCTAGTAGCCCTGGACAGCGCACTCCAACGACTGCGCGACCAGTTGTTATCGAAAGATGTTTCCAACCTGGGACTCATGTCGCCGTGGAAAGAACTGAACCGGTTGACCAAAGGTTTCCGTGACGGCGAGCTCATAGTTCTTTCAGCGCCGCCCAAGGTGGGGAAGACCACGCTGGCGCTCAACATAGCCGACCACCTGGCACGGCCCGAAAGTCCTAACACGCCCAGCGTGCCTATCCTGTTCTACTGCATGGAGATGGGACCTGAACGTTTGGCGCAGAAGATGACCTCACTGGTGTTGCAGTTAGATGATGAACTGATGACAGCCGAAGACGTGATGGAGGCCCGCTTCCTATTGAAGGGCGTGCCGCTGTTCCTGCCCGAGCGCGTGCGTGCTGCCGACCTGACAGAGATCTGCGACACCATTCGTGCCGCCCACAAACGCTACGGCATACGATTGCTCGTGTTCGATAACCTTCACTTCCTCGTGCGTGCCGACGACAACCTTCGCGAAAAGCTGGGCGTGGCCGTGCAGCAGTTCAAGTTATTGGCGGAGGAGCTACGCATCCCAGTTATCTTAATCGTGCACCCTAAGAAAATGAGAAACGATTCCAAGGCGATGACCTCCCATGATCTGCGTGACACCGCCGCGATCCACGCCGATGCGGATATGGTTATCGTGATGCACAGGAAACGCCCGGCCAGTGAACTAGAGGAACGCGACGACGACCCGATGGGCGGCGACGAAGAGGACGGCGGCCAGTCAATCCTAGAACCAGAGACGCAAGTAATTGTCGATGCTGCCAGGTACGCGCCGGGCGGCAGGACTGTTCTGTACTACGAGGGCGCGCAATCAAGATTCCGGTCACTGACCGAAGAGGAGAAGGCAAATGTTAGACGCTAACCAACAACCGCAGGTGCTCGAAGCGATGACCGCACTGCAAGAAACTATTTTCAAGAACAACGTAGCCAAAGGTTGGTGGGAAAAGCGGGACATAAAATCCGTCGACTGCCAGCTGGGACTACTCATGCTCATCGTCAGCGAAGCCGCCGAAGGCTGCGAAGAGATACGCAAGGGTATGCCCAAATACTACACGAACAAGAACCTAACCAACGGCGTGGTGCCAATGCTCTCATGGGAGCGCCCACTGCAAGCGCCGCCAGAGGCGAAACCAGAGGGCATCGGCAGCGAGTTAGCTGACATCGTTATCCGCTGCTTTGACATGGCAGGCGGCTTGGGACTGAACCTGGGCGAGTGTGTGGTAGCGAAGATGCGCTACAACGAAACAAGGGAGCACCGCCATGGCGGAAAACTCGCCTAACAATGTGACCACCGCCAGCCGTCACGCGACTCGGGTGCGGGCCGTGTGCTTCACGCCCGAATCCTTGATGATGTTCTGCGCGCAGGATGTGGCGTGGCTGACCAGCCAGGGAATTCCCGAAGGCAGCAAGCTACTCAGGTTTAACTACGACCCGATTGACGACTTGATCCGTCTGTGGATAGAGCACGAATCTTTCGAGCCAGTAGAACTGGGAACCCGCGCACCAGAGCATCGCGTGGAAATGAAACGACTAATAACCAAAGAACGTATGGAGGAATACAGTGGCAAACCAATCGACGGACAGAATCAGTTATTCGTACTCACGTAAGATCAGCACCGAGAAATTCGGCAGCGTGGATTGTCACGTGAGCTACGCGACAGACGTGCAGCCAGGCGAAGACGCTGATGCCGCCACGAAGCGCGCACGCAAACACGTGCATCGCTGGGTGGATTTCCAGATGGAACAAGAGATGAAGGCCAAGCAAGAACGCAAGGCAGCCCGTGACCTAGAGACAGCAGCCGATGAAGCCGAGCTTGACGCCGAGATCGAGCGACAGACCGCAGGCAAGGGAGGCAAGAGTGCAAGAGCGAAATGAGGCGGCACTGCTGCTAGAGGAGGGCGCGCGCGAAATTCGTGACCTGCGCCGCGAGAATGAAGTGCTGGGTGTGCAGGTAGAAACATTCAACAAATGCTTTGCCATGCTGCAAACCCCGATCATAGCGCACACGTGCTGCGGTCAGGATAGGAACCTGGCCGACAAGATGGAACGAAAAGCACGCGAGCTTGATGGCCCAGGGCCACAGCCAGGAAATTAGGGGAGGCATGATGGCATTTCTGTGGGTAGTTATTCTTTTCGGAGCTATGGCATTCGGAGTCGTGTACGGAATTCTTCGACTGATTGAGTGGGACGAAAAGAAGAGAGAGAAGAAAGATGAGTGAGCTAAAGCGTGGGCCTACGCCCGAAAGTCAGAGACCGCATTCTGCCGGGCAGCGCCCGTGCCGACGCTGTGATCTTTTCGAGAGTGGAAAATGGAACTGTATGCCGGGCCAGGGAAACCCGATCGCCAAAATAATGATCGTGGCGGAGAACCCCGAACAGGCCGACGATGATGCGGGCAAACCCATGCGTGGCTTGCATGGCGCGAAGTTGGACTTCCTGCTAAAACACGCAGGCCTCACCCGCGACGACATCTGGCTGACGTACACTGTGAAGTGCCGCCCGCCTAAAGGGAAGACAATCTACAAGCGCCACTTCACGGCGTGCGGTGTTCACTTGAAGGAAGAAATTAAATGGGTGCGCCCCAAGGTTGTCATCACCATGGGCGGCAATGCACTGAAAGGTTTAGCGCCCGACCTGGGTGGACTTTCTGGGTGCCGTGGTTTCCCGTACCCCTACAAGAATCCTGTAGACAACACAGTTCAGTTCTACATCCTGCCCACGCAGTCCACCAAGTACGCCATGGCTATGGTGAACAGTGATGACATTCTCATTCGTGACTTGCGCCTGGCGAAAGCTATAGCCGATGGTGATTGGGAACCGCAGGCCATGAATGTTCGCGTGACAGTGGCGCGCACCATGGACGAGATCCGTGCACTAGCCGCCCGCCTGATTGAAGAAAAGGAATGGGCGTTCGACTTAGAAACCACAGAGCGAGACTTCGTGAAAGACGATGTTCTCTGTTTCAGTTTCGGCTTCAGTGCGACCGAAGCTGCTGTGGTTCCTTTCCATAAAGAATTTGATCGCGGTGGCGAAACCGTTAAGTGGACCGAAGAAGAACTCGCAGAGATCGTGAACATCCTACGCCCCGCCTTCGCAGGCCCGGCGCGAAAGTCGGCGCAGAACGGGAAGTTCGATATCAACTTCCTGCGCGTGATGAACAAGGTGGACACACTCTCCAACCTGGGCATTCGAGTGAAGGGCTACGACTTCGACACCATGCTGGCCCACCACTTGCTCGACGTGAACAAGCCGCACGACTTATTGTTTATCGCCCAGTGGTACGGCGTCGCTCACGAACAGTGGGATGCGTACCTAGAATCTTTGTTCCGGAAAATTGGAAAGCACGACATGGCGGCTGCCGACAGTCACGCTGTGTTCAACTACGCCGGGATAGATGCTGCTGTCACGCAGGCACTGCGGCCCATACTCATGAAAGAGCTAGAGAAGAATGGGCTGATGCCTGTGTTCCGCGAAATCTCGATGCCACTCAATCACGTGCTGGCCAACATGGAATACTATGGCGCACGCATCGACCGCAAACGCCTGGTAGAACTGGGCAAGCTGGCCGAGGATCAGATCGGCGCCATCATGGCGCGAATCAAATCCAAGGTGGGCGATCCAGAATTCAAACCCAGCAGCCCTAAGCAAGTGCTGAACTATCTCATCAAGGTGCGCGCGCTACGACCGCCACGGCCTGATGCTGATGTAGAAGATGGACCGAAGCTGACCAAGAGCGGAAACCTTTCCGTCGACGAGGAAGTTCTTAGCCGCCTGGAGAAATCCGGCAAAGGCAAAGGCGTGCCCGGCCTTATCGTTTCGCTGCGCCAGTGGGAAAAGATGAAGGGCACCTACCTAGATGGGAAGGATGGACTGGGCGCTATCGTAGGGCAGTTGGACTGGCGGCACTACGCGCACACCAACTACAAGATTCACGGGACAATTTCTGGCCGACTCTCCAGCGCCAAGCCCAACCTACAGAACGTGCCGAAAGATGCGATCCTGAAAGACGTGGACGGCAACGAGGTGAAGATCTCCGTGCGCAGCTGCTTCGTGCCGGACGAGGATGGCGACGAGTTCATGTCAGTCGATTATCGCCAGCTGGAAGTTCGTGTGGCAGCGGCGTTATCGAAAGACCTAGTGCTGATCAAAGAGATCAACGATGGCGTCGATATGCACAGCCGCAATGCCGCCACGGTGTTGCTGGGAATAACGGAAGCCGAGTTCCTGAAGGTGTACAAGGATAAGCAACACCCGCTGTTCGACAAATACAAGATGGCTCGTGATGCCGCCAAGGCTGTGACCTTCGGCGTGCTCTACGGCTCCGGTCCGCAGGGTGTGGCAGATCGAAACGACATCCCGCTCGAACTGGCTGAGAGATTTATTCGCGGGTTCTTCCGCAAGTACACGAAGCTGGCCGAGTGGATCAAAGATCAACACAGGAACGTGCGCGAGTCGGGTATTCAGCGCACCGCTACCGGGCGCATCGTTCGCTTCCCAGTTCTCAAGTGGGCGTACTCCCGCTACTGCCCAAGCTGGGAACGTAACCGCCAGGTGGCCGAGGTTGAGCGCGTAGCCGTCAACCTTCCAATCCAATCTTTCGGTTCCGATATTTTCCAGAAGGGAAAGATCAAGATGTTCGTAGCCATGAGCAAGGCGCAAGCCAAGTCGCGATTCGTACTGTCGATTCACGATGGTGGTATCTTGAACGTGAAGCCGGATGAGAAGGAAGCCATGGAGGCGCTGGCCCAACAGTGCATGAGAACTGTGCTGAACCCTGGCACCAAGTATGCCGTGCCTTTGGATATTGACGTGACGTGGATGTCGCGATGGGGGGCCGCATGAGTGTAGAGCAAGGATTGCGTGAACAAATTCGCATACTATCTATCGCGGTGGAAAATCAGAAGGCCACCATAGATGTTCTTAAAGAAGAGATAGAGATGCTGACAGTCGACAATCAAGACTTAGAACAGCGACTTGCCTTGCCCAGATCAGAAGGTGAGTGCGCGGCGCTAATAGCTAAAGCCCGAGCCACTAAAGTACACGATCAAGGTGCCCGCGTATGGATAAATCGTTGGGCTGAGTACCTGCGAAAGAATGGAGGCCTGACGGACATACAGTGGCACCGCTTGTGTTCAATGGTTAATCCCTCTCACGTTATCCCTGCACACCTGCTGAAGAGTAAGCCAGCACGCCAGCAAGAAGAGGACTACTACTAGAAGTGATGCCGCCAGATGATCCACGCCAACAACCAGAACGGCCACGTGTAAAGGGCGGCCCCCAAGACGAGGACCGCCGTAAAGAACGAGATGTTCGCTAGTGCAATGGGAATTGCAAGTAACTTATCCACTGCTGACTCTATCGGCTTCCGCGGAAAGAACTTTACACAAAAGCTTGTGTCACGTTTTGTGTAACCAGTTTGGTTTTGTGTGATGATGGAGGCGAGCCGAGGATCCGATCCTCGCTGGACATTGTCCGCAGCACTTCCTCGTGGGAACCACGATAGCTACCCGCCACGTTCAGTGTAGCAATTGATTGCCAGGATGAACAAGCGCGCCCTCGGTTCCCCGGACTGGAGTCCATATAACTTGTTTGCAAGTCGCGCATCTCACTCTGTAGACCAGCATGGTGAAGGCACAGACGTTGTACTGGCCGCAGTGCTCGCATTCCGTACAAACGTCGTAGGGGCTGGCCGCTTCCCAATTAGAGGGAAGCTCAGGTGAGTCGTTGTTGTGGGCTATTCTCTGTAACATCGGGTTGTGACTTGAGCCACTGGAGGACGCCGCGAGCAAGCGCGAACCCCAATGATTTCTGAGTCTCCGTCTGTCCCAACCATTTCTCTTGGACCGGGTGGGAAATAAATTCTAACTCCACCAGTACCGCTGGCCACTGTGCATTCGAGAGAACGTACAGGCGGCGCGGATAACCGGGGCTTGGTGACATCTTTATTCCGCGATCCCTGTGGGTAGGGCCAGCGGCTTTGAGCAAGGCTTGATTGACCACGTTGGCCAGCGCCTTAGATGGTCCGCCGGGTGCGGGGTAGAGAGTTTCAATGCCTTCCGCTGTGTGCGCTTCCGCAGCGTTGCAGTGGATAGACACGAAGGCATCTGCCTTAAACTTCCGTGCGGCCTCTACTCGAGCCGATAAAGCCGTCGCCACATCGGCGGTGCGGGTGAGCTCTACTTCGACGCCAACGCCTGCCAGGAACTCGGTAGCGAACTTGGCTACCGCCAATGCGACCGCCTCTTCACTGCCGCCCGTCGGGCCTACAGCGCCGTTGTCTCCTCCGCCCTGCCCGTGACCAGGGTCAAGGACAATGCGTGGCGCACGCCCGGCTTTAAGCAAGCGAGGCAAGGCTTCCTGTGAATCACTGGGGACGCTTCGGTCTTGGCTTGGATTCGGGGAGGGTTTTGATATCGATGCGGGTGCCGCCTGTTTCGGAGTCAAAGATGTCTTCGGTGTCTCCTCGGATTGCTTCAGGGGAGCCGGGTCTGGCGACTCTTCGGGCATTGTCAATTGCTCGTTCTCCACTACTGGCTCCGGCTTCGATTGACTCGTTCTCTTTCCCTGTGTTCGCCCGTTCTTGGTTCCGTTCATATTCTGTTCTCCCCTGGCGGATCTTCTTTTTGTTCCGGTCCCACCAAACCTTGAGCACTACCACGGCGGCAGTTAGCACAAGTGTGAAGACGAATCCACCCCAACCCATGCCCGTCAGTTCTTCCACGGACTTGATTAGTTTATCTACAGGCAGCTGATCTAAGAGTACGTCAACATTATCCATGCTACTGACTCCATTTCCAGCCGCCCGATGGCGTGTATTCCCCGATGACCGATCTACCAGCGGTGGTCAGCAGGCGAATGATGTGAACTTTATTCTGATCCCATTTGAATTTCCCGCCCTGGCCGATGATGAACTCTTCATCAAAGGCGACGACAGACACCGCGTTCTCAGCGGTTACGTGTAGCTTGTCTCCGTCTACCTGCAAAGCCGGGATGGCCAGAGGTGCGAAGCTAGAATCGTACTGTGCCACGAAGGCCGTGAACAAGAAGTCCTCGTACTGTGGATCGAGCACGGCCCCACTTAGCACGCAGTATTTAGGCGTCCCTCTCAAGACCGCGTCGTGCAAAGGGAAATCAAGTACGCCCGAAATAAGATCAAGCTGCTGATCGTATTTCACATCGCACCCATCTGCCATCACTCTGACCTTACCCTGGCCGCCCGCCTTAACTTTCAAGGTGCGCTGCCACTGGCCCGCCACCTTTCCGGTGAAACCCTGCCACAGGTTTCCATCGTGGACGCGAACGTGAACGTGTCCGCGGAAGGAGTACACCACAACAGTCTCATCTTTCCGCTTAGGATATTCAGGACTGACAGTGACAGAGAGTGTGCAGCTCTGCGCCGCCAGCCCTGGGATAGAGAAAGGAACCAGAGCATTGTTCTCATACGAGACAGTCTGGCTCACTTGG